ATGATGTAAAACACCCACAGCTAAAAGTAAATGCCTGTGGGTGTTTTTTGCGTAGCGGGTAAAATTTCAGCGTGAAATTCCATGCTGAAATATACAGATATTTTAATTAAAAGAAAGTAAAAAGGGGTCGTATATTATATTCAATATATAACTTCGCTAAAGTCAGGTTTAACGAAGTTATAAGGCTGACTTTGAAGTAAGTGGAGTTTTTTATATTGTAAATCGTTTGAAAACCGCATAAATACTGGATTTGTACGATTATGGCACATAATTACTTATTGTACATAATTTTAATATATAATATAAGACTTTATATAAATTCTTATATTTTCTTATATTTTTTTATGAAAAATGTGTCAAAATGTGTCAACTTTATTCAGAAACATATTCAAGTTTTTTAATTTCATTTCGTAGCTGCTCATTATTAATATGCGTATATGTTTCAAGTGTAACTCCGATATCTGCGTGTCCCATTATTGTTTGTACGGCTTTAATATTCATTCCTGAATTAATCATTTTTGTACAGGCTGTATGACGAAGAACATGTGGAGTGACGTGTGGTAAAATTACTTTTCTACTCGCATTCATATCATCACTTAAATATTTAAGTGTATATTGTAATGCTCTTGCACTTAAATTTGTGCCTCTGTTAGTAGTAAAAACAAAATTAGAACAATTGTCAATCTTGATATTGGAATTTGTTTTATATGAAATTTGTTGTTGTTGTCTAAAAAGCTCTTTAACATACTCTGTCATATAAATGGTTCTGATTCCTGCATCAGTTTTTGGCTTAGATATTGTTAAACTTTGTTTTGTTTCGTGATTCTTTAATCGTATAGCTTGCTTATTAATAAAAATAATTCCGTTGTCAATATCTACATCATCCCAAGTAAGTCCTATAGCTTCGCTTATTCTTAACCCAGTATTTAATAAAATAGCAACAAGCGGATATATTCTTTCCGATTTTGGGGAATTATTTATTCTATCTAATAACTCTTCTTCTTGTTTTGGTGTAAGAGCTATTTTTTTTGATGAAGATTTCTTGTTGGTAATTTTTATGCTTTGACAAGGATTTCTTGCAATTAACCCATCATCGTAAGCTAATTGCATTGCCTGATTAATGACCGTAAAAATTGTTCCAATTGTAGAATTGGCATACTTTTTTTCATCCGATAATGTTTTTAGAAAATATAAAACATCAGATTTCTTAATTTCTCCAATTTTCATTTGACTTATTTTTGTTCCTTTAATTACACTTTTATAATTTAAAGAATACAATTCTTTGGAACTTAAAGAAATATCTTGTTTTATGTCTAACCATTTCCTAATAACGCTATCTAATGTCATGTTGGACTTTAAAGATAATCCCAAAGATGTTTTATAAATAATGTCTTTCTCTAATATTCTCAGTTCATTAAGGTTTTTTGCATAAACATATTTTTCATGCCCTGAATAATCTTTCCATCTATAGGAATATCTTCCATCATTCCTTTCGCTCTCGCCTTTATTTAAAACTCTTCCTTTGCTATCTTTCCTACTCATTTGTTTACCTCCTTTGTCATAGAAAAGAAAGCCTTAATACAATATTAAAATATCATATTAAGGCTTTTTGTTCAATATTTATATAACTTGAATTTTATCGAGATATTCTTCAAAACGTTTTCTTTTAATTATTTTTTGTGTACCTTTTGCAATAATAAAATCACATTCAGGTTGATTAATTAATTCGCGTATTTTATTTTCGCCTATATTGCTATATAAGGCAGCTTCTTCTACGGTAAGATTTAATTTATGCCATATTGGAACATGCTTATCTCTTTCCTGTGCTTCCAAATCCACCTTCACCTCTTTTAGTACCACTAAGATTTTCTTTTTCGTTAAACCCGAACTGTTCTACTGGCTGAATAATAATCTGTGCAATTCTATCACCTTCAGACACGATCCTTGTCTCACTGCTCTGATTATATAGTGCAACCATGATATTTCCTCGATAATCTGAATCGATCATCCCGACCTTATTAGCGGGAGCTAAACCCTGCTTACAAGATAAACCACTTCTAGCATAAACAAGACCGACATATCCATTAGGTATTTCCATTACAATCCCTGTGTCAACAAAAGCTGTTTCACCAGGAAGAATTTCTATCTTCTTCTCTTCATTATGTACAACTGCATATAAATCTGCTCCTGCTGCAAATTCACTGCCATATGTAGGGGTTTTTGCATTCTCATTTGTTTTCTTAATATTAATCATTTTCATCTTCTAAAATTCCTTTCTTGACTAAATTTCTAATTTCTTTGCTAATATTCATAGAAATGATTTCATTTACAATACTTTTATTATCCTTGTGATAATATGGATAATAAGTTGTGCCGTTAGATTGAACCTCATATGAAAAATAGTTTTCATCTATATTTACATAAAAATAAGCATAGATTACTGTTTTGTTGTTTGACTTATACATGGAAGAATAATATCTGTAATTTCCATGCTCATCATACCGAAAACCATATTCTTTTAAAATTTTATTGGTAATACCCTTAGCAAGCTTCAAAATAGTTTCCACCATCCTTTACATTTACTATAAATTTGTCTACATGTTCATAATGGTAATTTCTTTTTCAAGATATTTGAGATATTCATCCCACTTATCAATTATGTAGATATATTCCTTGCCTTTGACACATTTGAGTCTCATATCTGATTTAATATTCTCCCAAGTGTTCTTTTTAGTGACTAAATTTTGCAGGAATGAGTTTGTCATTCTGCCTATGGTTAAAAGCTTGTCAGGAGAAATTTTAGACACGATTTGTTTGTACTGTGTCAATTTATCATCTGGAATCTTAAAGTCAGTTTTAGGGAGATTTTTAGGTGAATAGGGACTTATACCTGCGCCATTTGTCTTAGGTTTTAATAATGGAATTACTTTGTCTGAATTGATATATTTGAACTTGAATAACACTTCAGAATCTGTTTCACTTATATCAAATATGATTGATGGATTCGACTGTTGAATTGTTTTAACGATATTGTGACCTCTTATCAATGAAGGTATATATGCTTGTAATGTACTATTGCCAAAATGAAAGACTTTATTTCCAAATTGGCAATCAATATACATATCTACATCTTCATATGTTCCATTGAGTTTTCTACAATAGTCGTTTGTATGAGAATCAATAGGAACTTTTAACCTGTAAATTCCTTTGAACTTATCATATAAGTAAGCTATGTTTATCACCTTCTTTTAATATTCTTCGTATTCTTTTTCATCACTTACTTTTGGTGCATTGTTTTCTGCTTCTAAGACAACATCTAAGCACTCTTGTCTATTGTCAAATATTAGCTCATTAAGACTACTATATAAAAACAAATAAGCGTGTTTATCGTGTTTGTCAATGCCAACAAAGTAGTCTTCGTCTACAGTTCGAATAAGTAATTCATTAACTTCGTATGTGCCTACTGGCTTCAGTATTCGAGCGTAGTATACAATTTTACCCCTTTTAATATCTTCTTTGGTCATTTGTAATTCTCCTTTGTTAATCACAATATAAAACTATTTTGTTCTGAGCGAGAGATTGCTTTACGTCAATTACATGTTGATTTTTTGAACCTCTGAATTTCAATGTGAGATCCTTTTGCTCATCTATATATTCTCCGTCTACAAGAACATCTACATTAGAAATTATCTTTTGTCTTTTCATATGAATATTTCTATCATGCTCAAATTTTTCATCTGGAAATGTTGGTTGACAAATTTTTGACATTAATGAATTCCACTCAAATCCTGTATACAACCAAATAGTTTTCTTAGGGAAGGAAATACGGATTTCTTGGACTAATTTGAGGACTTCATCAAGGTTATACTCATATAGTGGATCACCACCACTGAAAGTAATGCCAGATATATAATCTTTAGACAGTTCTGTGAATATTTCTTGCTTTGCCGATTCATCAAATTGAATACCGCTATCAGGATTCCACGTTTGAGGATTTTGACAATTATAACAATGGTGAGAACAGCCTGAGAGCCATAAAACAACCCTTAGCCCAATTCCATTACATACATCTTCATGCTCTATTTTGAGATAATTCATTTTAAATTACCTCCTTGTCATAGTCTGCTACAATGTCATCACACGTAAACCCATACTTCTTTTCAGCTTCTTTTCTAGCATTTACAGCATTATTAAAATCTGTATAATCACCTAAGTATTTGGTTTTATAATTAACAGTTATATATGCTGTCCACATATTCTTTTCTTTGTTGTAACTTACACCTGTTTTACCAGAAGTATTTACTTTGCTTAAACCTCTATTGTGGGAATTTCTTTGATTAGATTTTAGAATGATATTACATTTTCGATTGTCGTCAGTATCACGAGATAAGTGATCTGGAATTGAATTTGACGATTCATATTCACCATATTTTATTTCTGCAATTACTTGATGAATCATTAAAACAGATTTATTGTATTTATCATCTATTTTTACATTTGTCACCCAATAGCCTTTGTCGATATTGCCACGTTTATCAATTTTACGCCAATACCATCTTTTAACAATGTCGTAATCATTTTTGTCAATAAGACACTTGTTATTATTATCGTCTAATAAATAGTATGTATTATCGCCATTATCAATAAATTTATTTGTTTTAGTAGAATATTCCTTGTTCCTTTTTGCGATTTGTTCAGAAGCATAACATCCACAAGATTGTGTATGTCCAGTTTTTAACTGATATCCTGTAACACTTTTAATTTGTGGATTACCACAATCACATTTACATAGCCAATGTGCATTTGCCCTAGTTCCATTTTTATACTCTTCTTCGTCACGTTGTAAATCTCTTCCAATTACAGTTAGCCTTCCGAATTTTTGCCCAGTTAAGTCTTCAACTCTTAAGGGATTGTTGAATTTGGAACATCCGCATGATTTAATATGTCCACACTGAATAGCAGCTAATTGATTTGGTGGTGGGATTTCGCCACAGTCGCATTTAGTTCTAACATATATTCTATGATATTTCTTATTAAAGTAACTATCATATGATTTTTCATAGTCAATATCTGTTATTGTCAGTCGATTGTACTTCTTTCCTATTTCTGACTTAGCCTTATCTATTGCTTTATTATAAAATACAATTCTTCGTTTCTTCTTCGTTTCTTCCGTTAAAATTCTTCCTATAAATATCACTCCTTAAAATAAGTAGTAGAGGAATTTTTTATATCCTCTCTACTTATTTATTCTCTTATTATTTAAAAGTTTCGTGCGAAACTCTCATCTCTACCTCTTGCTGTTTACCCTTATTGAATGCACTCTTGTAATCACCTGTAAGATAACCAGTTACTCTACGAAGTCGTCTAATCTCTTTACATCCACACATAGGACATTCATCAGCAATATCATCCGTGTAACCACAATTGGTACACATATCATTTGGAACATTTATTGCAAAATAAGGTACGTCTTTATCCATTGCATAATTTACGATTGTTTCAAGTGCATCAATATTATTTTTTACGCTACCATTAAGTTCCGTATAAGTAATACATCCTGCACGACTATATCCTGTAAGTTGAGATTCAATATCAATTTTTTGCATTGGTGTAATTTTAACCCACACAGGAACATGGACACTGTTAGTAAAGAAATCTTTATCGGAAACATTAGGAATTACACCATATTTATCCTTGAACTTTTGCATTGAGGTGTAACATAAATTCTCGGCAGGACTAAAATATGTTCCAAAATTAAGCTTATATTCATTTTTGAACTCAGCACATCTGTCGTAGAATAACTTTTCAATTTTTTTAGCAAGTTTCATGCCTCTATCTGTTGTATGGTCACATCCAATAAGAATCTGAAGTGTTTCTGCTAATCCAATCTGTCCGACACCCAAAGTCCCATGTTTTAATGCAGATACAATCCCTTCTTCTGGAATATAACCTTCCATTACACCATTCTCGTACATAAACTTTGCAGAATCTGGCGACTGAGAACAAATCCACTCGAATCTTTCAAGTAACATATCTTTTGCTTCATGGATTTTTTTATCAAGTAAAAGCATAAAATTAGAGACTAAATTAAATTCTTTCTCATTTTGCGTCATATCATCATTATCAGGAATTTCCAAAGCTTCTTTTACTTCCATTGCTAAAGTAGGCATAATAATTGTCACAGGGCAGATATTACCTCTTCCATCTTTCAACTGACCAAACCCATTAATGTCCCATGTATTAGCGGTACGGCAGCCCATTGTGCTGAAATATGTCTTCGGATCGTTTTTATCATATCCCTCATTACCAGACCAATCCACATTAGCATAATTTGGATATAATCTCTGAGCAGTTGAACGCAATGCTAATCTAAATAAATCATAGTTTGGATCTACTGGTTTTCTATTTACACCTTTCATACACTGGAAAATACCACATGGGAAAATTGATGTCTTATGCAACTTACCAATACCTTTAATAGAAACATCAAGTAATGCTTTAGTTACCATACGACCTTCTGGTTCTGTACATGTTCCATAATTGATTGAAGTAAATGGGAGTTGATTACCTGAACGGCTCTGAAGAGTATTAAGATTATGATAAAGACCTTCTACTGCTTGATATACTTCTTTTTCTGTCATATCCATAGCGTATTGATAAGCCTTTGGTGCAACATCTGTGTATTCGTTAATTGGCGTAGTATCATTCATTCTTTCCGTAAATTCTTTATATAAAGGATTTAAAGATTCGTTGATGTATTTTAATCCGTTTTTGTAATGTTTATAAAAACTTTTTCTTACATATGGAATCATTGTCCAATCAAGATGAGTTGCTGAAACCCCTCCAAACTGCTGTAAAGACTGTAACTGAAATATAACAGCCACTAACTGAAATGCGGTGCTTACTGATTGGGCAGGTCTTACATCTGTTTGCCTTGTATTAAATCCATTGGCAAGTAATTTATCAAATGGAATACTGAGACAGTTATGCATTCCAACGGCATATGAGTTAAGATCATGGATATATATCTCATTATTCAAATGATTATTTCTTGACATTTCTGACATGCAATTATCTAATGCGTACTGTTTTAATACGGTATCACTTGCTTCACCAACCCTACCTCCGAATGATTTCTCATCAATATTGGCATTTTGATTTTGAACGTTTGATGCTGTAAGTTTTTCTTTGATAGACTTCATAAGATTAGTATTCTGTTCACGCACTCTCGTTCTATCATTTCTATAAATCACAAACGCTCTAGCAACATCTTTTCGCTTGCCATCCATAAGCATTGTTTCAATAATGTCCTGAATATCTTCAACATTCATAGACTTCTTATTTAATGATTCAATGTGATTTGTAATTACTGTAGCCTTTCTTTTTGCTTCTGGTGTAATTTCACCATCTACCTCGTCAAAAGCAGCAAGAACCGCTTTTATAATTTTGTTACGGTCAAAATCAACTTTTCGACCATCTCTTTTAATTACTTTTGTCAATATGTATATTCTCCTTTCTAAATTACTGTTATGATTGCATAACCAAGTACACATGTCGCAATCGCTGCTACAGCTTTCCAATCAATCTCAAATTCTATACAATCTATAATATTGAATTTCATTTTATCTCCTTTCTCAATTCCATAAGAAATCAACCTTTCTTGTGCTTTTTTAGCCTCGCAAACCCAGTATTCATGCGATCTGCGAGAACACCCCCTTTTTAAAATCACCAATTTTTTTCTTCATTTTTTACAAATTCAGCAACTTTGCCGTCATTGAGTAAAACAGTTTCGTTCTTGTATTCAAACTGTTCTAAGCAATCACCAACAGTAATTTCATCATAATTCATATCATTATTCATAAAAATCCTCCTTAATTTAGCGCAAATAATAATCTAAAACATATTCAACACATTCTTCTTCTGTGTCAAAAACAACATCGCAGTCTTCCTCAGATTCCCATGGATATACATTTTTTGTTCCATATCCAATAATAGGAATTCCTTTCATGCGAGCGTGTTCCAACTCTTGCCCTGTCCCTACAGAACTATTAGAGTTATTTAAATTAACAATTACCAAATCACTTTTGTCAATTTGATTCATAAAAAACCGTTTGATTTGTTTATGGGTCTTATGTAAAGTTTTATAGTAATTAAAAAAATCATTCGGATTAATTACTCTAATATTACCAAATCTTTTTGATTCATAATTTTCGAGTATATTTTTTACATTGTTTCTCCAACCATTAGCTTCTACTTGAGTTAATCCGCCAGTTTTACCTGCTAAATAAATCTGAAAATCTTTCATTTATCATCCTCCCAATTTAATATTTTGTTTTTACAATTACCGTTACTGTCCACTTTATAATTCTCTCTTAGTATAAGAATATTGAACGGAATATTTTTATCATGTCGAACACAATCTAAAGATGAACAATTGCGATTAGCACAATACATTCTTTTCTTATTTTCTCTCATTTTTATCACACTTTATGCCGTTTCATCGAAAAATTTACACACAGAAGCAACTTCTTCGACTGGTCTGTCGTAATTTTTAACGAGATAATCAAAGTTATCTTCCTTTCCATCAAACATAACTTTATCTGCCTTATATCTACGTTTAGATTCTTTCTTGTTTGGTCTCTTTTTCATTCGCTTTTTTAAAATTGAATTTTTGGCAGTTAAGTAAATAGAAATGTATGAGTCAAACAGATCATTTAAGTGTTCTAATCCGTCAGGCGTTAGAATTACAACTTTTTTTCTATTATAATCATAGAAATCTGCCAATCGGCTACCGTAGTACCAAGTACCTTCGTTGGTCTGATAACTTCTCCACTCCAAAAATTCCTTGTTTTTAATCATATCTTTAAACTCATTTTCGGTTACAAAATGGTAATCTACACCATCAAGTTCATTAGATCTTGCTGGACGTGTAGTGTAAGTTAAAATTCTTTCATATCCCAATTTTACTAATTCTCTTGCAATCGTGTCTTTACCACTACAAGACTTACCAACCAAGCAAATACTCATCAATTTATTCTCCTTCCACGTAATCTTTAATTTGATTTAGAAATTTTGCCTGAACAGTTTTGTCATTTGAGTACAGACAACATGTAATTAGTTCAAGCAAGTTTAAACTAAAAATTGCCATGATTGATTTTGCATCAATCTCATATCTATGACTTTTAATTGTAATTTCTTCATCAAATTTTGTTACAATCTCAACAAAATCATGCACTTTTCTAATTGTATCCAAACGAATAGTTACTAATGTTTCTTCCATTTCTTTCCTCTCTTTATTCATAGATTCTTATATAAGATATTTCGCCGTCAAAAATACCACCTAAAGTAGACACATCGCCTGTATTACCCCATCGGTTTGATATATTTGGAATCAATGTAGAAGTATCAACAACAAATTCTACGATAGAATCATTACTTATTGTATATTGTCCCAAATTATCTGTATGCTCATCGGCTTTACAGTCTGCAAGAATGCAAGGAATTATTTCACCGTTTTTCATCACGATATCAAAATATGTTCCAATTTGGGTTGTATAGTATGAACCTATTGCGCAACAGAATCTATTGTTGACCTTGTATATGCCTGTTTCATCTAATACATATTCACTTTTTAACCTGTATTGTTGTGAGTTTTTATTGGTGATATGTCGAGCATCCATATAGCTTTTAAACAGCTTGCCAGATGGAACGTTACAATCTGTAAAAGTAAGATTTTCTTCAATTTCCTCTAGCTCATCTTCTAATTCAATATTCTCTACAATTTCTTCAACTGCTATCATTTTTTGTTGTTCGTAATATGTTCTATATTTTTTATAAATATGAGAATATATTTCTGCTTTTTCTTCTTGTACTGTTGCAGCTACAGTTAATTGTTTATTATTTGCTGCCCACAATGGGGCGACACAAATAACAGCACTTAAAAATACTGTTTTTGTAATACTTCTTTTCAACGTATGAATCTCATACACCCACTTTCTTCATATTTTTTCGTATACAATTTCAAATATTTTTCATTAGAATTATCAAATCCAATAGGCTTTAATTTTGCTTCAACAATGCCGTATTCTTTTTTGATTTCTTCTACTTCATTATTCTCTTTTGTTCCAACCGTAACATATGTGTTGTCAGGAATCTTAGAGAAAATCTCTTTTAGTTGTTTCGCTTTATAGTACAAATTTTCACATTCACCTCCTCACTCTCATTAAATTCACTGAATTACTTTAATCATTTGTAAAAATTCTTCTTCTGAAATAATTGGAATATTAAGCGATTTTGCTTTCTGATTCTTAGAGCTTGTTGAATTGATGTCGTTATTAATAAGATACGATGTTTTAGAACTTACAGAACCTACAACTGTACCACCATGAACAATTATATCGGCTTTTAATTCATCACGGTTTTTATAATGATGAACTGAACCAGTTACAACAAATGTTTTACCTTGTAATGTTTTTGGCATTTCATCTAAGACTATATTAGGTGATTCAAATTTAAACTCTTTTGATAGTTCAAATATTTCTGAGCAATGTATATTGAAATACGAATTTAAAGAATTTATAAGGCTATCTCCTATACCTGATATACTTCTAAAATGTTCTGCGCCATCAGTAATCATAATTTGCATAAAATTACCTATACTTGAAGTATTCTCTATTGTACAATTTTCAGCAATATCCTGACTTGCTGATTTGCCGAGTAAAGGAACGGATAAACTATAAAGGAAACGCTCAAGACTTGTCTTACGAGACTCTTCAATAGAGTTAAGAAGTTTTTCAACAGATCTTTTACCAAATCCTTCCAAATCTTTCATTTCATTTTCATGATCTGATAAATGATAAATATCCTTAATGGAATTCAACCAACCAAGATTGATGAATTTCTCGATTGTAGATTCTGAAAGATTTTCTATGTCCAACGCATTTCGACTTGCTGCATGAACTAATTTGCCTAAAAGTTTACCTTTACAGTCTGGATTTTCGCATATAAGTACCTCAGAGTCGTTCTCTTTAATAATTCTTGTAGGCTGACCACAAATAGGACATTTACTAGGAATAATAAAATTACCACTCTTGTCAATACTATCATATACTTTAGGAATAACCATGTTAGACCGATAAACTCTAATTCTATCTCCAACCCCAAGCATCATGTCTTTAATATATGTAATATTGTGAAGAGTTGCTCTTGTTGTTATTGCTCCATTTAAGTCAACTGGCTCAAAGATTGCTACAGGATTAATCAAACCCGTCTTTGAAGTATTCCATTCAATATCTGTAAGAACAGTTTCAAATAATTCATCTTCATATTTATATGCCATTGAATGTCGAAAGAATTTATCTGTACGCCCCATTGACTCTGCAATTTTATAATCATCAACTGCCATAACAGCTCCATCATAAGGAATATTATGTGAGTCTGCTGATTCTCTTATTCGATTTAATAAGATTGCCAACTCTTCTTTCTGGTTAATTCTAGTTGATTTTAATATTGGTATAATCTCAAATCCAATATCTTTAGCCTTGAATAAATCTTTACTTGGCGTTTTATGTTCAAATCCCTTAATTACTCTCCAAGCAACAAATCTCATATTTCTATTTGTAGCTTCCTTACTATCGAGTAATTGTAATGATCCAGATACAAGATTCCTTGGGTGCTTATACTTCTTATCTTCTGATAATTTATCATTGATCTCTCTAAAAGTGTCCCATCCAATAATTGTTTCGCCATCAATGATAAGTTCATCCTTATATGGAATTTCCTTTGGTACATTTTCCATTGTTAGTACATTCTGAATGCATTCAGTACCTCTTACTCCATTACCTCTAGTTTCTGCACCGATTAACTTACCATTAATATAATGAAGAGACGTGGTTAAGCCATCAGCTTTAACAGATAAGAAACAATCCTTATCTCCAATAAATTCAATTAACTCATCTACTGATTTTGTTTTATCAAGTGAAAGCATAGGATGATTATGTTCAACCTCTTTTAATTCATCTGCAACTGAATAACCAACGTTATGTGTCGGACTGTTAGATAATACAATATCAGTCTCTTTTTCGAGACTTATTAATTCATCATACATTTTATCCCACTCATAATCAGGCATAATTGGAATTTGATTATAATAAGCATATGAAGCATTATTCAACTCTTTAATAAGTTGTTTTATTCTTTCTAACTTATTCATTTACTTCCTCCTTTTCTCCGCAATATTCTCTTAAGTATGTAAGCATTTCTGACTCTTCTGGAAAGAAGCCATCAACCTTCCTTTTATTCTGTAACCACTCTAAAAAGTTTAACCAGAATTGTCCCGCTCTCCAATCTGGCATATAAGTCATGTGTAATCGAGTTACTTCATTATAAAAATTATATAGTCTATTCGGATCTCTAATGTTAATCACCTCTTTTATTTCTTTTTATACCATCTCTTATATAATCTTTGTCCACATTTGTCACAATAGTTTTGTCTTGGTACACAATTATCAACCACATAGTTACATACAGGACAATAACATTTATCATAGCCAAGCAATTTTCTCATTGGTTTATTTTTTCTTTTTAACTCTTTGTATTCTTCATATTCTTCGCCTGAAATAATATAAAATGCCATAATTTCAATCCTCATACATAATCAACTCTTTTGCGTATGGAAGTGTTTCTACCCATTTACAAAATGTGTCTACCCACTCTTCTTTGAGTCTATGATGTCTACGCTGAAAATACATATTGCGAAGTTCTGCATAATTTGTATCCCATGTTCTCATTTGTTCAAATCCTTCAGGTAACATACGTTTTGCCCTAACAAGAAGACGGTTCATTTTTTCATTATCTTTTGTTGTTTTCTGTATTTCCTTATATTCCAAACGAAGAGATTCAAGTTTGCTTACTGTATAAGTCCACCAATCAATATCTTCCTCACAGAAAACAAACATATCCAAAGTAATTGGATTATCATTATTAAGTAATTTGTGCATGGTTGAACAACTATTTTTTGTATTAAAATGATAAGTATCACCTTCAGACCACCAGTATCTAGGCATATCTACATCTACAGCAACATGAATCATTCTCATAAATTTGCAATGTTCTGAACCAGTTTTAATGAGAGTCTGTGCAAGTTTCATGTCATTATCACCTATAATAAAAGGTTCACCGCCATCATCTCCATACATATAACATTTATCTGTATCAAAATTTTTACAAAATTCTGAACAGTGTTTGCCAGATGGTGTTTTTAGACAATTAAAACTATCACTCTTATGCCAGCTATTCTTCGGATTTCTCATTCCACGGAGACTATGTTCAAATCCCCAAACTTCTGTATTCTCAAACTTCATTTTTCTCCTCCTTTTGGACTAACCATCTGCATTCTGTCTGTTTGCCTCTTTCTTTACTTGAAATATACATATGTTCGCATTTATCTCTATCGTATTTACATATGCCGGTACTTATATCATAGAATGGACATTCATCTTGAAAATATGGCATTTCGTCTACAAGAAATTTCATTTTATTCACCTTCCTATACTATATAGTCAAATTTTTCTTTATTTTTCAAAGAAGTTTAGTTTACTGTGAATTACCAATTAACATTCATTATCCCATCTGATACTACAACCGCATTTACATTTAGACTGTTGCATTTGTATCATGGTTTTACATTTAGGACATCTTGCCGATACCCCCTGTGCCATCTAAAAATGATCTTGTTTCTATGATTGGTTTGTATCTTAAATGTCTGTTTCTATTCATTATTCTCCCTAAACCCATTTAATTTTTCTTCCACAAAACGGGCAAAACTTAAAATTTCCATACGCAAAATTATTTGGTACTATTCCAGTTTTAAGCGGATTGTGATTACACTGAATCTTGAAACATATATTGCCTTCTGAAAAGTCAACGTCATTAGAAGATTCCCATTTGCAAGTTTCATTATCGTAACTTGTGTCAATAACACGAAGTCCCCTGATTTTTTCTAAAGTATCAAATCTATCATTTAATACATCGTGATAAATCGGCTCTCTATCTAAAATCCTTTCTACTTTTGATAAACTAATTAATTTCATATTTTCTTTCTATAATAAATATCTCAATCCACTTAGATACTTTTCTTTTAACCTATCTGTAAGTGTATTTGTCAGCAACAAATGATCTTTCATATCGGCTAATTTAACCCAATACGCACATTTACGGTAGTTTGTATGACAAACACTCTTAATGCTTTTACAATAATCATCATAAGATACCTCTTTTGTTTTAGTTAGGATCTTCAATGCATTGGTAAAATTTTCAGGTAATCCTTTTGGATTATAATTTGTATCTTCTAATAAATTGCTAAAGCAACACATTCGTCTGTATATTCAGATGGAATCATTTCATTTTCAGCAACATATGTAGCGACTTTAAGTGCATGTTCTAATTTATCCTGTGGATAATACTGTTTTGCAATTCTTAATGCTGTGCTTACTTTCATCGGTTCTTTATCTAATGACACATTTTCCTCCTAATCTCCACATGAAATAATGGATTCTTGCTATCTGTTTATCTGTTGATATCAACAAGATAATTTACTTTCTTATTATGTGCTTCAGCATATTCAATTTCAGATTTTGTTGAGCTTCCAATATATCCATTGACATTGATTACGAAAATTTCATCTGCCATATCAATTTTTCTCTTGTGCATATCATCTAACATAATCTTTTGCTCATCTGTAAATACATCGCCTGAATGACCAAAACACCCAACTGAAATCACAATATAACCATTTAAGGTAAGTTCTTTTTGAACTTTCATAAACTCATCTTTAAATTTTGTACTACCACATAATGTAATCACTTTATAATCTTTTAATCCTTCACGGCATACACCTTCTACTGAATTTCCACACATAAATTCATTGCATTCTTTTCCTGGTCTTGGGCAACTCATATTCTTTACAACCTCCTTAATTTTCACAAGAAACTGTCGTTTATTTTGTTTCGTATTTAGCCTTTAATCTTTCTAATTCTGCAAGTTCTTTTTGTCTAATTTCTTCTTCTTTTCTTATTCTCTCTTTTTCCTTGAATGGTGCTGCGAATTTATCATTCATCAATTTAATATTCTTTTCATAAATTTTCCCATCTCCATAAGAACGAAGTTCAGCTAAATAGTCTTGAGCAATTTTTTCTGCCAATTTTCTGTCATCGTGATCAATATTTATACTAAAGCACACCCAATTATTTCTACATAGTGTTCCTTGCCTTACGCTATTACATCTTAAATCCTTATCAATATAGCAATTGTACCTTTCAGGTTCTTCTCTCATAACCCATCTGTTTTCATCATCTTTACAATCAAATAAAACTTCATGACAATATTTTAAAGATACTTTTGATAAATCTTTTTCATCAGTTAAATCTTTTAATGGTTTTACATAATAGTCACCATCCCCACATAAACAGCAATACTTATCCGCATCTTGACGATTGGTGAAATATCCGACTATATACCAGTCACTATAACAACCACCAAATACTCCATAAACCATATTTATACCTCTCTTTCATTTCATATAAATGACGGACATGAAATCCGTCTTCCTTGGCTTTTTGAGTCTCTGAAACACCCTATTTATGGGCATTCCAGAAATCTACATTACTCTTCTACTGTATTATTCTCTCTATCGAAGATAATTCTTTAAGAAATATTCAAAATACTCTCTGATAAACAGTCCTGAATATTGATTGTTTGGCATAAACATAATTGGAATATTATATTTAAACCAAAAGCTGTGTATTGATGCAATGAATGATTTCCGATTATATTTTGTATCATAATTTCCTGTTGCAATATCTTCATAAGAAGCATTTTCAATTAACAGAACTTTTGTTTTAGGTGCAAGACATAATTCTTTTTCAAATCTATCACGCTCTTTTGTCAGATTATTGCTTATCTCTTCGAGACTTGCTTTTCTCTCAATGACACATGTTGTATTAAAATACAAATCACGAGGTATGGATAACTTCTCATTTGCAGGAATCATGAACGAATAATCTCCATAACCGAGTGCTTTCTTTTTATATGAAATTCCTTTTCGATCAAAGTAATCTGTAATGTGGGAATTGACTTTCTCCCTTGTGTCAATAAGGATTGTAATGGAAGATATTAACTCTTCCATTTCCTTATCTGTGTACTTATATTTGTTAAAAATCGTCTTCGTCCTCCTCAATATCATTTTTTATTACAAATTTACTTAACCAAAATTCAAATTTATCAGGTACTTCTTTATAAATTTTCTTACCTGTAATTGGATTTATTTCACCAATTGGCTCTTTTTTATTCTTCTTTTCAAGGAAAATAATATATAGAATTGCACCTAGATCAAATGGATTTCGATTATACTGACTTGTCCACATTTTTACTTCTCGTGTTTTACCACTATAGATTTCAAAAAGATGAACATTTACAATAGATTTTTTAATATCAAGTTCAGAAACATAATATAGACGTTTACTTACTTTAGAATCCGAATCACTGACAATACCAAGAACTTCTCTTTGATTATCAAGTCTTTCCTTTAAAGTTAATTCCCTATAAGGAATTTTAGAAATTAATTCCTTAATAATTTGTTCTGAGTCAAGTTTATTAAATTGTTTTGCTGTCTCATTTCCATATTTTACAAGTACATCAAATGGAATATTATTCTTTTCAGCTTTATCTTTGAAGATCTGCTTCGCACCATTTAACAAATCATACAATCTTGTAATCTCAAGTAAAGTATTTACATCGCCATATTTCTTAAAATAATTGATTCTAATAAGTTTATTTACAATGGTCTTATTAATTGAATTTGAAAATAGTGCAGTTAATACATCAGTAAATGTTTCATACTCCGATTGCCCTAATTCATAAAGAGTATCAACAACCCCTTCACCAAAGCCTTTTACACTTGACAAATTTGGATATATTAATTTATTCTCTTCATTAATTGTCACTTTTCTGTTATCTGCGCCAAATTCATAATCGCCTAATTTATATCCCCAAAATTTAATTGCTTCTTTAACAAGAGCGTCTATCTTATCCTTTTTATTCTTTTCCTGATAATGATTGATTGCTACTTCATAGAATGTTTTAGTATGATGTGCTTTGAACCATGCTTGATAGGCAGAATCTCCACCCATTGAATAGGCATGTGGAGAATTAAATGCGTAAGATCCAGAAGACTCTATTACATTCCAAACATTATTAAAATTATCTGTCTTACCGATTTCTGCTTTCCAACCTTCTATTAATCGTTCCTGTAATTCTTTTAACATTTCAGGATGTATTTTATATTTCTTTTTTGAAATATTTTTAATAACTCCATATGTTTCTGCCATTTTCAATTCCAAGAATGATAATACTTTCATAATAGATTCCTGATAAATCATAAAATGCGCAGTATCAGATAATAAATCATCAATCTTTTTTTCGCCTGTAGTATATGGTTCACGATTCAAGAATGTACTAAGTAATGACGCAAAACCTGGTCGAATTGCTGCAATGAAGCTACTTAACTCCGCTAAATTTTGCGGTTTATACTTCTTAACTCGATTAGTGGTCGCTTCTTTCTCACACTGATTAACACAGCATGTAATACCATTTGCATAAATATCCCATGTTTTTTTATCACCATCAATCATATGTCTTAATTCATCAAATGTCGGAACTTCCATACCAATGCTGTGAAAGAATTTATATGTAAGATAAACACTATCTACAATAAGAAAATCCTCTTTTACATATCCGAATTCATCAAGATAACCACCTTCAATGGCTGCACACACTGTTCTTTTGCCAGTTGATCCAGAAACAGCACTTATCAATCCTACTTCTCTACGAATATCACCATCAAAGATAAAATGACCACAAGCATGTACTTTCAGATTAATTGTGATCCCTTGATATTCATTGCTCTGTTTGAACAACTCTGTATACTCTTTTGGGATAAAATCTTCTACATGAATATCATCTTTTTCATCTTCATCTGCATATTTCAGTGCCTTATTATACTCATCAAGATACTTTGAAATCTGATTCGCATCCTCTGGTTTAACTTCGTTTGCACCTGCATATAACTGCCAAGCTGCCTTTTCTTTAAGTTTTTCTATTGCCATTAATGGGTAACAGCCATGTTCCCCTAATAATTTTCTTGCTGCTTTAACAAATGGTTCTTGTGTAGCAACATTCAAATCAATATCTGGCATCTGACCAGCTAATACACGTTCCTTAGTCAAGAATCGTTCAGGATAAATAGGAATATCAGCATTGAATCTATCAACAGTTGTAAGTCCTAAAAGCTTATTTGTTATAAATGATGCAGCACTACCTCTTGAAGTAGTTGTTAAAATACCACCTTCATTTTTTATTGCGTCATCTACAATAGCCTTACTTGTTAAGAAATAATCCACAACACCAGCTTCCATAACTTGCTTTGCTTCATATCGAATACCATCTGCTTTTTCTTTTGATTTTTCTTTTTCTTTTGCATAAGCTTTATTAAGAATATCTTTGTAAATTTTACATTTTTCTTTATAGGTTTTTTCTTTGTAAACACTCGGAATTTTAAATTTTCTATCAAGAACAATTTCTTCACATTCTGTCACAAAAACATTTGTATTCATAATTGCTCTATATATTTCTTCTCTGTTTAAAACACCTTGTTCTTCAAATCTTTTAATGACTGTTTGAGTATCAGGATAATCGAGATACCAGCCTTCCTCATCTGGATAATTAATGTTTTTATATTTCAGAATCTGGTCACGCTTAACTGCATTTTCTTCTTTAACATAATGACTATCAAGACCACATATAATCTGAATATTATGTTCTTTTGCAATTCTTAAAATCTTTTTATTAAGTTCTTTCTGCTTATCAGTGTTGTGATACTGAACTTCTAAAAAGAAATTATCTCCAAAATATTTATGTATTTTAAGCCATATATCTTCTGCATCTTCATAATTCCAACCTGCCACGCAAGCTGATGTTACAATCACATTGTCTTTTGGAATATTAAATAATAATTCTAAATCAATACGTGGCTTATAATAATATCCATCAATATTTGCCATAGATAAAGCAAAATTAATATCTCCACGACCTTCAGCATTCTTAGCTGCTACAATCATGTGACAATTTGCTCTATCTTTTTCTTTTCTATCTTTTACCCAATATACTTCTGATGAATGTATATATTTAAGATGTTCACTCTCAGCAACTTTATATACTTGAAACTGATTACCTTGTGAACCATGTTCACCAGAATATAAGCATTTTGCTCCAAACTCATGTACTCTATCAGCGTATGCATTAATTGATTCAGCACAATCTGGGGTAGATGTATTACTAAAATCTTTATGGCAATGATAATTTTCAAGATATAAATTTTTCACATAATCTTCTGCTGAATAAGGAAATTTAAACGTTAATGTTGGAATAATTTTTTTAACTAATTCAATATCAGAAATATCAAGCCACCTCCTTAATCTCATCACATATTGCTTTTAATACAAATTTTCTACCAAAAAATCCCGAATCAAGTGTACACACAATTTCTAACTCATCATTCATCATCGAATGATCCTCCATCTCGTCAAATGAACCATCAAAATTCCACTTGATAATTTGTAGGTAATCATTTGGTTTTATTACAAGATGTTTATAGTCACTCATTTGACTGATTTCATATTCATCAATACCATCAATAAATACTTTTACAGGCTTAAAATTTGTACCAGATATTTTATCTATCTTCTTTATATTCTCCACAAGTTTGCGAGTAACATCCGAAATATTAATCTGAATATCTACATCTATAGAGGTGTCAGATTCCAATTCTGGAAGAGTTTCTTCTATATATAATACAAACTTATCTAAATCATCTTTCTTAATAGAAATACCTGCCGCAAGTTCATGCCCCTCACACTTTGCTAAACCACTATCATTACAAATCTGGCGAAAATCATCTACCCCAATTGCTCTCATTGAACCAGAAAATGTATCCTTAATGTCTTTTAGAACAAGAATAGGTTTTTGATACCTTTCCAATAACTTATTTCCAAGTAATCCACTAACACCATAAGGTGTATCTATATATGTAATAATCATCTTCTTGTCTACTTGAGTATCGCATTGTTTCAATACATCAGGTAATAATCTATCTACTTCTTTGTTTTGTTCTTCCTTGCATTTTTTTAATTCTTTCACGTAAGCCAAAACCTGTTTATTTTCGTCTTCCAAAAATGCTTTCATAGCAATTTCATTTTTACCCATACGATTACTTGCATTGACAATTGGTGCAATGCTGAATGCAATAGCGGTACTATTAAACTCAAAGCCACCAACAATTTTCTTAACTGCTGGATTATATATCTTCTCTAATCCCTTAGATACAATATATCTATTCTCCATAACAGTCATATCCATCATATCTCCAACAAGACCACATGCAGCTAAATCAACAAGTTCATCTGCATAATCTGTAAGATATTGTTCATCAAGATATTTACAAAACTTCCACACAACACCTGCGCCTGATAGTTGGGCATTTTCATAATTCCTCTGGGAAGATACAAGAATTACATAATCATCATATGATTCTTTCTCTTTAATTGCATGATGATCGAGTACAATTACATCTGTTCCCATTTCTTTTAATAACTTATATTGAGATATATCTTTATCCAAACTATCTACAATAATAAGTAAATCAATGCCTTCAAACTGAGATAAATCTTGCCCAATCAAACCATGCATTTTACCCTCATCAATATAAGTTTTAATGTTATCAGTAGAATGTCTGAAATACCTGGTCATTATTGTTCCTGATGTAATTCCATCTAAATCTGTATCAAATAAAATTCCAATACGCTCATTATTTACAATTGCTCTATCTACTCTTTGATATGCTTCGTCAATACGAAGTAATGAATCTAGGGGAAGCAAATCATCTTCTGTAGGAGTCAAAAAATGTTCAACGTCATTAATTCCTCTTTGACTTAAAATCGTATCAAATACTTCATCCTCATACATTCCACGACAATCATTTAGTATTCTATAATTCGTCTTCGTCATCCTCATCTCCAATCATTGTTATTTCATTCTGCAAAATATTTTCTAAACATTCTTTTCCTAAATCAGATGGCGAAACTTTATCCTTATATCCTCGTCCAAAATAACTCCAATATCCAAGTTCTATCTCTGTGAACCTAGAATAATTCTTTACCATGTCAATGTTTCTCATAATATTCTCTAATCCATATCCTACGTCATGCAGGAAAATTATCTTTTTGGGATTTAATTCGAGTAACATTTTGACTTGTTGAATAGAAATAGATCCACTTCCAAGAGATACACAATTTCTTATCCCATAAGAAAAGCATTGCATACAACTCTTTTCCGCTTCAAAGATGTAGATAGTATTATCTACTAAGAATTCATAATTTTGAGAATAACCAAATAATGTTTGACTCATGCTGCAAGGTACAGCATAAAAATATTTCATTTCACCATCAGCAACATCATAATTAAATCGTTCTTTGACACCCATAAGCTGTCCAAACTGATTTCTTATAGGGATAACGATACCTTGTGATTCTATGTCATATCTTATATCAAAAAATTTTTGTGAAAGAAGTGATATATTATCAGCAAGAAACTTCGTATTCCCACAATTAACATAGCAATTTAAGATGGAATCATCATATGTATTGACTTTATTTGTTCTTCGTTTTCTAATCTTCTCATAAAATCCTCCAAAAATTCCTTTATTATCAAAGAAATCATAGTAATCTGTAATACCTAATGCATGTCTTACTTCATTAAGGACATCTATGAATTCAACTTTTCTTTGTTCAATAATATATGAAAAAATATCTTTTCTGATATTTCTTGCATAATCTATAGTGTACAGATATTCATTATTTTCAAGGTTGATTACTATACTTTTCTTTGATGATTTTTCGTCTCGTCCAAATGATATATATTTAGGACGAATTACTATGTTACAATAGCCAAAATGTTCAAGAACATCTTTTAGCTTATCTGGGTGATTTATCAGTTCTTTTTTAATATCAGCTAACATATATCACTCCATAATTTGTTATTTTATTTCTCCATGTCGAGGTCTGCATTGACATGTCTCTCTGAAAATTGCAAAATCTCCTGAAAATTTAAGAAGATATGCAACCCCAGTATCGCTCGAATTATTACCATTACGTGTTTTTTCCACGAATAACATTCTCCAAACCGCATTCGGATCTGGCTTATATTCCTCTTCTATCCATTTATCATTAACCTTTTTAAGTCTAAATGGACGACAATAATATTTACTCTTCTCATCTAATTCTTCTGCATATACAGTCCTCATTAAGAATAAATTCTCTAATATCTCTTTGATCTGCTTAGAATTGCTCAATGCTGAAGCGTCTAAGAATAACTTACCCTTCATGTATTCAGCTAACTGAACAGAAGCAAGCATTATAAGATTATATTTTTTTGCAAGTTTATCTAACTCACGACTATCTCTTACAAGTGCCATATCTTGTCTTGTTGTTGAAAAGTCACCTTCTTGGATTTTAAATGTGTCATATAATACCGTGTCATATCCATATCTTAAAACATTCTCACGAATTTTTTTCTTAACAACTCTCATATCGGCATCATTAATAGAAATAAATTTGACTCTTCCTTTATAATTATCTCTCCAAAATTTCTGAACATCAGATAATTGTTCTCTACTCTCAGTATTGATGTCACCAGCAGCCATTTTTTTCTTAGTAAGTTTAAAATATCTATTACGCTTACCTAATAACCAAACCATGAATTTAATCTTAAATTTCTTTATGCTCTCTTCATTGGATATAATAAGAATTTTTCGATCATAATATAGAAGTGCCATCAAAACTGTAATCCACCAGGTAGACTTACCTGCACTAGAGAAACCACCCATCATAGTAAGTGTTCCTTCAAGTAATCCCATTATCTGTTTTGATAAAAATGGGAAGCAATTCATTTCCTCACCATTTTTATCATACCCTGCTATATCAAATGGAACACCATTCTCTTCTCCATCTTTACAAGACTCAATAAATTCATCATCAAAATCTATTTCTTCCTCTTCGATAACTTTACTGCTATATCCCGTACCATAACTTGATATACGAGATTCATACCAATCCGTGACTTCTTCAGCAGTCATTTTTCTAAATAATTTTAATGGAACTACTTTCTTATCTCCTATCGTTATTTCTTGTAGAAGATTAAAACCATCCCTATACATATTCATCATAATATTCTCTCTATAAAGAATATCTATGTACGTATCAAAATTCTGAGTATTGATAATATCAATCTGGTGTTGAATCGTTTCCCAACCACCTTTATCCTCAAATTTTTCAATAACTTCTTGATTCATATTAGACAGAATGGTAATTTCATCCAAAGAATAAAATCCCTTCTTTCGTAAATTTTTCAATAAAGAAAAATAAAAAAGACCATCTGCTGTGACAAAATCTTTTTGTTCAAATGTTGTATCATCAAGCAGAAGCATATCTTTGAAGAAACAACTAATGACATTGCCTTCTATTTCAATCCTACCTTTTAATAATTGAGCAGGATACTTTTCTTTCACGCCTGTAATAAACTCACTTATGTCAATCACCTACACTTTCTTCAATCTCAGATAAACTTCTACGTTTATTTCTTCTTTTATAGTTTATAGTTGGCATATCTACATTCACCTCTTTGGGCTTTTCAGGTTCTTTCATCTTAAAATCAGCAATATTATTCTTCAGTATCGCAGCGAAGTATCGAATCTTTGTATATTCACTTACAAAATCTTTTTCAAGAACCTTTGTTATATATTCTTTATTCTCTGTTAGATATGCCAAAATATGTTCATAAGAATATACCTCCAATAAAAGATTTATCTCTTTGAACAGTGCAGAATTTAGAACTTTATATCCAAATATCTGATTAATACACTCATATGTATTATTTTTTACTTCTCTCCCGTGCAATACTTTTTGATATTCAGCTTCATTGCAATAGTAGGTGTTTTTACCACCTACTACTACCTTGAATGCTTCATTTCTATCTACCTTAGTACCGCACAGTCTGCATTTTACCAGCATGTGCCATACCTCACTTAATTCATCATATCGTAGATTCTTTTTAATCCATCCTCATCAACGTCATTGAGCTTACCATACTCAGCAATTACATTCTTGACTGATGCCTTAAGTTCTGCATCTTTACACTCTTTATACATCTTACGGATAACAGCATCTAAATCATCTGGATATGTAGATGTCTCCGTTATTTCCTCAACTGTCGTCTCAACTGGTGCATCAATATCGTCAATATCATCCTCAATCGAATCTGACTCTACTGGCTTTTCTTCCTTAATTGGGGCTGTCTTCTTAGGAGTAACTTTCTTTGGTTCAGATGATGTAGCATCAACACGACCATTCTTAAGTGCAGTTTCAATAGTATCAATAAATGTCTGTCCCATATTTAACTGATCAAATGGAATATACTCAGGAATTGATAAATCCTTTAATCTACCACCTGCTTCTACAATCTCATTGCCACGGAAGTATAATCTACGCTCTGTCTCTTTAACATAACGCTTTGTGCTATCACCTTCACCTTTCTCTTCGATTTCTCTGTCAATAAGTCCTGTTGCGATAATATCAAAGCAATCTGCGACTGCACTCTCATAATCGGCAATAAGAGAAGAACCTAATCTCTGAAAACCTTCCTCATCAAGAGAAGCCTTATCCTTAACAGTCTTTAACTTTGTATGACCAATCATCCAAGGCATAATTCCTGCATTATACAAGTCATTAAGGAATTTCTTTACAAGCTTTGCACATTCTTTCTCGCCATTTGTGTATCCACCATAAGCAGCTTTGATTGATTTAATCTTCTTTCCATTCTCAAGAATAGATAATCTGATTACCTCTGACTCTGCAATCCCAAAAAACTCTTCTGCACTATCGAAACATACCATCTCGACATTGTGTTCATTACCTTTCTCTTTAATAAGCCAATCCTTAACCTCTACTAAATCTTTCCATGTATTAGCGTGAGTAGTAAAGATGTTATCAATCATATTAGTACCATGCTCCATTCCACATGATACGAGCAATCCTTTTTCTGGATCTCCAAACTTCGCATTAATCATATCCGCCCACAAGCTTGTCTTACCAAACTTACGAACACCCATAATAAATCCTGTAATCTTATTAATCTCTGTTGCTGATCTTTGTAACATAGGTTTCTTCATTAATATAATTCCTCCATATTATTATTTAATTTTGAGAGAGGGCAAACGCCCTCATCTCTTTTAAAGCTCGTCATCGTCATCTTCAAATAAATCTTCTGTACCATCTGGAAGTTCCTCTTCGAGTGGCTTGATAACCATATCATCCTCCGTGTAGACCGTATCCTGTCTGCCCTTAGTAAATCCTCTTGCTGGCTTTAAGAACTGATACTCTCTGATTCTCTCTCCATATACATTTCCACCAAGCTCTGCACGAATATCATCCATAGTAATTAATCCGCACTCCAAATCATCTCTCTGTTCGTCGGTGAGCATGTCCTCTGTAATCTCTGTTTTCTGTGCTCCATTCAGCATATTAACAACAGCTCCATACTCTTTGAATGTATCATCATCAACTATAAATTTATGCTTAATTGACTCTGCTCTCTTCTTTGCTTTTTTATCTGCATCATCTGAAGGAACTGGAATTGTAATTGTAACTGGTACAGGAATATTACCCTTACGATTATTGTCATACTCCATCATGTAACCATTTACATAATACTTACCCTTCTCCTCAACACTCATATCATCTAAACTCTCGGAGTTAAATAAAATATTGATTGTTGCTGTAGATGACTCTTCTGCATCATCTGCTGCAAGATAAATACGATTAGGTACATAAGACTCATATACTCTCTCATTTTTATCTGAATACTGATATTCTCCATTTCCACGAATAAAGAATTTCTTATCAGAATACTTTCCACTGTCAATTACCTTTTTGATGAAATCAATAAAATCCCACTCGGAGATGAATTCGTGCCTTTTCTTATTGCTCTTTTCAAGAGCTTCGTCCAAGGCTGCTTCATCTTCTATATAAAGTTCTTTTAATTCTTCATCCGTAAGATTTTTTCCTTCTCTAATTTTTTCAGCAGCTTTTTCTAGTTTGTATCTACGACCAGGCTTTTCAAGATCAAAGATAAATTTCTTAAATTCTGCAACTTCAGCTAATTTTGGAGAAGTAAGTCTTTCTTTAAAGGGAATCTTCAACGATTCTCCTTTAATCTTATTTCCATTATCATCTACACCACTTTTAGAAAATGTGTATACATAACTTTTTGATTCATCTTCAAATGCCCCACTGCTAACTGTAAGCATATGACGATTATCACCACATGCCACATTAAACATAAGTCTTTTGTTTACCCAACCTGTCTTCGGGAATTTTGTCAGATTAAATGGTTTAAATTTTTCTGTCTCCTTTGGAATACTTAATTTTCCTGTCATTTCAAAATTCATTAAATGAATCCTCCTTATAATATGTAATAAAATTTTTTTGATAACTATATTTGAACAGTCTTGCGACTGGAACACAGAAAATAAATTTATGTAAAATCTATCTTCAACAGTGATTTTTGAGTATAAAACCCAAGGGTATGCTGTTCTTCCACCCATATTTATATTCTCTATTCAGTTTTGATTTTTGGAATTTTTTGAACTGATTTGTTCAATGAAGATGCTTACTGAATTGACTGTTTATGTAATCTTCTACAAAGGTTATCGTATGAATTACTAATTGAATTTCCCATAGCAAGCAATCTTGAAATATAACATCTGACGGTTTCGCAAATCTAAATCCATCTCCATATTTTGAAGCATGTTCCATTGTTCCGTCTCTACAATGAATAACAATAGCAATAATTGCTCCAATTATATGAATACTCATCAAAATTACTAACATGTTCACCTCCTCAAAATCCGAATGAAACAGTGATTTCTTGCTACTCTTATATTCTCTGTTTCTTGATATTGATACTGTAAAACCCTTGATTTATAAGGATTTTCAGCACCTCATTTTTATTATTCTCTAAAAATCATTGAAAATTAGGGATTTTTGCTCGATTTGAGCATTTTTGAAATTTTTGACCTCTGAAACCCTTATAAACACTAGGTTTGTAAAGCCAAAGAAATGTCAGTTTCATTCGACTCTATTTCTTCACTGTTACATTGAAAACTGACCTTAAAATGCAGATAATCAGCCAAATACCAGTTGCAATAGACCATTTAAATGTCAAACCAAAGCACATTGTAATAAGCTTGATTATTCCACATGTAACAATCCAACTAAGTCCATAGCATACAGCTAAAATTGTAATGACAATAACTGCTGTTACTCCACCTTTTGTTAATTTTTCCTTCAAATTACTCATATGTATTTTCTCCATTCGTTTTAATTTAATAAGCTTTTATCAATAATCTGAAAGTTTGCTCTGTGAATATATAATGCTTTACCGTCAATCATAAGTTTTGTAGTCTTAGGTAAATCTTGACATACCTGCCAATACACTTCATCACCTGAATAAGCACAAATCGGATCGCCTAACTGAGACTGAATGACAACTACTCTTGATTTACCAAAGTAATTCTTATATTTATTCACAACACTTGCAATTATTACATTGTCTCCCAAACTGCCATCTGTTGTACTATTGATAACTTCTGGACTTTTAAAATCTACTTCTGGATTTAATCCTTTCTCGGAAAAAATCATTGTACTTCCACAACTCTCTACCTCTTTACCATCAATGGTAACTGTCACTACACTAGATAATGTCTGTGTATATCCCCATCCACCATCGGAACTATACGACTGTTCTTTGACAATGTTGGATGCAAGATCAATTTTCTGACCACTCATGTCCATGAACTTTTCACCTTCATTAGAATAAAACGAAGCATTATATGTATTACCTGTGATTGAACCATTTAGTTCATTTACTTCGTTATCTAATAATGCACATCCTGACAAACTTCCTACTGCTAACGCAGCAACTAAAATTGCTGTTACAATTTTCTTTCTCATGTGTTCCTCCTTTATATTCTCTTATTTTGTTCCCAAGAAATCGAAATTTACTGCGATTTTTACAAAGATCTCTTTGGACAACTACTCATTTTCCCAATGTTTTGCATAGCCCAAGACTCCTTTTTTACAAGTTCTTTATATTTATTTTCATCATAATTATGTTTTTCAATAGCAATTGCAGTAATAATTACTTCATCTTCTATTTTGTTCACGTCTGAAATAACGACCTCTTCAAATCTTTCTTTTTCAGCAAGTGTTAATCTATTATAAATATCTTTTGCTTTAATTCCTACTTTTACTCCGTATGCCATATTTACTCCTTCCAACTGATACTGTAATATGGCTCATTGTACTGAGTACCAGTCTCGACTTTATAACCAAGTTCCTCTAATTTCTTTCGTGTTTCAGGCTTCAAAGAACCATCTTCACTGATTGAAAATTTGCCATCTGCAATCGCATCTCTAATTAATTTAGATAATTCTGCTAATTGTTGCGTAGTGCAGTTATCAATTGCGTTATTTGTCATCTTATTTGCTTCTGACGCAGACGGGATAACATTCTTTGGTGGCTGAACTTCTGGCATAGGTATATTAGGAGTAACTGCATCTTCACAACAACCTATATCACTACAGCCTATACAAAATTTATAACTTCTACTAGTTATTGGATACTTACAAGTCATTTGAAATTTCACCTCCTGACTCAGCTAAGAGTTGCTCATACTTTCTTTTTGCTTTGGCTAACTCTTCATTTTTCAACTTCTTTTTTATTTTATCAGCAGTCTCTTGTCTGATTTTTGGATAGTCTTCAAGTAATTTTTTACCATGTTCAATGTCAAAAATAATATGTGCATTAAAATCATCCCAATCTACAGCACCATAAGATCTTAATTTCTCTAAAAACTCATTGTAATCATCCTGTGCTAAATCCCAATTTTCACTATTAACAAACATCAGACAACCAACATTGCCATTATCCCAATGAATATAATAATCATCGTCATTACCTTTATAGTTAGTAGATGAATTTGAGATATTATGACCTTTGTAGATTCTAAAATCTTCAAAATCAATTTTATCTCCCCAATTGAATCCCAACGCTTTTAGCTTTTCACAAGTCTTTAAATATTCATTTGCTCTATATCCATAACCATATTGGCTAGTCTTTTCAAACTCATTGATATATGTTTTCAAGAACTCTATTCTCTCATCTATTGTCATCTTTTTACCTCCACATAAAACCGATATTTACTTATTTTTTGATTCAAATTCTTCAAGTGCTCTATAAAATTCACTACCTTTAATTTCTGTAAAACCTGTAACATCATCTGGTGTAATAGTTTCATATTTTGTTGTAGAAATATTCAAATATAATTTATTCTCATGTTCAAATCTTGAAACTGAATACCCACCTAAATGCAGTTCCTTGAAATAGTCTCCTACTCGAATGGGATGATTGTTAATAACAATATTCTTTTCAATACATAAGTCTTGAAACTCTTTTAAAGTCTTACTGTTAGCTCTAAATTTCCTCATTAACACATCAGAATCGCAAAATAGCTTAGTTGGTTTCAATAACTCTTTACCAAATTTCTGATTATTTTCATCACAATCGGTAATATATAATCTAATATTATGTTTCTCAGACTCTTCAAATGGGCGGTTTACAGATCCATCTCCGCTAATATAATATTCTTTTCCAGCAATACCTTTATCCTCGAAAAAATTATTTGCTATTATTCTTCTTTCTTCTCCATGTTTTCTATAATCATTAATCTCTTTTAGGAATTTCTCATTTGTTACAATATAAAATTTCTCCATTTTTTATCTCCACATTTCCACAAGAAACGAATCTTTCTTGATTTTTTATTTCACTGTAAACAGTTCTATGGTTCTCTCTGATATATGACTTTCTCTCGCTCTATCAGGTGTCATAACAAATACACACCAACTACCTACCACTACATATTTACCAGGATAATTTTCATGTAGATATTCTCTGACTTTTTCGATAAATTTATCTTGTGTTTCGTCAATATCATTGTGAGAATATTCATCTTCATACTCTGACTCATCAATATATCTTCCGAATATCATTGAACCGTCTGTTATATCTTGCAAAAACTGGTTATATTCATCTTCTACAATTTCATACATAATTATCTTCCTTATGTTTATTCTCTTATTGGCTCAACTCTATATCGTTCATTCCAATCTGTTCTCTTCTTCAATAATGGAATCCAAGGACAGTGTAAATTTTCAGATTCAGTTCCTATCAAGTCATCTTGATCACAACCAAGATATTCTCTATGACCACAATTAGGACAAATTACTTCATATTCAGGAACTTTATATTTAAAACTACAATAGTTAGGAAATACCATTCGAATATTCCAATCATCCTTTGATTCAACTTCATATACACAGTTGCAGCATCTACACACAAACTGAATATTTTTGCCAAAATAATTACCTGCTATAATTTTCATAATGCGCCCTCTTGTTTATTTTCTCAATCCATCCAACACTCTCATCAAAACATGCCTTGTAAGATTCTTAACATCGCCACTGTAAAATCCACATTCTATGTCACAAGCATTTAGAACTTCATCAAGAGTTTTATTCTTCTCTTCACTCAGTAACCTCTTACAATTCTCATATTGAATATCATTTGTCTCATGAGCATTTCTAAGATTACTTTCTAAGCAGCGAATAATTCTTATTAGCTCATCTTTCGTCATATGTTTTAGAGAGCTGTCCACCAAAGTATGTTTCCCATCGCCTATCGCCATATACTTATTCTCCTAATCATCTTTGTCTATAATGAACCAATATAAAAAACTTAAAAGTGTAAAAGTAATTCCAAGTATTTTATTTTCTACTTGATATGAATACATCGTTACACCACTACAGAACCATACCAAAAGAAATGCGATTGCTTGTCTATAATACTTTTTCATTTCACACCTCCAATCTTCAAAAGAAAGAAAAATTTCTTGCCAAATTTTAATATTTAACAAACAATTTTCCTATAGTTTAATGTCTCGTATTCCATATCATCCAAAAGTTCGTCTAAATCCTGATATCCATCTTCTTCGCCATTTCCTTCAATGATATTATTTACATACTCGCCAATATCTTTATAATCTTCTAAGTCGATAGTTCTTTTACCAGTAATATAAAGTTCATATCTTTTCATATTGCACCTCTTTTTACTCGAACTTAACACCAATAAATTCCAAGACTGTTTTCATTCCAAGCCCACCTTCGGATACAGGTTTCATACAATACTCCCAAATCTTAGGATGTGTCTGCTTTAGCATCTGAAATCTATTCGGTTCTTTCTCTAAATGACAACCATATGCACAGAACATACAGCCTGTACGACTATATCCTGTAGTATAATATTCTCCTTTTTCATTCTGCTTTATCTCACCATATACAGATGGATAAGGAAGGTCGTATCTCACTATAAATTTAAGTACATCTTGCTCAGTCCAAAAACTCATTGGCTGACTGCTTGGATTTTTCTTATCAAATGCATTACATCCATTATGTAACCACTCTGTTTTTCTCTGCTTACTTTCACAAGTCATTGTTGCAACTAATGGCATAAGTCCAGACTCTTTTGTAAAACGATGAGCTGGTCGTTTCTTCATAATGTCACAACATTTATTTGATACTTTAAATGGTGCATCTATGACAAATTTCCACTTTCTCATGTCATACATTCCTGTTTCTCTGCCATCGAAACATCTTGCAGCCCAACAGTCTTGTCCTAATCTCTGGACATCACCAATCTGTCTACTGATATTTTTACTAAGAATTGGATATCCTTGATTAAGAATCACATCCTTAAATACTATTCTCTTTCCTTTTCTGTCTTTTGGTGGATCTATAATTGTTTCAACTACTAATGGTGGAAAACCTTCTGAACCAGGAAATTGTTTCATCAACCAATCTCCATAAGTTTTGACATGTTCTCTTAATTCAGGAAATTCCAATCCTGTATCAGAAAACCAAAGAACAAGCTTACACTTAAATAAGTAACAAACTTGTGCAGCTATGTATGCAAGAACTGTACTATCCTTGCCACCTGAAAATGACACATAACACTTTTTATTATAATGGACATACCATTCCATAGTTCGTGCTTGTGTGACACCAACTTTTTCATTGAGAGACATACTCATAAGACGAGCCAAATCGTCTTTTGTATGTTTAAACTCTGATGAATTAGTATTTTTATTTTCATTGTTCATAATCTCTTATTTACATAGAGATTGCGCAATCTAAATTACCTATAGGTTTACTATTTATACCTTTCTGTATTATAAAATTATTGATTTTCCTAGTGTTTGCAATCACTATAAGAAAATATTATTTTTCCTTGTTACTGGGATTCCCATAGCCGAATGGCTTAGATATGATTAAAAATTTTCAAAAGAAAGATTGGTTTCTTATACCTGTTCAATTTCTGTTGCTTCTACACCTTTGAATAAAATTTTATCATTGTCAAAATCATTATAAATTAAGGTTGGATCTTCCCATTCTTCGTATCTCATGTATCCAATAAAGCCCTCTGTTCCGATATAAGGTTCTAACCAATCTAAAAACTCTTCAATTTCAGAATCATAATTTTTCAAATTGGCTCTGATATTAATTTTCCATGTCTTAGAAATATCATCAAATACCATTTTACTGTTGGTTGAACCATCAAAATAATAGCTGTCGCAACAAGCTACCATGCTCCATCTATCGCACTTGAAAAATTTATGTTCTGGCAGTATAGAAGGAGCATCTGTTCCTTCTACAAGACAATGTAAAATATCTACAATGTCTTTCGGTGTGTTCCTTAACAAATCAAAACACACATTAATCTCTGTATACATTCCCATTATGTTTTTACCTCCAATTTATTATTCTCTCAAAATCCAAGGATATGTTGCTTTTCTGTGAAGTTATCTATAATTCATTCTTCTCTCAACTTCCTTGTCATTTTCTTCATCGTTGAAATATTTGTAGGCAAGTGTCATAGGATAATCAGAATTCTTTGCTCTATCGTACATCATAAATTCGCACCAGTTCGGCTCTTTATATCCTTCTTTACCGTCATTACACCAACTTGGATTTTCAAATAAACCATCAAAAACACTCTTCCAAGAATATTTCTTCCTCTGAATATTTCTATCTTTGATAACAGTTGACTTATCATATCCTTTGATTTCTACAAGAACATCTTCACAGCCTACTCTCTTGCAAAGTCGTACAAACCATTTCATAAATTCTCTGTAAGTCTGTTCAAATTCTCTGTCTCTTAAGGCTGCATTTACAACAAGGATATATTCGTCCTGTGTGTGTAACCATCCTCTGCTACGACTCTTATATCCGTATCTATCTATTAAATTATTTGTCACCTCGCCAAATTCATCACATGAACACGAACTGTTATGACCATTTTTCTGAATGATATATACATTCATATCGCCCTCAGAACCTGTTACTCTTGGCAGATGATTTAGCACTGTTTCAAGAATATATCTCTTTTCAGGCTGTGTTCTACCCATAGGACGAACTGTTATTGTACCGTTGATATAAGTCCAATACGACATTTTTTCTTACCTCCTTGTTTTTATATTCTCTTTTTGTAATCAAATGAAACCTGAATTTACTTGCGTCTACTTTCTATTTACCCACGCCTTAAACTCTTTAAAATCATCCTTTGTCATCACGACATCAGAATAATAAAAATCCTTATTACAAATAATCGCCCAAATTTTCTTCAACTTCTCAAAGAATGGTCTTTGCTGAGTATAAAAATTACCATTTGTATATGTTAAGAAAGCATAATCCCCATCTTCATAATCATGAATCTTAAGGTGAATACCTTTATCACATCCACATTTACAGCTTACGATTAACTCATCATCCTTGAAATTTTTAAATACTGCCATAGTAATATTCTCCTTTCCACTCATCTAACCAATAGAAACTGTCAATCTGCTTATCAAGCTTTTCAACCTGCTTTCTTAGTTCTGATTCTTTCTTCTTACTATCTGTTTTCTGACACTTTTTCCATAATTCTTTACGTTGCTTAGTTAATTCTTCATATTTATCCGATATATCAATCTCATCTACAACAGAAATCTCAATCTTTTCACCGCAATGAGGACAAAACTGAATTGGATAATTGTCTGTCTGTTCATATTCATCTCCCCAAGAGTTAAATGTTTCAGTATATGAAGTACAAAATTGAGGAATTATATTATCATCTGAATCTCTTACTACTAATCCAAAAGTATCGTTGCATACTAAATCTTCACCTGTAAATACAATAGCCTTATCATTTTGAATTTCATCACAGCAACAAGTGAATGGCTTATGCTTATATGTACAAGTATCATTGAATTTTAATTTGATTAATTCTATCTTCATATATTTATTCTCCTAACAAAATTCATTCCACCAATCAAAAATTTTATGGATGTGCTGATAACCATTATGCAACTCACCTTTATATCTACGTATTTTTCTATTAGATAACTGTTTCAAATATTTACTTTTCTTACCACGATACAATCTCTGATAATATGGCTTTGGATTTTTAATATAACCAACACCCTTAATCCATATTTCATCCACATATTTAACAGGTGTTGGATAATAACCACCAACAGTTTCATATAAATATCTGAGGTGATTCTGATGTTTCAAATATCTCTCACGTTTATTTATTCTCTTTTTCTTAGAATGATTCTTATAATTTTCTTCGTCTTGTTCATACCAATCACTGCAATGACCAAAAGAATAAACTTTGCCACCAACTTTATCACACCAAACAAACTGTTCTGATTGATTGGCTCTATCTTCATCTGGATATTCACCATATACCGATTTATACATTTCTGTTCTTAATGTAAAATCTTCAATCCCATAAAGACAATCTCTACATCTCATCGCATCACCTCCTGTTAATTTATTCTCCTTCTAACTCAAAGGTATCATTTACAATTTTTTGACAATTTTCAATTATCCTACAAATCAATCTCTTTCCATCATCGCTAAAATAATCATTATTTTTCTGTTGGTTATAATAATCTTCAAGTTTGTTATTAGCAGATTTTAACCTTCGACATACATTGGCATAATCGCACTTATTATCACATTTTGCTGAATATTCTTTATTGTATCTTAATTTACATTCCATACATGGATTGTACATTTTACACCTCCTGCTAATATATTCTCCTAATCCATATCTTCTTAACCATTCTTTTTTGCTTAATGTGGTTACACCACGTTTCTTTTGTTGCTTCCATACTTTAATAGCATATTCTTTTGTCATTCCTGGCACTGGATAATGTATTACGGATTTTGAAATTGTATATGGTTTTCCTATAGAAGCCATTTTAAATAAATCTAACAAATCAGTCATGTGATCTATTCTCCTTTGATATTAACAAGAGTACATCCATTTCTGTACTCTATGAGAGCATCCTTATTCCTCATCATTATATGTTAGGATCGAGGTGTGTTCAAAGGCATTATATTCTCAAATGAGTTTCAGCCTATACGCTCATTGGTTGACTGACTTGTTAGTTTCAGCCTTCACCTTTACCTTTTCACCATCTCAGGTTTTCAGTTCGTTTTACCTCATTTATATATTCTCTGCTAAAGCAGAAGAAATCTATGCTTCATGTATCTTTATTCTTGGCATATCTACAAGTGGTGTCCAATATACCACCTCGTAATACCCCGAATACTCGATAAAATATGACCATTTCTCAAACCCAAAATTGGAATCTTTAATCCAACTTGCAACACCGTAAAATAAATTCTCTTCTTTTAGTTCATCTTTTTTATCTTTGTATAAAATTAAAACTTCTTCGTTTATTGGTGGCATTTGATCCTTCGTACTTATCCATATGCTCATTTATTCGTTCTCCTTTATCAAAATACTTTTATAAATTTCTCATAGTTACCATCTCTGCCGCTTGGAACAGCAAATACAACAGTATCGAAGCATTTATGGGTAGTAGTTAAATATTCTTTAAATATATTCGCTACCTCTGTTGCGTCCTGTCCAAATACTCCACATCCATAAGCTCCTAAAATAAGAGTGCTCACATTGTTGTCTTTCGCCATATTAAGAACAAATTTAATTCGACTTCTTAATGCTTTAGTATTCTCTTCGTCTGACACGTTCTGATATTTCTGAGCAGCCGACTTATTTGGAGCAGCACAAGTAATAACACTACACTCTACATGGCTATTCTCTCTAAAGAACCAAACACCGGGAGAAAATAATCCTCTATTCAAATATAAAGCCTTATTCTTATGTCGATTATTCCAATCATAAAATTCTAATACAAACTGACTCAACACATTGTATAAGAATGATTCGTGACATAAGCATTCCTCCTGTGCCTTACTACCATTTAGAAACATTCCACCTGGATTTTTATATGAAGAAAAATTAAGAACGGCTGTACTTGGATTGCCGTATTTCATTACAGCACCTACACTATCAATATTCTCTACAATAATCTTGGTATCTTTATCTTCGATATCCTCTTCAAAATTCCTATTAAATGAATCTGTATCATAAATTTTTGTTGCAGAAATAGCAGTCTGAATACAACGACCATATTTGTTTTGCATTTCTTTTGTGTGTTCACGAGCAATTGTCGCTCTTTGTTCTTTGTTCTGCCAATATTCTTTTATATATGCCATTTACTTATCATCCTTTCCTATATACAACCTTAATAGTTCATTGTTTCTATTAATAAAATAATTTACTTCTTCAGTTAGTTCTTTATTCTCTTTTTCAAGTGCAGTTATTCTATTTCTCAACTCATCTTCCGTTGAAAACCTCTGAATTCCAATCTGTTTATAATCAGACGAAATAGTTTTAACAGAATAATTACTAATATAATCTGTTGTTCCATCGGAATATGTAATAGTTGGTTCAAAGAATCCACGTTTTTTACACTCATCACAATGACAAATGGATGAAATATATCCAATTTTCCCATCCTTATTTTCTATAAAATCGCCCTCATGGAATTGAATATCTGTTATATTATTCTCTTCTGGAACAATTGAACCTCTGAATATAAGTTTTAAATATCCTTCACCTACATTTTCTTCACTAACAAACTTATACCCAAGGTCTTCATATTTCTTAATTGTATCTTTCGCTTCACATATTTTTACACCAACTGTCATTTACTTATTCTCCTCATCTTCACCTAAAATTTTCTTTCTTAATGAGTTCCAACCATCATCATAGCCATCACAATACTCATCCATATATTCATCATTATGTGTCTCATCTGGCAATTCTTTTAATGGACACCAATTTGGTTTTTCTTGACAATATCCATTTTTACTATCAATCATTCTACAAAGAGTATTGTCATTTAGCTCATCCATTAATTCACAACATGCTTCGATACCTTCTTGTATTTCTCTACAAAAATTACAATCACAACAAATTTCAGGCATATCTAACACTAAAACAGCTTTACTCATTGTTTTATTCTCCTATCGTCTTAACAATCTATATTCCCTCAATAAAATCATCAGGGATTATATCTTTATTTACAGTTATATATGGAAGTTCACTTCTGTCGAAAAAATTACAAGTCAAATATAAATTAGCAATATATTTTTCTTCTCCAAGGATTGTTTCAGCGTTGTCCACTATATATTGTCCACAATATTTAATTCTCTGAATAAGTTCATTATGAATAGACTGCTTTACGTCTTTTACATCTCTAGTTATTCCTTCCATATTCTCTCCTTTCTCCACAAGAAATTCCGCTTTCAATCGGTCTTGATTTTATGTTATTCTCTTAATCCGCTCAAGATCCATTCAACTGTTGGTTCATTCCAGCCATTACCCATCAGGCTGCACCTTTTTGAGTATGATAAATAACGACCATTGAGCTGAACTTTTGTGAAATTATCTGGTAATCCCTGTAATCTCTCATATTCAATTTCAGTCAATTTTCGTGGTCTATCGTTATCTAATACTTTTTTCTCTTGATAACCGCCCGACACACAGGTTAATGTTGACATTTTGAAATCTGGATTATAAATTCTTTTACACATTTCTGTTGTGTTGACCTTTAGTTCAGCACATACACGCTTATTCATATCCAAAATCTCAAAGTCCTTCTTGTAGAAATACTTCTCATCTACATTATTCTCCATAATATCTTTCAAAACTAATGGAGATTCTTCAGGCAATTCGCCTAGTGGTATGTCTGTCCAATAATATCTCTCACGATTCTGAGCTGAAAATATTCCTGAATCAATCAAAATAGGTTCAACACCAATACATTCTGTCATTGTTTTCAAATCCTCATCGCTACTTGGTACTACATTTTCAAACATGAAATATTTGGGTTGAATTATCCTAAGACACTCAATCGCTTTAAAGAAAATTCCTGATTTACCATCAAGACCATTGTTGACTTCTTTATTTTCAATTCGTACTCTTGAAAGAGACTGACAGCATGTACCTGCCAATAGAAGATCAAATCCTTTGAACTGTTCAAAATCCGCTTCATATAAATCACCATGATATACCACAAGCGGAAAATGGTACTGAGAAACTGCTATGGCTTCTGGTAAAATTTCATATGTATGATATTCTCTTATAGGTATTCCAAGTTGTTGTAACGCATATAATCCTGTTTCTACGCCACCACATAAACTTAACACTCGTAGCCCTTGAGAATTATTTTTTTCTTTATTCTCTGTCAAAACACACTATTTTACAGAGGTTACGTAACCATAATTACCTAGAATTACTGTTAAATCCTTTCTTCTTGATATTATTTTGTTGTAAAATCACTCGAATTAGGCACGTCTGCCTAATCAAATGAAAAAATATTTCTTGTTACTTTTATTTGGAAAGTTTGGCTGATCAGCCATGAATAGAATTACTTCTATATTAGATTATTCTCTATTTGAAACTTCTTTAATTCATCTTGAATAATTTTCTGCATATCTTCTTTGTCAAAAGATATATTTGCAACTGGAATAATATTTGCATTTAGATTAGCACCAACAACGGCTTTATCAAATGCATCTAAAAACATTTCTGCGATTTCTTTTTCATAAAACCCACACATTCTATCGCAGTTAATATCTGCAATTACTCTTGAAAAGAAATCTTTGAACTTATCAGCTATAAAATCTCGTTCATATTCTCTTGGAATATCAATTGTTATTTTCACTCTCTCACCTCTTACATACTAAAATCTCAACATCCGTATCTGTAAAAACACTTTTTATCTGTTCTGAGACATCATTCCAGTTCAGCCTATCTAAACCACAACCAATTACAGGCATTGCAATCTTTTTAATATCGTTCTCTAAACAAATCTGTTTCATCTTTTCGAGCGCAAGTCTCATTGTGATAATTGTTGGCTTGTTGAAATATCTTTCTTTTGTAATAAGATTAAATACCTTACCTTCTAACAAGCAGTCGCCACTAATTCTCTTATGAGTGTACTGATTAAGATAATCTGGATATTTTGACTGCAATTTTCTTTTCAAATCAAATCTTTTATTAAACTCAACTACAATTCCTTTACCCATTCCAAAATCAGCACTAATACAATGTGCTAAATTGTAATCTTCTGAAACTGTAAACAAGTCTTTATTCTCTTCACTGTATGTCATTTATTTCACCTCACTTATTCGTAATCATATCCAAAAACAACAACTCATCTTTCTTCAATGTAATATCATAATCTTTCCACTTTTCCATAAGCCCCCTTGTATCAAATCCATGTGGAACTACAATCGCAAACCCATGCGGTGTCTTATGACAATTCATATCAATAAGTTTTATACCAGAAAAATGATTAATGTCTGATAAAAAATCTGCTACTAATTCTCTATTATCAGTATCAAAATCAAATAGCCATTTGCTCTCATCACGATTTTGTACCTGCTGTGCAACAGATGCTAATGTGCGATTTAACCGAGTCATACTTAGTTTATCTCTTAGCAGACGGATAACAAACTCCTTTCTGATTTTTTCTTCATTTCTTGAATTAACCGACCTATACAACCTTGTCTGTTCACCAGGAACTCCTTTAGCTGCAAAACTCTTAAAAGCTTCAATTACCTTGTCTTCATTCTCTTTATACTCAAGAATTGTTTTTGCTCGTTCCCTGAAATTTGGAATATCTTTGTTGTCCTTATTACGAGAACGAATCAGATATACATATAAGTTTGACATTGTATTATTCTCCTTAAATCCACCCAATATCTCTTGGTGTAATCTCAACATAACAATTTGGTTCACATGATTTTCCAAAATTCACGCCAATGAAAATACTTGTGCCTCTCAATGACATTTCTGTACTTGAAATCTTACAAAATTTTGTAATATACCACGGCAATTTATTCTTAATCCATGTCATTCTCATAGTGTTGCTTTCAGAAATTTTCTCATACAGTGAACACATTTCATTTTTCTTTGTTACATGTTCTTTTCTATCCTCAATAATTTCATCCATACATTCCTGACGCATCTTGTAGTACTGTTCGTCAAGACTCTTTGACAATTCAGATAACGATGCCTGAATACTTTTTAATCGTTCATAACTATTTCTATTTTTCATGTCTTAACCTCCAAAATTTCATAAGAAATGTGCGTTTCTTTTTAATGTAAAATATACACCATATATAGTATATATTACTTATTTTTAATACTATATATGGTGTATTTGTAACAATTACTCGCTTAACTCTGCAAGTGCCTTATCCAGATCCTCGTCAGACATGTTTTCAAGTGCTGCATCCTGTCTCTTAGCCTTGATTTCAAGCAATCTCTGTCTCATCTCTGCATTCTTCTTAGCGTCTTCTCTCTTCTTCTTTTCGTCAAGCTTTACACCAACAATGTACTTAACAATTTCGATCTTATTAGAAATCTCTTCATCTTCCTTTGACTTAGTATTCAGAAGGCTTTCTTCCTCAGACTTTTTTACTTCTGCATTGAGTGTCTTAAATACTGAGTCCAGATTTGTGAGAGATAAATCCCACAAATCAATTACGTTAATCATTCCTCTGAATGGAAACTGATAGTTTGATCTTGTTGCATTGATAAATAATTCGTTGTTTGTCATAATAATAATAATCTCCTTTTCTAATTAAAACTTAATCTTCGTTACACGCTCTGTTGCGCCCTTAACCTTAACAACTAAATCTGCTCTCTTTGTCATAGAGAATCCAATTCCTGAAAGCTGATCATCAGTATCTTCTACATGACACTTAGCACCTAAAGCCTCAAATACTCTCTTGTGCTTCATTAAATCGTTGTCAAGGAACTCAAGATAGAATCCATTAGGATCTTCGTTGTTCACACAATCCTTCAGGAAGAAGAATAAATGTCTATGACCAATTCCATCCTGCTCGTCAAAATAGTTTGGACTGTAACTAATTACTGATACAGGAACAAACTGATTTGTATTTACGCCCCAAATCTCACGACTTGAGATAGATGAACTTCCAGACAGCTTTTCCTTAATTGAGAAGTTGCCATTCTCATCAAGTGTAACTTCTGCCACCTGAACATTACCAGAAACAGGTCTATTGTATTCAAACGCAAAAATCTCACCATTGAATTCAATTTCTGCCTTAAATCCTTTACTTCCTCTTGCTGCATACTGATTTACAAAGAATTTATAAACGCCTGGCTTCATACGTGACATATCTGCCCATGTAATATTTTCCACAGAAGGCTTTCCCTCCATCTGCTCCATAGGATGTGTAATGTCAATATCTAACTGACCGCCACATCTTGACATACTAGGTTTTCTACAATTACTGAAATAAATCTCGTTTCCATCAGGTTCTTTGCAATGTGCATCAAGGTCACTGTTGTCATTTTGTCCCTCATTCCACTGAATTGAAAATCTGAGTACACCATCGACATTACCACCAGCAGCTTTTACATTCTGTTTCATATCAGAATCAGTAATGTTTCCTGAATAAGCCCAAGATAATCCATTGTCCCATTTAAACATTGTCTTCGCATCTGGATTAACAGGTGCAATCATGGAAACAAAATTCTTCTCATGTTTATTCTCTACAAAAGCTTCAATTTCCTTTGCAGTTGGAAGTACCTTATCAATGAAATCCTGTGCTGAAATCTCTTCAACCTTAGAAAACTTCTTAGGACTTACAGCAACATCTTTTTCCATCTGCCCAAAAATATCATCTGCACCAACCATTCTTCTTGCAGCACTCTTATTTGAGAACAGTACATTATTTACAGTAATATCATTCAGATTAGCAAATCTTCTCTGTAATGAATCCATGTATCCAAGCTCTGTAATGGTCTTCTTTGCATCCTCAAGCATTTTCTTTGTAAAAATAGCCTTTGGTCTTTTATAGTTGCTCGGTGCTGTAATCTGCTCATACTTCTTAACTGCTGTATCGAGATCCATATCTTCACTTACATTAATAAGAAGTGTTCCAATAGAATGATTTCTAATTCTACCGATAGCCATACCTGCTGTTACCGACTTTTCCCAAGCATATAAATCCTTTTCAGTATCAGAAGTCAATTTATCATATTCCTTCTTGTACTTCTTGAATTCTGTGAGTGCGCCTTTCCACTCTTCACCCTTGTAAAGTGTATTTGAATTGATAAGTTCAAGAATTGTATCAAGTGCATCCATAGTAATTTCATCGAGAGAACGCTTAAATACATTTCTTGTATCTCTGAACTGCCCTTTAACTTCCTCGTTAGAACGACTACTTCTATTTACAAACTTGCTTGGAAGCTCTAAGAAGAAATGATCCCACTGATGAGACTTTCCATTGATTTCCTCAAAGTTAAAATCTGTACCAATCTTAGGGAACTTAGTTGTATAAATATCTGTAACTGTATGAGCCTTTACAAAAGCATCAAGTGCATCACATACTGGCTGATATGTTGTATCACCAAGATTCAGTTCCCAAATTGTATGAATCTGATTATCCTTTATAGTGACAGCAGAACCAATATTCTTAATAAACTGTCTACAACAACTACAATCATGCTCTCTACGTTCTCTAAAAATCTCATTTGTACCAGCAGGAAAGCTATCAAGATATGTATCCCATAATTCATCCTTATCTACATTTACCTCAAACAAATGTGTTGCCTCTTTCTGCATTTCATCGAAGTGCTTCTGTAAAGCCTTCTTAAACATCATAAATCCATCCATGTTTTGTACCTCTTCTTTCTTATATTTATTTTTTGTTAATTGTTTCTACTGTTATATTCTTCATTTATATCAAACCAGTTGCCTTATCTGGATTCTCATTAGCCCATTTTATCCATCTTTCAGCATAAGGTTCAGTCTTATCATTTAACTCAAATACTTCTCTTACGATGATATATCCTTTGCCAATTGACTCTTCCATATCTTTTGTATTGTTATCTACATCATCTGCATCTAATGGTCGAAACACTGTCTTGGTAAAATATCTTCTACCATATTTCTTTGTTGTCGTGATTTTATTTATCTTATCCTTATACAACTTCCATATGCCAGATGAATCTTTATTGATCTGCCCTACATAATCTCCTATGTTTAACATATTATTTCCTTTCTAAATTCCAATGAATCGAAGTTTTCCTGTTATTTTTATTCATCAATTGAATAGTACATATAACCTTGACTATCTTCTTTTTCAATTGCTTGATGAACACCGATATTATTTTCAGACCATTCTAAAAACGGACATCCAAAATTTCCATAAGGAACTTCTTCGTCTTCGTCCTCAACTCTAATAAATTCCTTATATTTCGTTAATAGTTCTGGACAGTTCTGTTCAACCCATTCTCTTTTTGCAGACACGCAAAAATTAATTGACATATCTACAAGCGATTCTACAATAACAAGTTCATTATCTTTTACCCATTGTTCATCTCTAAAATTTATATAATAATTTTTATCTTTTGACATACAAATCCAAGATATAAATGGTTCAACGTTTGGATGGTAATCTGAAGACCATTCATTCAATTCAAAATATATAATGTTATTGTTAGACATTATTTGTTTTCACCTCGCTTCCATATAAAATCGAACTTTACTGTGACAATAAATAACTTCTTTCCTCTATATAAAATTCTTTATGCCACCTATCTATTAAGTCATAATGATTTTGTTCCATATAGCAAGATGAACCATTATATCCATCGTATTCTTTCCAGATAATTTCTTCTGCCAAGATATGTAACTCCTTGTGTGATAACGATTTTAGAAAATCTCTAAATGTTACATAATTTATTCTCTTGTCTAATACTTTCTTAAGTTTTGTTTTTCTTCTAAACATCCTTTCCACCCCACAATCCAAAGAAAGAGAAATTTCAATTGGGGCATATTGTTTCATAAGTTCAAATTCTTCTTCTGTTATTGGTCTGCTAAACCATGTATGACAACCCATTATATTACATCCCTTCTAATTCATTGCTTGTAAACCAATAGCCACCAAATGCGCTTGCTTCATTATACTTTCCATCAATCCTAACAGCGACAAATGTGCCTGTTATTCTTACTACAATTCCATATAGACCAATAATACCGTCTTGACTATATGTACTTTTGTTAGTTGCTATTACTCTAACTCTTTGACTATTATACATTTAATTTAATATTACCTTACTTCTCTAATTTCAACTAAAATTTCTGGGCGAAACGTAGCAAAAGTTTTGTCTAATATTTCATTAAGTTCCCAAAAATTTATTTCAGATTCATCTTCTAAAATAAAATGCAATTCAGCATTAGGATTGTATTTACTTAATTACTTGATTAATTGTTCAACTGTCATATTTATTACCTCCTGATAATTTTCTTAAAAAATTTACTGTCATTTTGTAATATTTTTATTGTTTTACCGACTTTTTTACTATCGCTGATTTGAACCCGCGATATTAGAATCAAAATCTAAGGTATTAACCATTTCACCATCCCCCCATTAGTCGGGTGTAGAATTAACTACACCCTTATTATTAATTACTTATCTGTTACAACTGTGTTGTTAGTTCCAGAAATAGTAACCCAACCAAACTTATTTCTTGCTTCAGCTTCCTTCATTCTTATAAGTTCGTCTGTAATAGAAGAACTTAACTTGCTATTCGCTTCTGCCTGTGCTTCAGCTTCAATCAACTGTGCATCAGCTTTAGCCTGCGCTTCTGCCTTAGTTACTTCTGCATCTGCCTTTGCCTTATTAATAGCTGTCTGATTGTTAATTTCCTGAGTTTCAGCAGCCTGCTGTGCGGTAATCTTAGCATTAATCGCTTCCTGTGTCTTTTCATCTACAGAAATATTAATCAATGATACATTGCTAATTGCAATTCCATAAGGTTTAAACTTCTTATTAAGATAGTCTGTTAATGCCGTATTTACATTTGCTCTTTCAGAACCAAGAATATCTGATACCTTATAATTTGCAACAACTTCCTTAGTCCAAGAAATAATGTTAGGTTTAATAAAGCTATCCCTTACTTCCTTACCAGACTGTCCTCTGAATCTTGTGAATAAATCAGCTACCTTGTCAGGACTATACTGATATGTAAATGTAAGATCTATTTGCATAGCCTTACCTTCGGATGAACTTGCTGAAAAGCTGTCATCGTCTTTAGAGTCCCCGTCTTTACCAGATGTTAAATAACTCTGTTCAAGACTCACCGAGTAAAGTGTCGTTTTTACAGTTGGTGACTTTAAATGCCATCCTTGTGTAAGAATATCGCCTTTTACTCCACCCGACATACTGTACTGTACGGCAATATAGCCAGCAGGTACACGCACACTTGACATAAATAATAATATTGCTGCAACAACAATTACTACTACTGTTACTACTCCTCCGATTGTTTTCTTCATTCTTTTGTCTCCTTTTCTTCGTTATTATTTATTTCATCTGTCGAAAATACTTTATTTATAACATTGATAACAAACTTACCAATTTTTTCAAATAAAGGCGACAGTAGAAACCACAAAATTATTAATCCCAAAATAATTAATATAAAAAATACTGGCATTTAATTATTCTCCCTTTTCGTATTATATTTTTCTTGTTCTCTCATTAATTTGATACAAAGCTCAACCAATCGTTCTTTTGAATATGCATGTAGTTGTTCTCTTAATTCCTGAATTTGTAAATTTTCATTCATTTTATTTATTCTCCTTTAAAATTCTGTATCTCCATTACACATTTTTATTTTTTTCAATCTCCTTTCTATTTGTGCTATTTATTGTTTTTTTCATAGCCCTGTAACAACATTCTCTCTTATTACAACTTTTACTTGTGCACATTGTAATATCAAGCATTATTTACATTTTCCTTCTTCTTGTTTTCTGTAAATTTTAAGAAATTATCCAAATCTCTCTTCATGTATCTGTAATTAACAATTTGTGATGGACTAAATTCCCTTTTGTTTTTTTGATATCTCTCCAACCATTCCGCAAATTCTTCATCTTTGTCTAAGCGATAAGCGTATGCGGTTAATGCAATAAGTGCTGCTGTACAATTCTGATATAAAGTAGAATCAATTCGAACATAAGCATCAACAAACTCCTGATACTCTTCAATATCTTCTATCTCTATATCATCACCGACAGTTGTTTTAACAAAATCTAATACATCAGGACTACCTGTATTCTGTTCCAATATATCTTCATTTGCTACTTTATTATTCTCTGTTTTAATTAAAACATTTTCATTTTCATCTTCTACCTCAGAAGATTCTTCATCCGTTTCAGAATAAGTTTCTTCCTTATTACATATAGTTTCGTTCTTATCTTCTGTTGCATCTGTTATATGTAAATATTCCTTCATAAGCTGTTCAATCATATCCAACTTAGCATTAACAACCTTCTTATCCTTAGTTCCCTTATTACCATCATAAGTATCAAAACTTTCGTTTTCATATTCTGCAAAAGTCTTACTATGTAATGTTCTCTGAAATTCTTCAAGAAAATCAGTAAATCTTATGTCTTTAATTCCAAACTCAGTGAATTTGTGAAAAGCTGCAAACCATATGAATGAATTTTTAGCATTAAATAACTGCCCTGCTGTATCCTGGTCAATTATTTTATATAACCTATTAAGTTCGCTCTCAAATGTATCAAATTCTTCTTTTGTAGCATTGTCATTAAGATATATACTCATCTGTTTTGCTTTTTTCCAATTATCAAGATGAAACATTGTCATAATAGACTCACATACAATTCTATTGAAAACTTCCTTTGTGTCTTCTTTCGGATTGTAATTTCCGCAATCTTTAAAAAAACGATTATTTGTAAGATTCTTAATTTCAGGTGCTATCTTCCAAGCAGCTAAAATATTTTTCTGATTTACATTCATGCTTGTCTGTCTGTTATATCTTGCAATATGGTAAGCAATCTCCTCATCCGTACAATCAAGATGTTTAACTATATCAACAGCATAGCTATCGAATTTTTCCTTTAATTCATCTGGTAAATCTTTGTACTTTTTACCTCTAAGATCATATTTAATAACTCCAACTTTTCCATTCTCATCAACTCCCTGATAGTACATAATTGGCATTTCAAGACTCTTCTTAATTTCAAAAGCATTATTCTTAAATGATTCAAGAACAGTTAATCTCTGCAATCCATCAATAAGCCAAAGAATGAACTCTGTTGAGCTTACAATCTGTTCGCATATCTTAATAGAATCAATATCTTCACCTTTAATTATAGTGGCAGCAAGCCCTGACTTTGCCTCATCTGTCCATTGATCAGGTTTTCTTTGCAAAGGATGATTCTTATTAATCTGACCTCTTTTAAACTGGTTAAGTAATGTTCCTAACATCATCTGATCTTTTTTTACTTTGTCTCTTCCTACCATTGTCATAGCTTGTTTCCTCCTAATTAAAATAAAATTGATATGTATTCATACTTTCTTAATCCTGACAAACAGTCATTATATTCGTTTGCGGTTATATGTAATATTTCTAATATCTCGTCTTTCGTATACTGCTGAGATAACAATCTCGCTACCCTTTCCTGTTTTCGTGGCAATTGTTGCAAATATAATTCAACCTTATCAGTATATTCTTCTGTGAATATTTCTCTTTCTACATTCTCTCTTGAAGATAAATTATCTTTAATATTTTTTACCTCATCTGTATTCATATCTAATGAGACATTCATGACAATTTGAGGATTACCCTTTTCATCAAGAATTAATTTCCCATTTTCGTCTTTTAAGAGATTATTACGCTTTAATCTATATTTATTATCTCGCATCCATGTGCTTGTCTTTCTCATGATATTTCCTACAAGAAATGTTTCTAAACGAGCTTTTTCATCATTATATGTAATTAATGTTTCTATGAGACAATCAACCGCCACATCATATAACTCATCATAATCACTTCTATCGAACTTCCCGAACCAAACTTTATGACATATTTTTTTGAGTTTTCTCATATCATTTTCCATATACGAATTAACAACAGTCATCATTTCAGGACTATTGTTAATAATCTTCATCATCTCTTTATTAATCATTTCATCTACCTACCTTTCGCAACTCCTTATTTATGTATTCTCCAAAAGTCAGTTCAGAATTCATAATTTTAATATGCTTAGTTTCTCTTTTACATTTTGGACACTTACAATATCTATCATGTCGATTTCTTTCTCCCGGCTGAAAACTCATAGTCTCTACCATAGGAATTAAACAGTTTCTACATATCACCATAATTAATCCTCCAATATATCATTAGCCATTTTCCAATATTCCGTTCTTCCCTTGTAATCATCGCTAGTGATTTTACTAAGTTCTAATTTTATCTTCTCGATGTTATATCCTTTGGCTATTGCTTCTTGCATAACCTGAACATATCTTATACACTGCTTTATTCGTTTATGTTTATCACGAATATCATCAAGCAAATATCCTATCTTTGCCACTTTATGAGCTTGTGGCTTCTTACCATTATGTACTTTTTTATATTTTTCTAATGCATGATTAATATCACTTTCTGCGCTATCACATTTTGATAATTCGGTATTTAATAAATTTTTATATGTAAAAAGTTGATTATCGTTCCAACCTGCTAACCCCAAGATGGAATTGGCTTCTGATTCAATCTTATCTAATAAAGCATAATCGAAATTACCTTCATCTCCTGTATAGACATTTGCATTTCCTCTATAATAAAGAGATTTATCAGATTTCTGCCCTGTATCCACATCAATAAGATTATATTTTTTAATCCATGAATATTTCTTTCTACTGTTCTGTACTAACGACCTTGCTTGTTTGTAAGTAAACCTCTTAGCCATAGAACTCGAAGTCGTTATCATATACTCACCTAACTTCATAGGATTTTCCATAACATAATTCTTTCCATCTGTTAAAATAAACAAAAAAATATCACTCCTCTCTAATTTTAAGCGCACCTTAATAAGCTTTAGACATTTAAGGAAGTTTAATAAGTACCTTTTTGATATCTAAAACTTGAATAAATATTTACTTTTTGGTAATAAATGGAAATAAGTTGCTGAATTGCAAATGAAATCGTCCAATATTATTGATTTTGAATATAATATGTAATATAATTTAATTGCAATTAGTCAACTAAATTTATTTCCTTTTTTAGTTGTATGATTGTATATGTATTTGAACAGAGTAAGTAGAAAGTGGTTGCAGCCACATTTGAATCGCTTGCTCTGTTCTTTTTATACTATAAACACGAACATACATTCTTGTCAATACAAATCGAATAAATGTTCTAATTTTATTTTTTCAAGTCCTATTTATTGGACTTAGTGGAAATTTAATATTATGAATCATTTCTGTTTGCATTTCTAAACACAAATGCCCAAAAAAATCATTATCGAAATAATCAACTGTACTTGCTTTATTAATTATTCTTTTTCCTTCATCAACAGAAATCTCTTTTGGTTTTGCATGTATAAATGTAACTCCGCTAAATGAATCTATCCATATCTTACCAGGTGTAGCGTCAATCATTTTTTTTGCTTCTTCTTTACTTACAAACATTACGCAAGTACCTCCTCCAATTTATATCCTGTTCCAAAGAACAATCCATTAAAACATGTCTGGTCAATAATCTTCCTGTCTTCTTTTCTTGTGACCGTACCAAGTTTCTCTGTTACTTCTGTTTTAGAAATAGTAATTATTTGTTCTCCCATAACCATTGAATATAATTGCAATCCATTTTCTCCATCGGCTTCAAGACATCCGTGAACCGGCATATTTATTTTCTTTATTTTACTTGTCAAAGGCATCACTGTAATTATCGTAGCGTGTTTTGTTCCTATCGGATTCGACACGATAACATATGGACGTTCTTTTGTTTGCACAGAACCTGTTCCTTCATATTTTATTTTTGCTAAAACAATATCATATCTTTGTAAATCCATATGTATTTCCTCCTCTCCAAAAATATTTTATGTATGGACTACCTTTGATATTTCATAGTATATACTTCAATATATATATTGTCAAGCATTATTACAAATATTTTTTATATTTATTTTTTTGAATATATATGTTATTATATATACATAGGAGGAATATAATTATGAAATTATCTATCCAAAATAAACTAAAAGAAAAAAATATGACACGCTATGAATTGGCAAAAAAAATAGGGGTAACATATCCTACGATTGACAAAATATACAAAGGTGAATCAACTTCTATTAAATTCGATATTTTAGAATCAATTTGTAAAGAACTTGACTGTTCTCCTATTGAAATACTCGATTCGGATGATACACAAATGAAACGATTATTAGCTTATGCAAATGAATTTTATAAATTAAATAATAAGGACGATACTCATTAATCTGTATCGTCCTTTACATATCACATATTGTTTAATACATCCTTCATTCCTACTGCACCGTTTGCATAATTATTAACTGTTGTATTTACACTACTATGTCCAAGCTGTTGCTGCACAAATGCAAGATTTCCATTCTGATTCATTATACTGGCATAATAATGTCTCATCATATGTGGAGTAATACCATTTCCATAATTCTCAAATATCTGTTTGATATTTCTCTCTGTTGTACGTGTGCCATTTTTATTAATAAAAACTGCCTCCGTATCTACAATATTATCTAAAGTATTTCTGTATTCTAACCATTCGTTTAAAGCCTTTAAAGCTGATCCGCTAAGATATACAGTTCTATTTTGCATTTCTCTGTACACACCTTTACCGAGAATAGTAATGTATGGCATTTCTTCATCTAAATGTAAATCTGATAAGTCCAAACCCGCAAGTTCCGACTCCCTTATTCCAGTTCCTCTTAATACACGAAAGATTGTAATATTTCTATTCCTTACTGGGATATCCTTTTTCCACATTATTTTCTCTTCCATATCATTAAGTTGCTTTTCTGTTGGAAGTTTTTTTGTTAAATTATTTCCAGATGGAATTCCTTTATATTTAATCATTTTGTAAAAATCTTCTATCTTACTATAAACTTCTCTTAATAAACAATCTCTATATGAATAAATATCCTGTATAAAACTTTTAATGATATTTTTTCTTGTTTCCGTTGTGGTTGGTGACATTCCGTTCATCTCCTTATATCTAAGATATGAACTAATATTTTGTGGTCGCAAATCACTAAAATCAGAAACTTCTATTTCAGAAATTAATTTCTTATTAATGATATTATTTTCAATTAACCACTGTAAAAAATCTTTAATTGCTACCAGATAATTTAACGCTCCATTTTTGCTTTCCAACTCATTTAAGTAATCTCTTAAAAATTGTGGTGCATTTAACTCTTCTAATTTTTTATTAAGCTTCTCTGCGTTTTTATTTTGCACTTCTATCTTGTAACACATAATTATCAACCTCACTTTCATAATCGTCTATGTAATAATTCTCTCTTTTAATCTTTGCGACTTCAAAAATCTCGTCATAAGAGTCACAAAATCTAACCTCAATGCATTTTGTGATTTCACCACATCTCAAACAATATAGGTCTTTGACGTGTTTTCGTTCTCTTTGTCGCTGCCTTTGAATGCCTCTAGCTAACATATTTTCACTCATACACCTCATACATATAAATCTACTTGCATACTTGGGATTTCCATTTTTATATCTGCTCAATTCATAATTCACCTCATTTCCGCAACAAAAAAGAAGTGGTTTATTTCCACTTCTCCAACAATTAAATTTATTTTTAATTTTTCCAAGGATCATGTTTACTCAAAACATTTTTGATTTCATCAATCATGCCATTCATATATTCGTCAGATTTTGCTTTGATGTAGCCTTTCGCCGAATCAACATCCACTCCAATATCAATTACATCTTTATTATATGGATTGCCTGTTAAATCTTCTCCACAAGAAATCCTATCAAATGGAATATCATAGCATTCTCCCGAATTACCGTCTACACAACTAAAAGTTAATTCTGTATTTTCGTCATAACCAATCTCATTAAGTTTATTAATTAAATACACTACCTTCATATAAATTACCTCCTGCTTTTTGTTTTAACATTTTAAAAACATCTGATTTATTGAAATTTTTTAAATTCCAAGTCCAAAGTACAAACATTTTTATTGACTTTTTTATTTTTTACATAGTATTTCTCATCAAAATCATCACCAACATTAGGTATCGTTTGTTCATCAAAATCATTTAAGTATTCTCTTGTTGCTCTCAATGGAATATTTACCACAACTTTCATTTCCGATCACCTTATCCAATAAATTGTCTGCTTCAAATTCTCCTTATATCTTATATTATACACGTTAATTGTGTAATAAGATAAATATTCATTTTATTTAATTTAATATAATTACCAGATAAAACTTACCACGAAATAACATAATAATTATTTTCACAACTATTTATCTTATATCCAAGAAAATCTAGTTGTCTTAATACATTATTAGAATCAATTCGAATTTTGGTAGAACATTTTCGATTTAAAATACATCTTTTTATTTCTAATTTAATCTTTTTAAGTTCATATAATTCAGTTTTACTTAGTATTAAGCTTTGCTTTCTTGCTTCTTTTGCACTAATCATTATAATTCACCTCCCTTGAAAGCAATTTTTCTTTTGGTTATTCTTCCAACATCTTCTCAACCTTATCAAGCTGTGACTTATCCATTGACTTTCCAGTTCTATTGAGCATTAAGAAATATTTTAATACTGCTTTTCTATCTGCTTCTCTTACTTCTCCTTGCACAATATGATGATTTAAGAAAACATTCTTATCTTTAGCCGATAAGTCATTGTAATAAACTCCGTTATATGGAAATCTATTCTCATAAAAATCAATAATTGTGCTTAATCTCTGCTTTCCATCAAGTATTTCATATGCATTACCTGTCTCAGCCCATTTCTTATCATCCAAATGAATAAAAGTAAATTTACCTATATCAATATTATTAAATACACTATCTATAAGTAACTGTTTATCTTCTAACTCCCATACATATCCTCTCTGATATTCAGGATTCATATCTACCCCAAATGCATAATATTTATGGATAAGAGATTCAATCATTGAATTGACAAAATTGATTTTTACATCCTGATTTTTACTAAACCTTGAATTTCCATTAGTAAGTGGTCTAACACTAGTCCATCCAGCAACTCTATATATTTCTCTATCATAAGGATTTCCATAATTTTTTTCAGTAGAAATACAATGTAATCCGTACACCTTTCCATTATATAACACTTCTTTTACTGTACAATCCTTTAATGCACCATATTTTACCTTATCTCCTACTTCAAATCTATAAGTTGGTTCATTCAGATGTGGTACTTCATCTTTAATAAAACTTAATTCATTTTCTCTTTCTTGTTGTAACTGTTCTTCTATGGTTAATTCTTTATTTACTTTCTTTCTCGCCATTTAATCATCTCCATTCTATTTACCAAGAAATCGTCATTTAATCAGCTAACGATAAAATATCATTTTTATCAAAGCCAATCAATTCATCAGATTCTATAATATCAGCCAATATATTAACAATTTCTTTTTGTGCTTCAGAATCCCATTCCATAAGCTCCTCTTTTATTATCTTTGCACCATTTGATTTTGCAATATAATAATCTTCCAGTGTAGCAAAGAAAAATTCATATTGACTATCAAATGGTGGCATTTTACTATTCTTCATATCATTTAAATATTTTAATGTTTTTTTATTTTCCATCTACATTACCTCATTTCATCAATTCTTCAACTTCCTGCTTCATTATACTAATTTCCGACAAATCGTACCGCTCAATCATTCTCTCTAATTCATCAGATAATCCAGTCATTTGTGATAAATCCTCAATGGCTCTTTCCATATGTTCATAAGCTAAATCTAAATTATTCCACACAGTATCTAAGTTATTTTGCGTTTTATTAATTCGACTCATTTGTATCACCTCATTCAATCTCTTTAATCATCTTCTTAACTCGTTCAATCTCTTCATTTGTATGTGGTGTGCCACCTGCATTCATATCCACATACCATTGAAGGACTTCTTTTTTTGTTTTTAAATTGTTTTGATAAACATAGCATCCGTATTTTGAAGTTGCGTATTCTATTTTCCGCTTTGGAAATTCAAATTCGTCAAAATATTGTCCAAACACTTTTAATTCATTATGAACAAATTTTTGTAGCGCAGTTGTTCTTTGTAGTCCATCTACACAGACATATTCATTAGTAACTTGATTCCAGTTAAAATAAAAATCTCTTCCAGATTTTCCACCTTTTAAAATAAACTCAACATATTTACTTTGCTGAATCTCTGTCCAAACATGTCCTCTTTGAAAATCTGGATTCATTTCAAGATGATATTTTTCTATCTCATTTTCAATATAATCAACATATGACAAAAAACCATAACTAAAAGGATTTATTAATCTGCATTCTGTAAAACTAGGTATCTCATTCCATTTCATGTGCAAACACCTCTTTTAATTTATTTTTTGAAGCCATTTTACAGATATATGCCTACAATCATCAGGATTATCTTCATTATCAAACTTTACAATAGCTTCTTCATCGCTATTCCAAGCATACTCTACAAAAGTTCCTACAAGTTCTAATCCTAAGTGAACAATTCTATCACCTTTCTTAAATTCCATTTATGTCACCTCATTCCGTACAATACTCTGTTATAAATTTATTCGTAAATAAAGCAAATGCTGAAACCTCTGGGTCTGAATTAAACGCAGCTATTGCTCTTGCTAATCTGACCTGACAAGATTCATCATCCATCATTTTAGCACCACTGTAACTCTGTTCTAAATATTCTAAAATCTTCTCTTCTTGCTTATTCATTTATACCACCTCTTCCAATTTACCCATATAAAATTGACTCTAAATCATCAATTACAATTTCCATCTGTCTTTTTACTTCTTCTTCTTTAATTTCTGTAAGAGATAGTTTATAATCTTTAATTTTCTCTTCAATTTGATCACAACACCATGTAGGATTATTTCGTTTTCTATCCATCCACATCACCTCTCTAATCTTCCAAGTAAATCATTCTTTCATTGACTTATTACAACAACTGTTCCAACTAATTCCTCTACTTCTTCAAGTTTTGATGCATAAGCATATAAGCATTTAACACCAAACATATCTGATAAGTTTGTATAAATTACAATCATATTCAATGGCAGACTATCATTTTTATTTACCTTTTCTTTTACATCATCTACTACAAAATCGCAGAATTCTATAACACTACATTCATCATCATTAATATGACAACAATTCTCAAATGGCAACATCGTATTATAATATGAATAAATTTCAGCTCCATTGTATTTCTGAATTGCATTTGCAATCTCTGATTTACCAGATTTTCCTGTAATCTTAATCATTTTTATTTTTACCTCATTTCAAAAGACATGAAAGTCGAATTTCTAATTACTCACTATCTTATGTTTATTTATATATTCCCATGTATAAGATTCCAAATCATCATCAATGTGGAACGGAGTTACATTTTTATATCCTGCACTAATCAACTCCTGCACTCTTTCTTCATAATTACAGTCACATTCATCAATCCAAGGTTCTTTGTCAGTAAAACCATTCCTGTTTTGATCGAAATATGCAATTGCAATCAATATATCACCTCATTTCAAAATGTAGAAGAATGTTAAATTTCTTTGGCATTACATGCTATCAAATAAGTCATTAAACATGGAGTTTATTTCACGCTTATATTTCCTATCGGCTCTGCTCATAGATGCATGTTTAAGTTGATTTTTTTTGAGTCTGTTTTTCTTTTGTGTATATCATTTTCCCAATTACTTCAGCAGCTTCAAAAATTTCATCATTCTCACCATCTGGCATCATACTTGATAATTCGTCATAAGCTATTTTTAATGCTTCTAATTGAGTCATATAATATTTCTCCTTTTAATTCACAAGTAAACTTAGATTTCAAAGTATTTTTCTTCGATCATCAATCCAAAAGTCATATCGTATTTTGCATCACAAATAACATGATTTTTATAAATTCTATAACCCCTCTCCATAACATACTTTACAGGGAATGGGCATTCATACATATCTAAATCTCCATTTTCCTCGGCTTCGTTTAATAAACATTCGGGAACTGCCATTATTACATGACCAGTCTCGCCATCTTTATAGTAGTAATTAAACTCGCCAAGTTCTTCTGGAAGTCCAGCATAGTTGTCTTTCTTTACTCCACTAATTCCATTATGTGATCTACGCATTTTTTATTTCCTCAACTTTCTTTTTATATTCTTCTTTTAGCTTCAAATATTCTTTAATTTCTAAAGCTTGTTCATCTGTAATTATGACTTTTTCGCCATCAGGATAAATTGAATAATTACCTGCTTTTCCATATATTTTTTGATTCCATCTATGACCTTTTAATATTTTTGGCGCAGATGGTTTTATTATTTCGGCTATTTTAGAGCGTTTTTCTATCCATTCTTTATGCTTATCTGCTGCAATTTGATAATTTACCATCGAAAATAATCCTTTTTCTGAAGAGATATTTTCTGCTCCTATTGATTTTGCTTTTTCTATTTCATTTTGTAATTCATTAAATTCTATAATCTTATTCCAACATAAAGGTGATTTTTTTATCGAGAAATAATCTTCTGCTGTTTCTCTTTCGCTCCATCCATATCCACCCAATGATTTTATATCATCTTTATAAGGCTTTGTGTTTCCGTCAAACCATACATATAATAAAATATTCCCATTTTCGTTATTAATATATGGTAAAACAGTAACATTAAAAGTAAATGGGGTGTTTTTTGCTTTCTTTTCCATTTGTTTTTTATAACACTCTTTACATAAGCCATATGACTTAAAATATTCTATTTTTCGTTCCCTATCAGAATTTTTCCCGACAAGATCAACAACATCTTCATGACCACAACTCATTAATATTGTATATTTCATTTTAATTACTCCTTTCCTTTCCACAAGAAAACTTGGTTTCCTGTGCCTATTCCAAACCAATCATTTTCTCAAAATACATTGCAGCTTTACCATTTCCACCCTCATGTTTGTATCCAATACATCCAATCAATGCAGAATCAATAGATAAGTACGAATGGTTTATGTCGTTGTAGTTAATGTATCCGTGATAAAATGTTTTCTTATCTCTTTTATCAATATACTCTACAATCTGATATTCTCCAATGCAATGAATCTTAATCACATTACCCCATGTAAATTCTTTTTCTATCAGTTCCAATTTTTCATCGTGTGTTGCTTCTCTTACATCACTGTCAGTAATTGTATTTAACTCGCTAAAATAACACCTTCCATAATTACACGGATGGAACTTAAAATCATTTTCGCTTTTTACTACTGTTCCAATCTGATTTTTATATACAACAATGTCTCCATATTTCATATTCATCACTCGCTTTCTTTATTATTATTATTATACACTACTTCTTTTGACTTGAGAAGTATAGAACAAGTCGAATGCTTCATATCAGCACTCAGATTATTATTTATTCAGTCGCAGGATAGTAACCATTCTTTCTAAGAAGTTTTCTTACATAATCCAATCCCTTCTTAGTTGCATATGTAACAGATCTGATATTTCCATCATGACAAGGTGTTTCTTTTACAGCAAATTTGCCTTCTTTTCTGAATCTCTCATAAGGTACATTCACCATATCTTTGTCATAGAAGAATACTTTCTTATTTCTAAGAAAAGCAAACAGCTTGTATTCTCCAATACCAAGCTCCTTTGCCATTGTATTAATACTCATAAGTCCTTCGGTGTTCATCAGGTCATCATAGAACGCTTTAAGTTCTCTATTCTGCTTAATCAAATCATTGACCATTATTGTCTGAGCTTCTTTTGAGAATGATGGAAAATATTTCTGAACCATTTCCTCTTCTCTACCTTCTTCAATGTAAGCACCAGTTGATTCGATTCTCGGTAAGATTTCATCAAATATCCACGATTCAAACTGATCTGCTGATTCAAGTTTTGACTTTACAATCAATCTGTAAATATCTGACTTTGAAATCACCAACATCTCCTGTGAATTTCTCGCTTTATGTGCCTTCCCATTTTGGGAACTCACATCAATTTCTGTTTTAAAAGCCCTCTTACAATGTGTTGATACCGCTTTAGCTGCATTCGAATATCCCAATGCTTTTGCAATATCAATTCCGACAAAATAAACCTGTCCATTTACATTTACTGTACGAACAGTTCCAAACTGCTCACTAAAAAATTCCTGAATCTTATTCATATTATATCTTCCTTTCTTATATAAATTTGTTGATAGCCTTCTATAGTTTTATTCTCTATTTGCTCGCAGACTATCGAGAGTATTCCAACTCCATCACGACAGCTTTTACAGATAGCCAATCTGCTATTTAATTTTCAATGTACGCAATTCTTGTTTGGAAAATGTGACTTGAATAAGTCCAGAAAATACGATATAATATGTAATGACTAGGACTTAGGTTCAAGTTGTGTTAAGAGTAGGTTTTCGCTTTGGACGGTGGAGAACCTGCTCTTTTTATTTTCCATTATGAAAATACTTCATTTCCAGTTTAAAGTCTTCGTCAATATAGCCTTGCATAAATCTTTCCAATACAACATTGATTGGGATTTTTTGCTCTTTACATTTTTCTCTAAACTGTTCAAGTATTTCTTCATCAATGGAAGTATTAAATGCCTTCTTCATATTTGATACCTCCTTTGATATTGTTATCTTAACATATAATGTTGTTAAAGTCAATATATGAATTGTGTTTTTCAACAAAAAACAACCGCCAGTATTTTACTACTAGCGGTTTGCGTTTATCTGCATACTATATATTGTGTTTTATACATTATCCAATCACAATATATTGATTAAATTTTCCAAAGAATCTATTATTTACTTATCACTATATCTGTTTCAAGCATTCTTCATATGATTTTTTCAAACTAATGAAGCTTTCACTACTTCCACCATTGTCAGGATGAACTATTTTTAATAACTCTTTATATGCCCTATCTAATTCTTCTTTTGATGGATAATCATATTTAAAACCAAGATTTTGAAAACATTGTGGCAGCAATTTTTTCTCAGGTAAATATTTCATCCCTGATATCCATACTGAAAAATCATATATATTTCGTTCTGACATTCGTGCCAAATCTTCTAAGGTTAATACAAGTTGAGCTAAACAATCTGTACCATATGTTAATTTATTTTCTTCCGTTGCTTTGTGGTCAAATTTGTAAAACTCTCCTTTATAAGTAAATTTTATATAAGCGGAATCTTTATCCCAATTATACTCATAATTATCCACTTTGAGTCTAGTCATTACTTTTGATAGCTTGTTGATGTAATATTCAATTCCCTTATATTGTGGATTTTTTGCAACAAGTTCCTCGGATAATTTCTGTACACTAATGTTCTCTTCTGAAATAATATTGTATTGTTCATCAACTTCTACTATTTTAAATCCAGAAGCCTTGTTGATGTTTGCGCATTCATCTACAAGTTTTTTTAAGTGTATTTTTGCATTTTTTGCATTTTGAAACTTTTTTGCTTTTTTAATATTAAATAACGAAACATATTTTTGTTTATTTTCTTGGTAGATTTCGTAATAATATTTTTCATCATCCTTTCTATTTCTATAATCATCCTTTATATTTAATATTTTTATTGCAAATTTTGTCTTCATAAATATATATTCCCCTTAACAATCATGGTCGGCTTCTCTGATAACTCTTTTAGGATAGTCACATATTTCAAAATTAAATGTATCATCATCTTGGTGTTTTTCCCTTATTTTTTGTAATTCCTTTGCCTCCTTTTCAACGCAAATTGGAACTTGATAATGATAAAATGATGGAGAGTGACCAAAACCCGCATAACTCTGATACCATTTTGAGCATGAACTTTTTATTTTTACTGTTACCCATCCGGGTGTTAATGAATCATCAAATTCTTGCTCTTTTTGAATATAGTTCCAATCAATTGAGCAGACTGATTCAGGGTCTTTATTTTTCATATCTTCATAAGCCCTTCTAACTATCTTTGCTAGTTCAATTGCTCTTTTTTCATCTTCTTTTGTTTCAGACTTTAGACGAAGACGTTCAGCTAAAAGCTTCTCAGCTTCTTTATTGACACAATCGTATTCGCTCATATCTGTCTTTGATACTTTTCCATTATTTTTAAATACATTATATTCTTGTTTAAAAATATAATATTCCTCAGTATAATCATCGTAATCCAAGGTGATTTCCTTAGTTTTCTTATTTTTGTAGTATTCCACTACAATTTTTTCTTTTATCATTATACTCACTTCACTTTCTTTCGATTATATTAAACTACCAAATCCCTCTAGTATTTTTTTGAATTCTACAATCATTTTAATTTTTTCTTGACTTTTGCCTAATAATTTATTATTATTTATTTGAGTTTCAGGGAAACTATATAGTTTCAAGTTGAAGCGTTATGTCTGCGGACTTAGTGGGTAAGTCCCAATAAGCTGTCTGTTGTTACAGACAGCTTATTTTTATTTGACATAATAGTTATTATACACAACTCATCCATTTATTTATAATAAGATAAAAGATTACGATATTGCGCTGGTCTAATAATGTCAACGCTCAATATCGGCGCTTCAATAAGTTCTACATTGTTGTCGGTACAAAATTGTTTTAACAATTCTATACCATTAAGTTCTAATGAAAAACGCGCGAAACCATTTCCGCCTACACAAATTTTCCCTATCATATTTTCATCATGTTTTTGATTGAACTCTTTTAATTTATCTTTTAAGTTATACCCATCTCTCAAATAAGTATAAATATATATTGTGTCCGTAATTATTTTTGCCTTCATTCTTAATCACTCCTTTTACATCGTTCATTAGTCATCGCCCCACAACTTTTTAGTTACATTATTATCGCTTGGCATTGAACTACATTTTAGACATCCGAATTTTAATTTATTAAATTCTTCCTTTGTAATTTCAATTCCCATATCACCCTCAACAGTCGTATTGTAATCAAGTTTTCCTTGACATTCTGGACGGAAATACCACACTCTATAGAACTCTTTACCAGTCTTACTATTTTTCCCACTAAACAGACAAGTAATTGTTCTTCCTGAACTAATCTCAGTTGTAACAAATGTTCCGAAATAAGGATTGTATTGTTCGTATACATTATATCCACGCTTAATGTTATCTTGTTTGTCACGTTCACTATACTCTAATAACTGTTGTGTACCCCTTCCATAAGAAGTGTCATACACTTTACTGCTATTCATACCAACAGTTGAATATAACTTAACTCCGTTTCTGTCAGTAGTTTCAACTCTCTTTACTCGCTCACCATTGATATATTCGTTACACAATCTATCTGCATAATGAACATTTCCTTTTTCATCAACTGTACGAGTAATTTTCTTCATATCATAGTTATCTTTAGCTGCCTTTGCAGCACTTCCTGCATAAATTCCTAAGAATGCTAACAATCCTCCAAACATATTAATCGACCGCCTTTCTATCTTCTCCATTTTTCCATTTCATCTACAGACTTTTTATCGAGATTGTTATACATATCTCTTCTTTTTCTTGCCTCTTCTTCCTTACCACTTCTCCAAAATGCAAACATTAATACTAAAAATATTATACTTATAACTGTACCCATAAATTAAATCCTCCTATTTAACTATTCACGTCTCATTGTTACTATTCTAATTCTATCATACAATCTTAAATTTTGCACTATATATCCAAGTATTAAAATGATTCATATTTAGCAACTTTAATGCATCCTCAAAACCTTCAACGATATCCGTTGCAAACAAAAATCCTTTACCGTATCCCTCGTAATTATTATTAGGGATAATTGTAAGATACTTTCCATTCTTATGTACTTCATGTCCTCTCTTAGACATTTCCTTTTTAAATTCTTTGTAATCAAACATAGTAATTATCATTCCTTTCCATAAAAATAAGAAATTGAATATTCCAACCTCTTACATATTCTCCAAGTAAATCGTCGTTTCTTTGGTTTTTTATTCCTTATAGTTTTTAGCCCGCAAAACACTCCCATCATTGTTACAGGTTAATTCAATTCCATATTTTGTTTTGAACCACAATTCTAGCCATTCGAGAAAATCCCTTGTTACATTAATAATGCAGCTATCAACGCAATTCATATTTGGCAATGCAACTTGCATTTGTGGAATGTGTGAATATTCTGTTGCTCCTTCATATTCATATCTGAATGGGCAACCTTTTACGGCTAATTCGTTATTTAACTCTATTACCATTTCTCTTGTTATCTTCATATAAATCTACCTCTATTCTTCTAAAGAAACTCTTGTTTCATACTTTGCATTCTTTGTATTCTCTTTCAGTTAATAGTCCTTCATCGCACATATCTTCAAGCGTTCTATATACAGCGTTTGCTCTCCAACTTGCATATGAAAAACCATCAAATTCTCCAATAAGTGCATCTCTGTTTTCTTCACTTTGTTTTTCTAATTTTTCTGCTAATATGGAATTACGAAAGAAATATGCTTTATACATAGCTGCTTTAATTCTAAGATTCTCAACTTCATATTCCTGAGAAACTAATTTCTCTTGAGCTTCTAATAACTGTAACCCCATATTTCCTAATGGGCTTCTTTCAATTCTGTTTCCAAAATAAGTATCATTCATATTTGTCACTCCATTTCTATATTAATTCATCAACTTCAACTACATCAGGATTATCACTAAACCATGAATCATTCTCTGCAATTTCATTTAACTCAATAAAATCTCTTTCGGAATCAAAGCAATCGTTGTGTTTCAAATAAGCTGCTTTTACCTTTTCTCTTGCGTCTTCATACGACTCCGCCTTTACAATCCCAACAGCCAATTCTTCAATTCTGTATGCATATAAGTTTGTAATATTTAGCATAATCATCACCTCTTTATAATTTTATCTTTCCATAATCAGGAATCATCTGAATAAACTCGTCTGCATTTGTAAACTGTTCATTGATTTCAACCCAATACTGTTCGTTATTTGTATCTGTACAACAAGCTTCTAATTTAAAATCATGCTGTGCATAAATCGTTAAGCATAGTTCTACTTTCTGAACAGATACACCTTCTGGAACTTCTTCAACAGTTGCGTATTCTTCCAAAAAGCTATCAATTTCGCTTTCTTTTAAATCATAGTTGTAAAATGCCTGTAATGGCTTGTCTGTATTATCTAACTCATTAAATGTAATTTTTGTATAATCTAACATATTCTGTTCCTCCAATCTTAAAATGAAATTGCTATTTCTTATGTTCTAAGGTTCTTCGTCATCTGCGTTTAACCAGTCCATATATAATGCGGTTGCATCATATTCGTCCTCTGTTAAATAACTGTAACTTTCCAAAAATTCTTCTTTTGTAAGGATTTTAAAATCTGCCATTTTAGGAATATCTGTTATAAATGTCTTGTTCATATCAAAATCAATGTCAAAACTAGCTCGACATTCAGAATGATATGTATAAAATCCTTCGAGGTTATTTTCATCATGTTTTAATCTATACAAATCAAATTCTTTTCCGCAATTAGGACACTTTATTTTCATTTCCATCACTCCAATCTATGCTTCATAATCAAATTCGCTTAATCCACCACTTGCAGATACATATTCTGCTACATCTGGAACAAATATCATAAGATTATCAGGATATTTTCTTTCATCCTTAATTGCAAAATATCCTCTTTCTTTTACACCATCATTTTCAAAGTAATAACCAAAAATCATTTCTATTAAATTTTTCATTGATGTTTCTGGTTCGTATTTCTGTTCTCTGATCCATGCAGCCATGTAATCACAATCGCACCATTTCTCTTTTGGATATTTACTATAATCTTTTTCTTCTGTCCATTCTCCTGTCCACTGATCTACCATAAAATCATACCTCCTCAATCTCAATACAGAAATCATCAGGATCATATTCACTGCCTTCAATGTCCCAATCTCTCATGTATTCTTCTTTTGCGTTATTGGCTTCTTCTTCAGCTTCACCATAGGAATCAAATAATCCCCACTCAAAATCGGAGCTGTCTCTTAACTGACCGCCATCATAACTGATAATATATTTGAACATTTCAATCACTCTCCCTTACAATTTTTTAAATAATCAGCTTTCTGTTTTTTATATTCTGCTTCAATTTTATCTAGTCTTTTCTGTTCTTCATCGCACTCTTCTTGTGATTCAAATACATCATAGTAATGTGTATCTCCATCCCAACGACATCGCACAATTTTATCTTTCTCTTCATCCGTTAATTGATATACTCTGTACATTTCTATCATTCTCCCTTCAGATTAGGACACAAACCAAGTCCACCATCAATCTCAGGCACTCTTCTATACGCTCCTCTGTGTGGACATTCTTCTTTTTTACATTCAGTACAATCGCATTTCTGATATTCCTCATAACTCATTTTCCAGTTTGTTTCTTTAAATCTTTCTCTTGTCATCATATTAATCACGCTCCTTTATAAATCTCCTAAAATCCAATTCTCTACAAAATCTAATACAGATTCTGGAAATTTTTCTGCATCTTCATCATAATTAAATGTTCTACCTACAAGTCTTGTTTCAATGCTTTTGCTTTCTTCATATGTAATTTTATATGTTTTTACATTTCCAATTTCTCTTACTAATTCAACTCTTAATACATTCATAGTTTAAACCTCCTTTATACTTCGTTTCCGTCTTCATCTGTTATAAAAGCGACTTCTGATAAATAAATACTTTCAAAAGCTTGATTTTTATATTCACCAGTTCCATTCTTCGCTATTTTCTTTGCCTCTTCTAAAGAAGTTGCTTCAATCGTTTGATCGACTTGTGCAGTATAAGTTACTCTATATTTTTCCTTAATTCCTATAAACTTTTTATATCTATTATAGTTAGGCATGTATTCAAATGACTCAGGTGTAATTTCTTGAATAATATTACTTCCCTTCTGTCCATATTCTTCTGATACAACATAAATATTCTTAGTCTCTGTGTCAAAGAAACTCTGACTTTCCGCAAAGCCCTCAAACATTACAAATCTTTTATCCTGAAACCAATTCTGATTTAACATATTCACTCACTCCTTTAAACCACTCAAATTTATTTGTTACACAATTCCATCTGATAAATCCATTTGTGCCTTCTCTTATATTCTCACGATTTTCCAATACGCATTTAAGTAATTCTTTTGCTAGTTTGTCATTTAATCGCTTTTTATGGCATTTTAAATCATTACCAATATACTCAAACACTTCTGAAATATCTTGAATTGCCTTTGTATATCCTCTAATAAAATCACCAGATAATTTTTCGACTGTCATAACTATTCCTCCATTGTGTAATACAGATATTTATATCTTATATCATCTATATTTCCGTTCCAATCAATATCAAGCCACTTCTGTTCTACAACTAGGATATTATCATCTGTTGCATAACATTTAATAAAGGTATGTGGTTTTACATCTTTGAGTTCCAAATGACTATCTCCATCAAATACCAAATGGTTATTTGATTTTGCCACACATGTTCTTGCATGTGATTTATGTCTTTCAAGTCTTCTCTGTCTTACCGCACCAATTTCTCCATCGTCCATAGCAGGACTAATACCAATAAATAATGATTTACCACTTGTAATTCTTCTAATAAATTCTGCCTTACTAATTTCTTTCACATTCTCTAACATATCAATCAACTCCGTTCTATATTTCATAATCGCTTACTGGTTCTGTATAACCACTATCCAATTTAATTTCCATTGTTTTATAATCATCATAAACACTATTTCGTGTTCCCCTTGTGTGTACAATTTTTGCAAGCTGCATAATTACATATCTGCGTTCACAACCATGTTCATCGTAAACTTTATGTGGATAATACAATGCTCTACCATCGCAAACTGTAAAATCATCAAACTCTTTTCCGTAGAACTGTTCACAATTACTTGCATATACATACCGTAATGCATGATCTCTTATGTATTGTTTCTCATCATTTGTTAATTCATCTGCATTATCTAACAATGAAAAATCAAACAAAATATTTCTCTTACCAGTTTCAATGGAATCAACATATTCCAGGTCATTTTCTTTCGCTGTCTTTTTAGCTGTATTGTATAATTTGTACTCTTTAATTTTCATTTTCATTTATCTCCTATACAAATCTTAATTCTCTTATACCTAAATAACTTGATCTGTATGTCACATTAAAATGCTTTTCAATCAGCGATTCTAACAGACTTAAATTAATTGCAAGCTGTCTATCACAAGCACTATAATCAAGTAGAAAATATTTTCCACTGCAATATGCGATTTTACATCTACCGCAATATTTAATAATCTTATCTTTCATTTCAATTCACTCCTTCCATTACAAAAGGCAGACACAATAATTTGCATCTGCCTTTATTTATTCTCTGTTTTATTGCACTAAAAAAGCAGATACCGTTTTGATATCTGCTTTAGTGATTATAATATTTCATTTTGCTTTTCAAGTAATATAAGCAATGCACTCATTGCCATTTTCTTTATATACTCATCTTCTTTTAATTCCGTTTCTTTAATCGGTTCATCTTCATCAATAAAATCATAGTTAGTGTAAATTGTAACACCTGAGTTGTCTTTACACCACACAGCCACAATAGTGTCGCCACCAAATTCAGCAATGTCTGCCTTTAATTCTTCAATCAGTTCTTCACATTCATAACTGATTCCTATTCCTTGTGAATTATAAAATGCCAACTTTATCATCCTCCAATTTTTTCTATAAATCTAAATCCATTTGCTGTAGTTTTCTTTTTACTGCCATCCTTTCTGTAAAACCAATCACCTTTTACGATTCCTTCTTCGATTGTCTCTGTCGCAGTAGGATGTTTTCTCGTTCCACCCCATTCAAGAAAAGCGCATTTCCATTTTTCTTCCGTTGGTTCAGATTCTTCTTTTTTATTTACTTTATATTCATTGAGCAATTCATCAATCTTATCATCCGTAAGACTTTCAATCTCATCCTCATCTAAAGAATAAAAATCTGTTTCATTATAATGATTACTTGTATGATGCCATGAAGAATAACGTAAACATACTTCCTTTAAAATCTTTACAGGTAATTTCCGTAATTTTTCAATCGAACATTTTAGTTCAATTTCTGATTCTTCTATTGCTTCAAGTATATCTATCTTTCTCCATTTACTTAATGGCTTTTCACCATCTTCATATGCTGCCACTGCATTATTGCTCATTGACCATCCACTATATCCTGCCATAATATACCTCCGTTTTCATTATATCAGAAAAGCAAGTTATTTTCTATAAGAGATTTCGCTTGCTTCTCATATTTTGAAAGTACTCTTTCATTTGATTATTTCCATGCATCATCGCTACAATTTAGTTTTACATCTGTGAGTACATAATCCCAACTTGTACCGTAATGGGTTACACCCCATAAATACATATCAAGTGTTTCATTGTAATACAGTGGATCGTCTGTATATTCCTTAACAATATCAGCTCCGTTTGCGTCCACAATGTACCACTGAAATACTTCTGGTGGGTAATCCTGCTGATTCTGTAACTCTTCAATCCGTGTTTCTAATTCTTCAATTTCTTCCTCAATTGCCTTAAATTCATCATCGACCTCCCCATAAGATTCTTTTTCACTTTCCTTTTCTTCAATCTGATTTTCAAGTTCCTCAATCTCATCAGAGTTATCAATAATTCCGTTTTCCTGTTCCCAATATCCAATGCCGTTTGCATTTGTGATTTCCATAATGCTATTATTCATAACTGCATCGAATTCCTTTGCAAGTGTCGCATAATCAAGATAACCCTGCTCCTTTGCATAATCACTAGCCTCATTGCCACAAAAATATGTACCTACTAATTTTCTTCTACTCATAATTCGTTTCCTCCTTAATTTATGCAATCTCTAAACTGTTCCACCATACTTTGCCTCCACCTTCAATTCCATAGAAGCCAATAAAAGCGTTGATATGTCTCATTGTCGTTGCTGAATACCCATTCCACAATCTCTGAAAAACTCCATTATGTATTCTGCAAACGACTGTATTGTAGCTTGTCAGCTCAATGTCTCCATTGTCTAACTCTGTTACTTTCGCTTTTCCGTAAAATGATTTTCGTATATCATTTACTACAGGCAAATCAAATTGTTTCATGTTCATTCCTCCTTGTAATAAAAAATAGGCAGCTAGGTATTTATTCTCCTAACTGCCTTTGATTTACATTATAAATTATCGTTCTCTTTTAGTTCTTTTAGCTCTGTTAATGCAGAATCGACATCTTTAATAAAAATGTCATTGATTCCTTTTTCATTATATTTTTCAGCTTCGATTTTATTATTAATTAATGAGTTCACAATAATATCAAATGTTTTCTCTGTCATATTCATTTGCCTTCACCTCTTCCTTGTAAATCTTAGTTTCAAGTTTAGTTAATCTTTATCTGCATAATAATCAAAAACCGCCCTGGCTTTTTCTGATATTTCTTTACCAATTTCTTCTTGTTGTGTTCCTCTTGTAAGAACTTCTATTATCATCAAAAGAGCATCCTCCGTGTTGTATCTGAAATCAGTAAATTTTCCATTCAGCAAGTCGCTTGACCATGCACTATGAGCTATGTCATCAATAGTAGGAATATCACTTAATTTTAATATTAGATATTCATGTTTTTTTGATAACGCAAATTTGTTCTTTGGCAATTTCTACACCTCCGTCAAAATTTAGTTTACTTCTGATACTTCATACATCACTGGTAATGCTGTGAGAGGATATTTCACAATATCATCCACATACGGAAAATAATTTCCAACACAGTTTTGTCTACTGTATCTATTCTTTGTCACTTTGACTGTCATGTAAAATTCATCAATATCAGTAACCAAAACTGTTCGTTCAGTATTAGTAATTATCATAAATTCTTTATTCATATATTTTTCTCTTAAACCATTGATATTCATATCTGTTATCCTCCATTTCCCTAGTAAATGCGATTTCAAATGCGTTTTATACCTGAACTACAAGCAATGTCATATCTACTACCAACTTCTTCTCCAAATGTATTTTTATATAATTTTTTAAAAGTATTCCAGTCTTTTGACATGAATTGTGGTAAATATCGTCTTGTATCGTTTTCAGGTAACTCATTATATAAATCTGCATTTAATTCCCAATAATTAAATAACAATTTCTCAAATGTGTTACCAATCATACATTGTCCTTTTTTCTCATTTTCATAAGGATTTGTATTTTCATCAAAAACACTTAATGAAATATTTCCATTTTGTGTTTGAAACATGGCTTGTGTAAAATTATAATCAATTTGTCCATCTTCATAAAATAAACATCTCAAGTCATCCGTATTTTCATATAACAGTCCAAAATTCTTCTGCAAATTATTTTTCAGCCTGTAACATACCCGTCTCGACACACGTTGATATTTACATTGAACGATTGGATATAATTGATATATACCTTTGTCATTTTTTATTATAATCCATTCAAAAGACCATGATTTTTCATCATAATGGCGATTTTCTGCCTTAAAAGCATCTTCAAAGCACTTTTTTACATATTTCCGTAAACTTTCTTCTGAATATTTCATAATTAGTTTTTCCTCACTTTCTCTTTTCTAAAGAAATGCGAATTTCCTATCTTGGCAACATGTAATTGTAATCATTGATTATACTAATCATTGCAAGTTCTTCATCCATCCATCCAGAATCAGGTTCATGAATCTTTTCTAAAAATTCATCTTTTTCCCTTGTAGTTTTGAATCTTCCTGCCACTCTTGGTCTGCCTTCCATATCTTCCCAAGGAATATAGGTTACTGTCCACCCTTTTTCTGCAATAATATCCATTCTGTTTCTCCTCTTTACTCCGAAATCTCTTTATATGCTTCCACTAAAGTGCAAGACAAACCCTGCATTATCTCTTCGCATATATCCACAATATTCTGAATATATGCATTCTCTTCTTCTGCTGTCAAATCTCTTTTCTCTTCTGCTTCTGTTTCACAAATCCAAGAGTCAAGAGTATTATCTGCAATCATTAAACCTCTAATAATATCAAATTTTGTTCTTGCCATTTTTATTTCTCCTTTCTAATGAATCACGCATTTGCTATTCTACAATCAGCTTTATTCGTCAATCTCGTCTGGATAGACTATGACTCCATGTTTACCATTGATTTCCATTTCATAGCAATATACATTATCTATTTCCTTACTATCTACCATTTCATATATAACCCTTTCAATAGTGCCAATAGCACCACCATAAGTTCTTACTCTTACTTCATCCATTTCTGAAAATTCCATATCTGTTCCTCCAATTCTAATGAAATACACATTTATTATGCATTATAATGTTTAGAAATTCTGTTAAACACATCTTCTGCTGTAAGCCATCCTACAACGTCATCACATTCACTTTCTTCATTTGTAAGTAGTCCCATAAGTTCTAACTTATCATCGCTTCTTCCGTAACTTCCATCATGCTCAATTACAGAACAAACAAACTCTCCTTTATTTCTATTTGGATATGCTAATGCAGCTCCATTTAAAAATCCATTTTCAAAAACATACGGAATGCCTGCTACATCAAGTAAATTACGTAATTTATAAATTTCCTTATAACATTCTCTTACCATAATTTTCCTCACTTTCCTTATGAAATATCCATTTACTGTGCCTTTTCAAACTCGTCAATAAACTTTTGTGTAAACTTACCTACTTTGTAAGTTCCATAGTTTACCTTTACCTCATCCGTAATTTCCAGATATCCATTCTCAACCATTGCATCAATCAGATTAGGACAATCTGCACTTAAAAATGATTCTTCCTCATCAAGCGAATACTGTGGGATATTGATTGTAACGTCTCCATAACATTCTCCGTCTGATGTATAAGCAAGAACTGCCTTTCTGTGAAATATGTCTGCGTATGTTGTTACTACAAAATCTGTGATATTATATCCATTTACCTTCATTTATTTGTCCTCACTTTCTTAAACTCTCTTCATCTACAATACAGTAACAACCAAGTGCATCTCCAACTCTGTCATTATCAACTCCAAGCGATGTAACAATTTCGTTAAATGTGCCTTCACTATAATCTTCTCTGTAGATTTCGAGATACTTCTGACCTTTGGTTACATAGTTATCTTCTGTTTTGTTTCTAAAGTAATCCAAGGCATTTTGTAAACAATCTGCTTTTCGCTTTGCATCATTCCAATAAGTAAAATATGTTCCGTGTGACCACTGCTGATCTTCAGGTTGCATTGGATCGTAACCACTTGCTACACAATACTGCGTATCATTTTCGCTTTGCAGTAAAGCATAGTCTCCATTCCGTAATAACTCTATCCATTTCATACTAATCAACTCCTAACTTTTTAATTTGCCTATAACAGTCATACCACCAACGATGTTATGTTTCCGTACTTCTCTTTGCCATAACATCCTATTAATTGATTTCGGCACACTAATTACTTCTCCGTTTTCATTCACAAATTTTGTGTGACTTCCGTTACAATTATGTCCATTATTAAGTGCAAAATATCCGTTTGCCTCTAATACAGGCTTTACAATCCTTGTATCATTTGTCCATCTTCTCTTTCCCATATTGACTCAATCCTTTCCTTATTATAATGTGACCGTATAGCCGTTATCACAGCTTCGTATTTATATGTTGTATGTATTTGGTTTACAATATGTTATTCTCTACTACATCACTTTCGCTTTCACAGTTTTCTTTGTTGTCTTGTTATTTCTGAATGGACTTTCCATTTCGTAACGGACAATCTTAGACAGATAATCAAAAATCTGTGCCTGTGTCTTATCCATGATGTTCTCTACAAAGAATTCAGTTCCCTTGCAGTTTTTAATCAGTGCCGTCTCCATTTCATCTGTCCTGCCTTCACAATATGCGTATAATGTTTTTAATGCCCTAACAACTTTTGCTGTATATGCTTTTCCGTTGTAAGTGTCTGCATATCCGTTCCATTCAAGTTTACCAAGTAATCCAAGCATAGAATCAAGTAAATCGGCATTTCCGTTACACCACTTGATTCCGTCCGAGATAGATGTAAATGTACCAACCACATTTTCTTTCTCATCATCTCCCTTTACTGCCACATTATGTTTTGCACAAATGTCATGCAATGCCACATATTCTGGTTTCTTTGCTGCAAGTGCCGCATGGTAAATGTCCATTGGCTGCATTTTTGCACGATCACTTGACTGACTAAGAAATAAGTCAATCGCTTCTTCAAGACTACATTCCATGACTTCCACAACCACATCTTCTTTGCCTGCCTTGAATGCGCCATAAATTCTATGCTGACCATCAATACAAAGAAGAATTCCATTATGAAGTAATACTTTCGGTTCATCCCATTTATATGAATTATAATTATTACCGATTGCATAAGCTCTTTCCAACTTGATTCGTCTCTGCCAATCTGGAATATGGATTTCTTTTGGATCAATCACCATGAGAAGTTTATCTCCAATTCGTGAATTATTCCGTGCTGCTTTTACCATATTTGCGATTAGAAGTTTCTCATTCTTTCCTGTGAATCCTTCCGCACTCCGTGCTTCCTGCATTTCCATTTCTGCTTCCTTTGCCTTTAAATAAACTCTTTTACACATAATTGTGTCCTCCTTATAATATTTTTTACATAAAAATAACGGCTTGCCTTTCGGTTCGCCGTTTAGTTACTAAAATTTTTAAACACTCCGCTTCGGAGCATGTCCGTTTTCCAACACTCAAAGTTTGGATATTCTGCCTTGTCTACTAAGTCTCTGTAGACCTCATGCATCTGTTTTTCTGTGAAGCATTTCCCTTTAAAGGGTTCTTCGTAAGTGATATACATCATATCTCACCTCTTTCTATTAAATAATTCAGATAATCTTCTTCACTTTCAAACTGCTGATATTTGCCTATTGATGGCACAAATCCCATATAAGCAAATCCGTTATAATATCCCTTCATGTATTATCCTCCTTGCAAAATTCTTTACCTTGTCAATAATTGTTGGCTTGGTTGCTTTCTGCCATTTCTTCCGCCTTTCTGCAAAATACAGACTGTTTTCAACGTTGATATAATCCATCATCTGTAGTGGTGTTAATGAGTTGTATGGAGTTGATAGAGTATTATCTATTATTTCAGCTCCGTTCCCTGCTTTTATAATTCTAAAATTAAACTGCTCCATTTCCCTTTATACCTCCTGTGTCAATCTTGCTGTTTTTAAAATCCGTGTAATTTCGCTTTCCGTTTTTGCATTGGCTATTGCTTCTATAATTTCCATTGTATAACGAAAATCTTTTGCGATTCGTATTGCTTTTCGTTTATAGTTGTACATTTCTCTTGACATAGTTATATTCTCCCTTCTTTATTTTGATATTGTAAATTCGTAATAATCTGTATCTGTGTAGATTGTTACAGTATCACCGTTGATTTCCGTTTCTGTTACCTGATTGAGATTTAAGTAATCGTATTTACTAGGCATATTTCTGCCTATTAAAAAAGCCGTAGCGATTGCTACGACTGCGATAGTTGCATATGTTATTTTCTTTTTCATAGTTGTATTTCCTTTCTTTTAATATTGTTTTTGGGTATAAAAATAGCACCTACCTTTCGGCAGATGCTGTTTTTATTTACACTAACTCAAGTTTCCCAGTTACTAAAATATATCACCCTTATGGGATGTTTATATTATGGCATAACTTGAATCATTTTGTCAAGTGTTTTTAGATGATAATAATATCATCTTTTGGTTTAAATGACAAAGTATTCTATAAAATACTCATCATCGTTTTCATGTTCTTTTTCAAACTTGTTAATCTCATCAATAAGCTCATCTGATGTGGCTGTTGCAAATTCTCCGCAACTGTAACCAGAATTATATATATCGTCCTCATCTTCCGCATAATGGTCATTAAAGCTACCACAGACAGGACAATATTCAAAATCAGCAGTTGTACCATAGGAAACCTCCCATTTTCCGTTTTCAAGACGGCTGTAATCAGTCCAGAACCCGTAACTGCCGCCGTCATTGGATTTTTCTGAATCGTATTCTGAGTAATTATTAAATCTTACTCTTTTAATTCCATTTAAGTCTTCTAGTCTTCTTTTTCCAAAATTTCCAAATCTGAAAAATCTGGATTTACTATGCATACCGCATAGACTCCTATCATTAATTTATCAAAGCTCCTTTCTTTACTGATGATACCTTTTTTGGTATTCATCACCATAATGAAATTATTATGGTCTCTTGACCTTGTTGTCCATGGTGTAAGAAGCCATGCCCTAGAGTCGGTTTGGGTTAGCAAGTGATTATGTTTATTCATCGCTAACGTGATTATATCATTGTACTGTCTTGCCTCATCAAAACTGAGGATTCTCAGCTTCCCTTCCCATTTCCCGAACTCATTCTGACCGTCCAAGGTGTCTAATGAAATCGAATGGGAAATAAGCTTTCCACAAAATTCGGCATTAAGTTTCTCTTCTTCTTTTTTTAACAAAGCGTTTATGTCGCTTTCGTTAAAATTGTTCGTGTTTCCGAACTTATACACGAAATGAATGAAATCAAAAACACTCATAATTTTTGTTCCGAGCTCTGACTGCTCCAGAACAAAAAAATACTTCCCATCGCTTGTTCTAAACGCTTCTCCCTGTTTTACTTCTGCTAATCTCATAATAATACCTCCTTAAAAACAATTAAATTCTCCCTAATGACCGACAACCAATAATGTTGCCTTTTTCATCCCTCAAGAGTTCATTCGGGATGAATACATCTGTTCTATCTTTACATCTACCTGCAACAAGTGCAGATACAAGATAGATTGTGTCTTTTTGAGGAGCTGGTAAGTCCTCGATCTCGCTATACTCGTTTTCCGTTACAGGGATTCCATTTATTTTTCCCTTTGTGACGGTTTTACATGCTACTCTTGCCAATCCAGACGACTCGACTGTTAAGATAACTGTACCGTCTGGACTACAAAAGTTGATTGCGTGTGGTGTCAGGTTTAAAATTTTTGTTTCCATTTTAATTTTCCTCCTTGTCATATATCCGTTCATTAATTGAGCCATCACTCATAACCGAGCAAATATAGGCTCTTTGATAACTCCCCGTGGAATCATAATGGTAGTCATTCTGTTTCTCTTTTTCAAAGGCATCAAGAGCCTCTTTTTCTGTTGAAAAAAATTTCCGTGGAAAATTAAAGAAGTTCGGATTGTCACCTTCTCCTGGAGAGAAGGTTTCTTTGCCTACTAAGTAACCGATTGTTGTATTTTTTGTTTCCATTGTGTCCTCCTTATTTGCCTTGTAGCTGTTTTTTCTTTGCCTGAAGTTCTGCTATTTGAGCTTCAATTGAGGCAATTTCAGCTTCATTCTCGTCAACATAAGCCATAATATCTCCTGGTTGACATTGTAACTCTTTACATATCTTATCTATTATAGACATAGCAACATATTTATTCTTACTAAAATTAGCCATTGTTGACGGACTAATCCCTAATTTGCGTTGCAAGTCTATTTTTTTTATACCCTTAGAAATTAATAACGAATCCAATTTATAATATACTATCATCTTGTTTCCCTCCAATCACCTCCAATATATCATAGCTTACTATAATTATCAAGCTATTTTTGTGTTAATGCATATTATAAAAGAGCAGACTTTTGCGTTGTCTGCCCTTCTAACCATATATTATTTTCCGTTTCGCTTCTGTTCATCGGTTACGGACTTACACCGTAAGACGGAAGGCAGATTATTAGTCTGCCTCCACTCTGCAATTATTCTTTTATTACATCAAGTTCCGTTACATTCACACCTAAAGCAGATAGAATGACTTTTAAATCTCTATAGCGCACCTTCATTGACTTATATAAAGGCGTTTCCTTTTCTGTCATTCCCATCCATTCCTGCAAGCGTGAAAATTCTTCTACACAAATTTTAATTGTTTCCTGGTTATTCATTTCTTCCATCCTTTCACCGCCTTCCTATTTATAGTATAGCGGATTTATTGCGTGTTTACAAGTTGCTTATTTAACATACATTTCACAGAATACAGCCATGAAAAGCTTGTTAAATTGTGCTTTGCTGATAGCTGTTACAAGTGTACTATCATTGACAATTTTCTTACTCTGAGCATATCTTGCACCAAACATATCTGACATATTCTCAGCAAGTTTGCTAATCTGAGCCTGAGAACAATTTTCAATACCAAGATTTACAAGAAACTGCTTGATTGCTTCTAAAAAGTCACCACGCTTATGTTCATTAATCTTTTTAACATAAGCTGGATGCATTGTATCTGGTACGAAGGAATAAGTATCCTTCATAGTTTTGTTTAAAGGCTCAATAATTGTATTATGTTCAGTTTGAGCCTTGCGGATAGCATTATCCGCTTCAACTCTTGAGTATTTTGCAATGACATCATCCACTGGAATACCTGCTTTGATGTCATTATCACGATTTGCAAGGATTGCCTCTAATTGTGCTTTGAGTGGCTTCATTTCAGCCTTAAACCGTAAATCTTCCTGTGCGATTGCAAGAGCTGATTCTTTAAAAGCTTTTAATTGTGTGCGTGCTTCTTCCGTCATTTTTGAAAAATTAATCTGATTCTTAGCCATAATATACCTCTTTCTACTATTTTACGCATAGTTGCGAAATAATTTTATTGTTATAGTTTGAGCGTAAAAAATTTTATTACGCAATCCACTTGTGGGAATCGAACCCACTTCTGAAAGGTTTAATCCTACCGTTAAAACGTGAAACTACCTGCTAGTAAGTGGAATAATCACTACACTTTTATGATTCCTTGCCCCGTGGCTGACAGTTTAGAATATAGCCAGTTAAACACCTATAACTTTTTTATTCGCAGAATGCAAATAGACTAATTCTGTATAGTTCAAAGTGTGTTTTATGAAATACCCTTGTCAATCGTTTAATCTTTATGCACTTATTACCCTATGCCCTGCTATATATTCACTTATTACCGCAAGCGGTAGCCCTCAAGTGGGTAGACTGGTAGCCCTCAAATTTTTATAAATTGAGCTGGTATTTATTTATCAATGTACAAGCTACACGGTGCGTAAGTTGCAATAACCCACTATGCCATCAGGCTTGAGCCGTCAAACAATCGTTATGTAGCTATATATAATAAAGGGATTTTACTGTCAGACTTGACAGCTATTGAAAAGAATTGTATAATCTAATTGCTTAGGTTAGATTGTATATACAATCTTTTCTACTCCCTGTATTATCTTTTTGATGGTACAGGGTTTTTTGTTGCCCTGTGACTATAATATAACACGCTGTTTACTACTTGTCAAGTAGTTTTTAAATATTTTTCTTGACCTGTATATCATTACCTCTATTGATAATGATGCTATAGTTGCCATTGCTAAAATCTTTCAACAATGCTTCTAGAACAACGTTCATATTAAGATTATACTCTTTACAAGCTAATCTAAAATTATCCAAAATATCAGCTTGTATCGGAGTATTTAATTGTTTTTTGTCTGCCGTTTTAATCACATCCCTCCTTTGTTTGATGATTAAATTGTACTACTTTATAAGTAGCTTGTCAATAGTTATCTAAAATATTTTTGTCAATGTCGTTTTCAACTATCGTGTTGTATCCTCTTGACTTGACTATATAATAATACTTTCACAACTACTTGTCAACAACTTTTTAATATTTTTTTATAATTTATTGTATATAGATTAAAACTATGATAAACGATATGTCATAACTTTAAACTATAAATTATAATATCATTAATACTATCTGACATAGTTTTTAATACTACTTATGAACCGCTCAAAAGCCCAGTAAAAAGAATGTATAATATATATCTATTAGCCATTGTTTTTATATGTAGGGGGTACTTAAAACTAAAATGATAGTCACATTTTGGCAGCATCCGCTTAGCTGGTTATTCCACACACCAACTCAAAAATCTAACCCTCTCTCCAATCCATTAAATCCCAATAAAATCAAGCATATTTCCAAATTTTACCCATCAAACCCTTTATCGTACCCCATATCGCTCAAACCCACTAACCAAGCCACTTTCAGTCATCTTTGAGTCCCAAAATTAAAAATCCTGCATCACAAAATCCAATACCAAAATCTCGTTTCTTCTATATAAATAAGTAATTTTACCGATATCACTTTTTCAATTAAAAATTTTACATTTAAGACAATACAGAGGGGCTACGATAAAACTACACATAAATTTCAATAAATTCCCCATAATTACCATAAAAAACAGGTGAAAAATAATATTAATTACTTAACCTTTATACAAAAAGACAGCAATGCACAATATTAAATAAAACTCATAAACAATAACGAGAATAAATAATTATAAATGTCATAATAATTAAAATAAAGAAAGGAATGATTTTATCATGAAAACTATTGTAAAAAGTGATATACTTGACTTAGATACCATTATCAAAAGTATTGAGGAGGAATTTATGTTAAGTAACAATAAAGAAAAATGGGAAGTACCTAAATATTCAGGCAATCAGATTAATAAAGCAGGAAAAATAATAGCTGATCCATTTTCAACGTCTGAAGAACGTAAAAAAGCACTAGTCATATTAAACAATTGGAGAGCTGCACACGCATATCCTTTACAAATTATATGTAGCAACCTTAGAAAGAAGAATCCTAATGCTATAGTTGTTCAAAGATTAAAACGTTTAGAATCTATAACCGGCAAGATTCAAAGATTTCCCGAAATGCAATTATATAAAATGCAAGATTTAGGTGGTTGTCGTGTAATCGTAGATACTATAGAGCAAGTATATGAAGCGGTTGACAAGTATAAAAACTCTCGAATAAGGCATATACTTAAACGTGAATATGATTATATTGCTAACCCAAAACAATCAGGATATAGATCTTATCATATGGTATATCAATTCTATAGTGACAGAAAAGATACTTATAATAAAAATATGTTTATAGAGATCCAATTCCGCACAAAATTGCAACATATGTGGGCAACTGCTGTAGAAATGATGGGTATATATACAAACAGTAATCTTAAATCTAGTCAAGGTGATTATGATATCCTTAGATTTTTTGAATTGGTATCATCTATATTTGCTATTGAAGAAAAAATGCCAGTATGCCCTAATACTTCTGATTGGATGGATGAATTAATCAAAGAAATTAATTATCTTGATAATAAAAATAACATAATATCTACATTAAGCGGATTAAATGTATCTATTGATTATGCAAGTAAAAAATTCAATCAGAAAAATAAGAATTTATATTATATATTGTTGCTTGATTATAACAAAAAGACCGTACAAGTTAGACCATTTAAAAATCTTGAATATGCTACAAAAGCTTACGATCAGATTGAACAAAATTCTGACAAAAATGTTGTACTTGTATCTGCTTCATCATTTGAAACATTAAGATTAGCATACCCAAATTATTTTGTTGACATCTCTCATTTTGTTACAAAACTTAGAACGATTGTAGAAAAATACAACGCTTTTATAATATAAGTTAATATTAATTATTCTAAATAACAGGCAGTGATGTCTGTTATTTTTATATCCTTATTATCCTTATATTAAAATCCACTTTCACGGCTCAAATTTCAATTTTACCTTTTACCCTAACAACTAATCACTTGATATATAAAAATTTAAAATCACTATCTAAAACTCATTTTTAACCCACAGATGGGGGTATGAGAAAACTATATACAAGCTCAAAAAGATATAGTATGTGCGTAAGCATAAGATGTAGCCCTTTGATAAGGGCGATCTTTTCGCAGCGTTAGAAGAAAAGAACATCTTTGGGATAGACAATCGAAAAGAATAATTCAAAAGGAGAATGATATTATGAAGAAATCAATTTTATTTAAAAGAACAAGAGAATCTGTTGCCAAGAAATTATCTAATCATATTTATGTAGATATCATTAATAGCCATGATACAAAATTAATAATAGATAACTTCACATTATTAGAACTTATTTATATTGAAAGAGCATTAAAGAAATTGGATTCTATGTCAGAAGAAGAAATTCAAGAATTAAATGGAGAATAATTTCACATAGGTACATCGTATATGTACTCAAATAAAAAATATCAATCCAAAACACCATTTACCTAAATCAACCAATAACAATCAAAACAAAAAATTAAAGAGCTTGTATGAAGCGTAGCGAAATACAAGCGTAATAGTCTGTCTTATTAAATAAGCTATATATCTTCTTTCAGTTCAGTTGACCTACACAAAAGTGTAGTCAAAATTCTCATATTTTAAAATTGAACATACACAAAAGTGTAGTTTACTGAACGCTCGTAAAGGTGTTTCTCTTTAAATAGAAACAGAGAATAAATAAATATCACATATAAAGGAGGATTTTTAATTGCAACAAAAAATAGAATATTTTACTCGTTTCCCAAACGATTATATTCAAGGGAATATCAAAACCAAATACGGAGTTAGTAGAAAATTCTACATTACCTATATTCTTATAGATAAATACCGATCGTATGAGGACTATAGTTGGATTACTATTCGCAAGGTTATGGAATTCTATGGCTATAAAACAACTAAACATAAACCAAAAGCGTTTCATGAAATTTTGGATGTATTAGAATACATGATTAATAACAAGATGATTGAAGTAAAACAAGACCTTGATACTTTTGGATATGATACTGGCATTGAAATTAAGATAATTCCTGAAAATTTTGATGCAGTTGATAAGTTTTCAAAGATCACATCTTCTCAGCTTGATTTTATTATGATGAGCGAATCTAGTATTAATAAAGAGAATATATTAATGGCTTTTCTTTATATTAATTCGTATATTTTCATTCGTCCAAAAAATAAAGATAATGAAGAAACTATGTATAACCCTGAAACTAAACCAGAAGCTTTTTGGCGAAGTATAGAATCTATGTCAAAAGAACTCTCTATGTCAAAGGATACAATTAATCAATGTATTCAATATCTTACTTCCTCAATTGGTGACAAAGAACCACTTCTAATTAAAAAAGAGGTTGGTAGTGTTCAACCAGATGCAAAAAAGCCACCACAAAATGTACCAAATATATATGTACTTAATAAAGAAGGATATGAGCAAGAAATTGAATGGGCTATTGCTAAGATGTTGGAGATTTATAATGTAGATTCATTTGGAGAAATTAAAAACGGCAATTAAGAATAAATTTTAATAAAACCATTCCATAATAAGGGAATATATCAATGTAACACATAAGTATCACACTATAAAGGAGCGATGATATGAACAAAAAATTATATTTAATAAGGAGAACAAATATTTATGACAAAGGAAACACAGAATCATGTAATGACAAGAACTATGGAACTTAAGGCTCGCAACAAGTTAATCTGCTCACCATTGTTATTAAAATCAGGAGCAGATTTTGGGGGAACTGATTTAGATATTGTTGGAAGAATTTTTACAGATATTAAATTTGATCGGGACAGACAGAAGGAATGTAACGTTAGAGATACTAAGAAAATGGAGGAAATGGCTTAATGAAATACGAAATAATTGGAGATACATCAATAATAATAGATTTACATAATGGATATTCAATCCTTGCAATGAGTAGATGGAATAAAGAAGAAAGATTGTATAACACTACTTTATACCTCAAAAAGAATGACATAGATAGATTTGACCTCATAGATTTTGCTCTTAGTGTTGAAACAGACAACAAGAAAAGTTTGTGTATGGAAATTCTTAAGTATATCGAAAATACTGACTTTACTTATTACATTAATCGCACAAAATATGAACTTAAATGTTTTGAGCGAGGAAATGCCTTATATGAAAGAGAAAGATTAAATGTTGAGTAAATCAGATTATAGATATTTTGAAAAGGCAAAGAAAATAGCATGTGTCTCAGATTTCTATAAAGTACACATAGGATGCGTTGCAGTATATCAAAATAACATTATAGGTGTTGGTTGTAATACAAAAAAGACGCATCCTATTCAAAAATATTATAATCGTTTTCGCGATTCTTGGGATAATAATGAAATTAATCCAAGTTTACACGCTGAAATTAACTGTTTAAATTCCATAAGACATTTAGGCGTTAATTTCCACAAAGTTAAATTGTATATTTTTAGAAATCGAAAATGTTGTACTTTTGGTATGGCTCGTCCTTGTCCAAGCTGTATGGCAGCCATTAAAGATATTGGAATAAGCCATATATATTATACAACAAATGACGGATACGCTTATGAAAAATTATAAGATATAAGTAAGGAGATTTTTTTAAATGGGGTGTGAATATTGTGGAAGAATTAATGGGCATGAGACTGGTTGTCCAAATTTTGTGCCACCGAAAACTAATTTCAGTTGTTGTTACTGCAAAGAAGGTATTTACGATGGCGAAGAATTTTTGTGTAACTGTGAAGGGCAATACATACATAGAGACTGTATTCCAGGTATTGATTTTGTAATCAATTGGCTTGGTTATGAAGTCAAAGAAATGGAAAACAGTAATTGTTTTGATTGAAAATAAGAATTAGAAATTTCATTTGGAGAATATATAAGTGAAAAGAAAATTTTAAAGGAGGAATGAATTATACTTACAGCAAAAATTGGAAACGAAATCATAAATTGTTATGATGGAACACACAAAAAAGAAATGCTAAAAAAATGGAGTAAAAAGAAAATTTTGCTTTGTCCTGCTTGTGACAAACCATATGAATATTGTCATGGTGAAGTAAAGACACCATATTTTAGACATATGGATAAAGCAGAATGTGAGGATAAGTACTCCGAGTCAGAGACAGAAGAACATCTTAACGGAAAAAGAGATCTTTACGAATGGATTAAAAAGCAGACTGGTGTTACAAATGCAGTATTAGAGGGATGGATACCAGAAACTAAGCAGCGACCTGACATTGTATTTGATTACAATAATAAAAAGTATGTTATTGAATATCAATGCTCTCCTATTGCTACCCAATATATCGAGAGGCATGAATTGTATCAAGCGGCTGGTTTTACTGATATTTGGATTGCTGGTGTAAAAAAATATTTTAAACCTAATGCAAGACACAAATTTATTGAAAATCATGTGATTGGATATTATGACCCAATAGAAAAGAAATATCGTGTAAATAATATTTCTTCATATGGAAGATTTTATAACAAATTCGTTAAAAAAACTTTTCCGCTTAAATTTTTCGTATTTAATAAAAAAAATATTATATTATTTACTCATAAAGACACAGATACAGAAAAATTAATAGAAGTATATAATATGCGTGAAAAAAATCGCATAGATGATGAAGATTATAAAAACAACGTAGTATTTTTACGTCTTTATCGATGCAAAAACTACATCAATAATATTGATAATTTAAGAATAGATATTGAAAGAGATTATAAAGGAATTTCGCAATTATACAGTTCTTATTGGAGTGATAGATATTTTCGTACAATTAAATTCCATCATAATGAAAATAATTTTTATCAAAAAATTTATGATGTAGTTCATATGCAAAAGGTTTACAAAGAATTGTGTTTATTTTTTGAAAATTGGAGTAATCACGCTTGGAATTTTTCTATTATTTCTCATAGAAACAACAAATTTAAAATTCGTATATCGTATCATTATTATTTCGATTCAGAATTTTCAATTGAATATTATAGATTGAGTACAGAAGAACAATTAAAAGAAATTTTATTGCCTCATATGATTGAATGTCATAATAAGGCATTAGTAGGTAATGATTATATTCGAATAATGGAGGTACGACATGAGTAAACATTTAACATCGCAGAGATATGTATATAAAATTCATTCAGCTAGATTAAGAAGAAAGAAATGGAAGTTACAACTTCCAATAAATGTTGCAAGAGAAAATCAGGAATTAATTGCTTTAAGTGAAAGTCAGATAATGAGATGGATAGATGAATTGAATAGAATTGAAGATTCAGAACTTCATATCTCTCATATCAAATCTCAAATCAAAAAATTAAAGAAAGAAACAAATCTTGCTATATCAAGACCAAAAATCAAAAAACTATATGCAGAATTGGATAGTTATCAATTTAAAAAGGATTATGTTTGTGTAGTTATTGATAAAGAAAAGGATTTTCACTACATTTATAAAAATGGTTTTGAGATAAATGGAATTAAATATAGATGGTTGCTTGGTACAACAGGTGGAGTAAAGAATAACACCATTGTTTTTATCAATGAAAAACTTCTTCCTGAGATAAAGAAAAGAATTAATAATGGACGTGATATGTCAATGAAATTTGCTCCTGCAAAACTTGAAGCTTATATCGCATTAGTATGCAGCTCCTCCACTCCTGTTTCGATGCCAAACGGTGTTGTTGTAGTTCGTGACTGTGTTACTCATTTTAAATCTGACATTATTGAATTAGATGACACTGGATTAGATCAACCAAGTATGAAATTTATTAAAGATAAAGAAGTTGAACTTATAGATAGTGATGGGTACGGTTTGGCAATGCCTAATCTTATGAAAAGATGGGGAGAAGAAATTGGGGAAAATTTCTTATTGCCAGGTTGTGTAATACGAAATTCATTTTGTAAAGGTGCAGTATTTCCAATAGATTTTCAGAAATTTGCATTAGACAATGGCTTTGAAGAAATAACAGATATATGGGGTAACACATATAAAATTAATAATGTTGAACTTATTTTAACAGAATCAATGCTTAAATTATGGGATTCTTATTCTTCTATTGAGGAGTATTTTAGAAATTGCGAAGAAAATAAATATACATTCGCAATCACGAAATCTTCTGAAGAAGAACTTGAAAACGTAAGAACTATGAATTATCAGTTTTTACAAAGTTATGATTTTACAGACGAACAAATTGACGAACTGATTGCTCCAACGGTAAATGAGATAAAAGATATTTTATCGGATGATTATAGAAAGACTATTCTTTATACAAAAGGAATTGGTTTAAATAAAAATAATGTTCAAAATCTTGACAATTCTTTTGCTACAGCTCTTATGATCGACCCATCTATGGCACAAGATCCATATATTAAAAGTCAAATTTATTCCATGATTAGAAAAAGAATAGACGAAGCAAAGGTAGGTGTTTTAAAAGTACCTGCCAACTACTCTCTTGTTTCAGGAGATCCGTATTCATTATGCCAGTCAATGTTTGGTATGGAAGTTACTGGATTATTAAAAGCTGGGCAAGTTTACTCAAAATATTGGATTGATAAAGATGTTGCACAGATTGTAAGTTTTCGTGCCCCAATGACATCTCATAATAATATTAGATTATTAGATGTCGTACATAATGAAGTAATGGATGAATTTTATAAATATATGACTACTCCTACTATTTTTAACAGTTGGGATACATGTGCAGATGCGATGAATGGTTTTGATAAAGATGGAGATTGTGTTATTAATACATCATTTCCTATTCTTGTCGAAAATACAAAAAAGTTACCTGCTATTGTATGTGTACAAAGAAAAGCACCAAAATGTATTCCATCCGATGATGATATTATGATGTCTAATATTAATAGCTTCGGAAATGCCGTTGGTGGGGTAACAAATAAAATTACTTCAATGTTTGAAGTTCAAGCGAGGTTTCCAAAAGGAAGTAGAGAATATAATATTCTTGATTATAGAATTAAATGTGGTCAGCTTTATCAACAGAATACAATTGATAAAACTAAAGGAATTGAAGCAAAACCAATGCCTGATACATGGTACAGCTGGATAGCAAATAAACTTTCAAAGGCAAAAGATTCTGATACTAAAAAGGATTTTTGGATAAATCGAAAGATAATAGCAGACAAAAAGCCGTATTTTATGCAATACATTTATCCATCTGAAAGAGCCGAATTAAATAATTACAAAAAGAAAAATAACGAAAAATGTTTAATGCGATTCAGAATTACGTTGGATGAATTATTGAAAAAAGAGAATAAAACAAAAGAAGAAGAACGTTTTTTATACTGTTATTATGATCGAATGCCTTTAGGAAACGCACCATGTACTATCAATAGAATATGTTGGAAAATTGAAGAATTATTTGATGGAAGATATTGTAATGCAGAATCTAATTTTGATTATTCTATTTTAAAAAGCGATGCCGAATATACAAATAAAGTATACAATAAAATCAAGAAAATATATGAGAGATATAAAAAAGATACTCAAAATTATATGCTTTACGCTAAAAAAGAGAGATTGAAATCAGATGAAAAGCAGATTCAAAAGTATCTTTTAAAGGAACAGTTTAGAGAGAACTGTTTAAAAGAATGTCCTAACGAAGATGAACTTTGCAATATTGTTCTTGATTTGTGTTATACAAAATCAAAAAACAGTAAGCAGTTTGCGTGGGATATTTGCGGAGAAACATTTATGAAAAATCTTCTAAAACGAAATGGGTATAAAATATCATATCCTGAGTTAGATGAAAATGGAGATATAGAGTTTAATGGTATGTGTTTTTCTATGAAAGAAACAGAAATCAAGGTAACTATTGATGTGGAGGATGATGAATGTCAGTTATTTTAAATGAAAAGGAACAAGCAGAAAAAATAATTGAGAAAGGTGAGGTTGGGAATAAACCAACTTCTACCCTCTTCCTATTATCGAAATACTACAGACAGGAAGAAAAACTTGGAGAGAAAAAAACAGCTCAAAAATTAAATGAGTTTATGGAGAAAAATTACAAAGGATATAATGAAGCGTTATGGGAAGATATTATTGAAGATATTTCAAAAAAAGGAAAAAAATATCTTTTGCAGGAAATTAAGTCAATTGATATTACAAAAGACGAGTTGGATAAAATTTTAAGTGTTGAAAATATAAAATACCAAAGATTATTATTTACTATGTTATGTTATGCAAAATTATATAACACTTTGTCAGATACAAATAATGGATGGGTTAATACAGAAATCAAAGAGATATATAAAGTTGCTAGAGTTACAGTAAGATATAGAAATGACAAATTCTTGTATTTAAACGATCTTGAGAATACAGGGTTAATCTCTTTTTCTAATAAAAATGATAATCTGAATATGAAAGTTAATTTTATTAACAATGACAGTGATGTTATATTAAAGATAAAAGATTTTAGAGAACTTGGTTATGAGTATCAGAATTATATTGGTGATGGTAAATTCATTCGCTGTTCTGAATGTGGGCGACTTGTAAAAAGAAAAAATAATTATGATAGAAGTACAAAATATTGCAGAGAATGTGCCAATTACATCCAGTTTAATCAAAAGAAAATATGGGATCGGGAAAATAAATAAATGTAAATCCGAAAAAGCTAAAAGTCTTGAGAGCCTTGATTTTACTAGGGTTTCAGATACTACTTCCGTTTTTCTTTATATGTATAGTAATAAGAGATTAAAACAATGAAATCAGCCTTTCTTGGCTAATAAAACAGAGAATAATAAAATGTAAACATCAAGTACATATTCATTGTACCTTACCTTCTATAATCGGTGACTGTATTACAGTTCTTGTAGTATGGTCACTGATAATTCTTAAATATTATAGCGGAATGACGAGCAATGGAAGCTCACTTGGCTCATAACCAAGAGTATGCAGGTTCGAGTCCTGTTTCCGCAACTCTCCTACTTGTAGGCGGCAGGTTTCGTGTCGTTAAATAAACTTAGCAATAAGGATAAAGCAGGAATGTCTTTAGTTTGCGTAAGACACTGCGACTGCGTATAGCAGTTTGACGGAAAACACAGATAATCTATACCAAGTCTAAGGTCAGAGGGCAACTGCTAATGACTATTTATGAATCTTTGTAGATTTGATAGCTCTGATAAGCTTGATAATTCTTAGATAAGTTGATTTGGTAGGCGTAATGAGAAATGCGCTGTATTAACATGGAAACATGGGTATGATTACTGTCTTATTGGTGCGATTTCCGCAAGAAAAAGTGCTAATATTGATTGTTACAACGTTTCTTAATGCGAAAGCAAGGAACAGAACAATGAAGCAAGTCGATAGCAAGACGAACAGAATGGTGATGATTGGGCTGTACTCAAAAGGTACAGATGGTCAGATGTACACCTCATCGTTCATTTTTATGCAAATATTAATTACAACATACTTTTGAAGAAGAAAATATAATGATATTTATTAAAAGGTAAATTGATTAAAGGACAAGCAAAAGTGTGTATGACCACAGAGAGAAAAACAACTTATTCACCTGCAATATGGTGACATATAACACTCGCAAGGTGTTATGTGAGAAAGTACAAGTACGTGCAACTCTAATAGGCTGCAACCTATGAATCTCGCAAGGAAGAATGTGCAGAAAGAAAATCTATAATACTTTGTGGTAAGAGTTTGCCGATTATGTCAAAATCGGTGTTGTTGCTAACTACAAGTTAATCGCTTGTGTGATAAACTGTGTCCAACCACAGTAGATGTTAGTGTATTGAGTCAAATATCTCAGCTCATATTAGGTAAGAATCTCATACTTCGGTATGGGATTTTTTATTTTGGGAATTAGTTCAGTTTGGTTAGAACGCCTGATTTGGGTTCAGGAGGTCGTGGGTTCAAATCCTACATTTCCAACTACTATCCTGCTTATGTAGGAAATAAATCAAGAAAGAAGTGAAAATTATTAAGTACATTTCAAAAAATGAAATTGAAAAATTATTATCTGAAGGTGTAATTAGAAACACAAGACGAGGATATGTAGATCGGAATGGTGAACATATTGGATATTATAAAACTTGTGGTGGAAAGCGTTACATTGAAGATAAATATGTCAAGTAGGTTCTGTCTATGAAAAATAGAATTGAGTATAAAGGATTTTATATTGACAAGACCGAAAATGGCTATCGTATCTGTAGAAAAGAAGATACAGAAAAGCATACTCATCTCTCGAATCTTAATCCATCATACAAACTTATTGACAATGTATTATCAAATAAAATTCCTACTCATTGTGGATGTTATTATTTGGAGTCACATATTCGTTTAAGTTATGATGAAGATTATATCAGAAAGATTCGTGAGTATATCAAAGTAAAACAGAATAAAACGAAACAAATGTATTATAATCCTGGCAGAAAGCGTTCTGGTGGGAATTTTTAATGTTATGGACCAAAAGGAGAAAACAAAATGGCAGCTAGTAAATTAAAGTTTACAAGAACAACTACAGATAAGTTAACAGTAAAGGCAGGTATACTCTCAGAGGATTGTACTACTATTACATATACAGATGAAAATGAAATGGAGCAGGAAGTCAAGGTAACTGATCTGCTTACTTCATTTAAGAATCAGGTAATTGATTTTACTGTTGCATTAAAGACAGATGAGGAACTGGATGTTCCGTCTGATGAAGAGTAAGAGGGGATGTGATTACTATAACTTCTTATAAACGCTTTGAAAATGAAACAGACGAGGAACTTATATATAGAATATGTGAGGATAAAGAGCAGATAGGCTCTTGGCAGAATGTTGCTAATATAATCAATAAGCTTACTGGAAATGATTTTGGTGAAAGCACTTATCGAAAAAAGTATCAGGCTTTTAAAAAAATGTTAGAAGCAAATCAGTCTAAATTTGTTGATTCAGAAGCTCAGTTAAAGGAAATCGAAATCCAAAAACGTGAATTGCAAAAAGAAAGAAATAAATTATATGCTACAAAAACAGAATATTCACGTCAAATAAGACAACAGAGTAGGTTTGAATTATTTTACGAGAATGTAGCGAATGAAATATCTTTATATGACGTTCCAAATTTTAGATATATTGATACTTTAAATCAGAAAAATGAATATATTTTATCTATTGCAGATATTCACGCAGGTGCAAATTTTGTAACTGAGACAAATGATTACTCTTTTGAAGAAATTACAAAGAGATTTGAAAAACTCTATACTGATGTTGTGAATTTTGTTTTAGATAAAAACATTTCCAATTTAAAAGTTTTATGTATGGGCGATGACATTCAAGGAATTCTCAGATTAAGCGATTTACAATTGAACGAATCTTCTGTTGTAAAAGCTACTGTTTTTGTAGCGAAAACAATTGCAAGATTTTTAAATGATTTATCGGAATATTGTTTTATTGATTATTATCACTGTCCTACTTCTAATCATTCTCAGACACGTCCACTCGGAACAAAAGCAAGTGAAATTGCATCTGAGGATGTCGAATATGTTATTTGCAACTACATTAAAGATGTATTAGTAAATAATTCTCGAATTATTCCACATATGAATTTTGGATATGAATATATTGAAATTCCTATTTTTGATTTTAAGACAATTGCAATGCATGGACATACGATTAATAATATTGATAATGTATTGAAGGATCTTACGTATCACAAAAAGACATTTTATACCACTGTATTTTTAGCACATTACCATGCTGCCAAAATGGGTACTGTAGGCGAAATGTCTGATACTGATTGTGAAGTGATTGTATGCCCAAGTTTTGTTGGCAGTTGTCCATATAGTGAAAAACTTATGAAAGGTGCAAAACCTTCTTGTTGTATATATGGATATGATAAAAAATATGGACATGTAGAAACTTATAAATTTATTTTAAATTAAAAAAACAATAGTTTAACGATTATGAGGATGGTTTTATACTACCCTCTTTTATTTTTATTTATTTTGTATAGGAGGAATATAAAATGGCTACATATAATGTACATGCAGGTCACTGTCCACAGGATCAGGGTGCTTATGGTGCAGTTGGTATTTTACAAGAGTCTATTGAAGACAGAATCGTTAAGAATGCTGTAATTACAAAGTTAGAAGCACTTGGACATACTGTTTATGATTGTACATGTGATGAAAACACGTCACAGAATGGTTGTTTAGCAGCGATTGTTGCTAAATGTAATTCACATAATGTTGATTTAGATATATCTATACATCTTAACTCTGGTAGAGATGATTACGAAGGTGATGATTCTACTGGTGGTACAGAAGTTTATGGATATGACACTGGAACAGAAGAAATTGGTTCGAAGATTTGTGAGGCAATTTCAGAAAAACTTAATATTAGGAACAGAGGATTTAAGATCAATCAGGGGCTTTATGTTCTTAGAAGCACACATTCTCCTGCTATTTTAATTGAATGTTGCTTCGTGGATGATAGGGACGATGCAAACAGATGGGATGCTGAAGCCTGTGCAGAAGCTATTGTTGAAGCTTTGACAGGAGAAGTTGTATCCGACAATTCTGATGAAGATTGTTCTAACAATGATAGTTCAGATAATAATGAAACTACAGGTGGTAGAACTAATGATTTAGGTCATGTTGATGTTTACTATAGGGCTAAGACAGACCGTTGGTGGGATGAAGTTCATGACACTGACGACTGGGCTGGCGCTGGTGACGATCAGGCAATTACAGGTATTGCCATTGGTGTTAGTGAAGGTTATGTAAGATATCAGGTTCACTTACTTAATGGTGGTTGGCTTCCTGAAGTTGATGGTTATGATATTGATGATGACGAAAATGGTTACGCAGGAAATGGCAGAACACCTATTGATGCATTAAAAGCAGTATTTTATACACCCGATGGTTATGAATATCAGTGTTTATATATGCAAGTATCACCAAAGGGTGTGGACGAATATTACCCTGTTCAGATAGATGATCAGACTGTAAATGGTCAGGACGGATATGCTGGATGCTTCGGAAAATACATTGATAAGGTTCAGCTTTGGGTTGAATAAGATTTTTTGAGGAGTAGACCATATTGGCTGCTACCCTCTTTTATTATTAAATCGGCACCTATTATTAAAAGTGTCAAAATATTACTGATTAAAAGGAGATTTTTATAAATGATTAAAACAGAGTTAATTAATGCAATCGCAGAAAGAATTGAAGGAGCTAAGAAGGGTGATATTGCTGTTATCCTTGATACTTATGCAGAGGTTATTACAGATACATTAAAGAAGGATACTACAGAGTCGATTCCTGTAGGTAAGCTTGGTAAGTTTAAGGTTAAGGACGTACCTGAAAGAACAGGTAAAATTATGTTAGGTGAAAGAGCTGGCGAAACATACGTAACTCCTGCTCATCAGGAAATCACATTTAAGATGAGCAAGTCAGCAAAGCAGCTCTAATTTGAAAGGTCGTGATTATTATAAAAACATTACATTTTGAAGACTATGAAGATTTTGCCTGTGTCATGTCAGATGTATACGACAGAGTGAAATCTAATGACGAATATAATTCAGTAGATGTTATTGCAAAGTATGAAGACGCAAAAGAGATTGTTCGTAAACTTATTGGAATCGGATATGGTATTGCATACATTACTGAACTTGCAGATGTTGAATATGATGGTTATGATGATGCTTTCGTTATCAGCTTATTAGATGATGAAATTTGGTGCGAACCTGTAAAGAGAGATGACAAGTATATCTTTGTTGAAGCCGATGTCGTATATATTTTTGATGATTGTAATTCTAAGATTATTCCGAAGATTGAAGCTGATGAGGTATATGAAGTAGAAATTGGTTATGAGTATGATAACTGTGATGGCGATTGTGAGAATTGTGATTGTTATAATGTAGATACTACTTCTACCTATAAGATTAATGGTAGATATGTAGACAAGGAAACTTATGAAAAGTATATCGAAGATATTCAGAAAAAATATTTAGAAAAATTTAAAAAATCAATTGAATATTGGGGAATTTGCAATGAAATGAATGAGTATTCCATGTTACTTAATCGGTGAATGAATTATTTAGAGTGTGTGGTGTGTGCTGCACACTCTTTTATTATCCTCTCATAGACCACTAAAGATGTGGGGCAGTCTGTAAAACTGTCATCTTCGGATCGGCTTGGAGCATTACCAAGTGGGAGGACTAGGTTAATCTGTTTGATTAATAAAGAGAATTATAAACATAAAGTTTATCTCTACCTTCAATAAATTAATAGATTGGAGGAATATAATGGCGAGTAAATTATATAATTTTTCACCTGAACAATTACAAAGCTTGCTAGATTCAAGAAATACATATACAGAAATTCTTAGAGTCGCAGGTATAAATTCATCAAGTAGTACAAATACGTTAAAAAGAATCATAAAAGAATATAAATTAGATACTTCTAAATTTGAAGAAAACAGAAAATTATATAAACAACAAATGGCAAAAATGTCTTTATGTTCAGAATATAATATTGAATCGAAATTACATAGAAATACAAAAACAAATAGTCATAAATTAAGAAATAAATTGATTGAATTCGGTTACAAAGAAAGTAAATGCGAATTATGTGGTATATCCGAATGGCTAGGAAAACCTGTTAAATTACAATTGCATCATATTGATGGCAATCATGATAATAACGAATTATCAAACTTGCAAATATTATGTCCCAATTGTCATAGTATGACAGATAATTTTGGTGTATATAATTCCAAAAGAGCAAAAGAGCCAACATTAGTATGTAGCGAATGTGGTATAAAAATTAGCAGTCATAGCAAAAGTGGACTATGTGTTTCTTGCTCACACAAGCATAAGAGGGAAAATGCAAAAACAAAATATATTAATAGAGTTAAAATTATTTGTCCATGTTGTAAAACAAATTTAATGAATTCAACATCTACAATGTGTGAATCTTGTTATAACAAAAAGAGAATAGAAAAATTATATAATATAATTTCACGAGATAATTTAAAAGAATTGATAAGATCTACCTCGTTTACTCAAATTGGCGATATGTATAATGTTAGTGACAATACAATACGAAAATGGTGTGATAAATATAATTTACCAAGAAAAGTATCAGAAATACAAAAATATACAGAAGAAGAATGGATAAATATTTGAAAGAAGTAGCTTAGTTTACCACTATCCTACTTCTTTTTTATATATGAAAGGAAGTGAGATTATTGAATGGTAAAATAGCAGATAAATTAGATCCAGTTACAGATGAGGAATGGGCAGAGGTTAATGAGTTTAATAGAAATATGGTTGAAGATTACCTCAGTAATCAGACTCATCTTTCACCGCATAGTTTACATGCTTATAGGTCTGCATTAAAGATATTTTTCGTATGGGTTAAAAATAACCTAAATAACAAAAACTGCATAGAAATTAGAAAGAAAGAATTTCTTCGCTATATGAATTTTCTTGCTAATCGTGGGCTATCTGAAGCTGCAATTAAATTTAAAAAGTCTTCTGTCAGTGCATTGAATAAATTCATCGAGAATTTCTACGATGAGGACTATCCTACGTTCCGTAATTATGTAACTGCTGAGATGCAAGTGCCAAAAACAGGTAAGGTTTTTGCAAAAGAACCATTAACGCCTGATGAAATGGATAACTTATGTTCTGTATTGGCTGAACGTGAAGAATGGCAAAAATTAGCATATGTAAAGTTTACATATTCTACAGGATGCAGACATGCAGAGAGTTTACAGTTGCTCAAAGAGGTTGTTAATTATGAGCCTAAGAGGAAAATTGTAACAATTGTCGATGAAGATGGTAAAGAACAAGAAGTAGAATCTGTTTCTTACAAAACACATGAGATTCGTTGCAAGGGACGTAGTGCCGTTGGTAAGGTTAGAAAATTGCAGTTTGGACAAGATGTAATGGACGCATTAAAGAAATGGCTTGAAGTGCGTGGCGATGATGATTGCCCTTATATGTTTGTCGTAAAAACTAAAGATGGTTCAAAGGTACGACAGATTGGATATAGTGCATTCAATGATTGGTGCATAAATGAATTTTCTGAAATTGTTGGCAGGAGAACGACTCCACATAATTTCCGGAGAAGTCGTGCAACCAATCTGGTATGTTATGACCATCGTGCATTGGAAACTGCACAGAAACTTTTGGGACACGAATCTTCCGAAACAACTCAGATGTATGTCATCCGTGAGGACACAGAAGATGCCGATGAAGCTTTCGTCTAACATCAACAACTCAATCTTAACAAGAAAGCATAGTAATGTGATATTTGAGCCGAGAGGTGACGACAATGTAGAGAATAAATAGACATAACAAGCTGCTCACATCCAAAAGAAGTGATGGCGGTCTGTCAATCCGTTGATAGATTTTTACAAGTGAGCTGTCACTGACCGATATGTGACATAAATATAAAGGTCGGTTTGCGAAATTATTGACCTTTGGAATGGTCTAAAACTTCCCACTGCTACTGCTCATTGGCGGTGTTATGGAGAGGTCGCTCCTCTCCTTATTATTGGGCTTTCGCCAAGCGGCAAAGGCACAGGATTTTGATTCCTGCATTCGTCAGTTCGAATCTGACAAGCCCAGTTAGAATAAAAGGAAAACGAAAAATAAAAGAAAGGAGTATATATATATAATGGCATATTTACAGGTTACTGAAAACGACTTGGAAATTGGCGATATATTAAGTATTACAAGTGATAATGGTAAAACTTTAAAAGCTTTACAGATGCTTATTGGAAATCAAACAAAAGCAAGTATGAGTATTGATTTTGATAACAATTGTCTTGTTTTTAAAGTAAATGATACAGATATGAATTTACCACAATTACAGTGTAATTTGTCAAAGTCTACTATTAAAAATATGATTTGCGGATTAAAAGAATTTTACAATTTATTAAGTGAGGAGGCAACAGAATAATGAAAATTTTACCTGAAAGAAGTATTGAAAACGATATCTATACTACAGTAATTAAACCGACAGAATTTGGTACAGCAACTGTTACTGCCGATGCAGAAATTGAAATGCTAAAAGATACACCTCAGATTTTGAGATATGCAGATATTGATTTTAAGGATAAATTTGTAATTACTGATAAAATTCCTACTATCTCATCTGATCCAGGTGCTGTTGAAGTATCTCTTAATTTGAACAATAAAGAGTTTACTATTGATGAAAACTTTGAAGTATCTTTATCTGTTGATGCAAACAAAATTGTTGATGCGGAGTTAGATAGCACTGTATTTACAGATAAACATGATTTAGCAATGGCAAAGATTATTCTTTACGAAACAAAAGTTATTGCACAGATTAAGAAATTACTTGATGTTGCAAGAAGTCATGTTACTACTTTTGAACAGACAGTAGAACAGACTTTATAATTTAATGGGTGGACTCTTCCACCCTAAATATGCCAGAACCATGATAATCAAAATCTTATATTTATGTACGCAAAGGATATAGGATGTGAGTGGTTCATCGCCATTATCTCGCTTATGTTCTTTGCGGTCTTCGGACTGACATTGTAGAAACAATGGGATCGTCCTATGCAACTTAGATGAAAGCTCGGAGTTTGAGGAGATAATGAGAAAGACAATAAAATATTTTGTTTACTTTTAGTTAATATTGGTATATAATATTTTCATCAAATAATAAAGTGGGGTGAATATATTATGGCATTATTATCATTTAAAAATGTCTATGAAGCAAATATTCCGTTTAATAGCGCGGATGAATTGTCATTTGATACAAGAAGAGATGTTGTAACTGGTGAGGTTACAGAATATCTCGTATACTGTGATGGTATGGAACAAGAGGTTGATAAGGCAACTTATGAAGCTCTTGTTAAACTTCAAAGATAATTAATTTTTCTTTTTATACTTTTAATTTGATATTTGTTATTAAAAGAGTTGTTTCGTTTGAGACGACTCTTTTGTTATATGCACCTATCTTTTGGCAAGAATGAAGTCTCCAAAACTTCTAACCTGTGTTCGATGCGCAGTGGGTGTGCTAAGTGAAGTAAATTGCACTTTCATTGGAAATTTAATATTGGAAATTATGAGAAGTCATTTTGTATGAAGTGGCTTCTTTTTATATTGGAATAAAAGGAAGGAAGTGATTACTATAGCTAATTTAAAACAAGCAAAAACAGATGATGAAATTAAGAAGCTAACTGTAAATTCGGTAAAATCAGCATACCATGAATTAGCTTTAGACTACAATCATCTTCTTAATCTGGATTATGTATACTGCCCTCATTGTGGAAAATGGAAAACTGTAAAGGCGTTTTATTCTTCTACTGAGACAGCAAGTGGAATTGAACATTTTGCATGTAAAGAATGTTTAATAGATATGTGTACTGATAAAGACAAGGATGGAAATCGAATAGATAATAAACAAAAAACTATAAATACATTTAGAAGACTTGATTGGGTGTTTATTGATTCTGATTATGAGTCACAAATTAACACATTAGCTGAAGGTGTTGGTGAAAAAAATCGTGCCACGGCAGCACAACAATATATTGTTATGGTTAAATCATTACCACAATATAAAAATAAACATTGGTGCGATTCAGAATTAAGTGTTGAAGATGACATAGAAAATAATTCTGAAGATGTAAAAATCGTACAAAAAACATTACGTGCAGCTAAAAAGAGATTTGGCACGGATTATAATAATGAAGAATTAATGTTCCTTGAGAATGAATATCAAGACTGGATTTCGAGATATGATTGTTCACAAAAGGCACAAGAAGAAACGTTTCAGAATTTGTCAATACTAAAACTTATGAAACGAAATGCAATTAAAAAGGGGGCTTCTACAAAAGATTTAGATTATTCATATCAGCAATGGCTTGATACAGGTAACTTAAAGCCCAAACAAAATACTCTTGATACATTTTCAGATGCTCAAACAATGGGTACTTTAATTCAGAAATATGAGGAAACACGCCCTCTTCCTGAAATAGATCCAGAACTTGCAGATGTTGATAAAATTGGCACTTATATAGATGCTTTTTATAGAGGTCATGCATCAAAAATGCTTGGTCTAAAAAACAGATTTTCAAATATATATGAACGAGTAATGGCAAAATATACTGTCAATCCACCATCTTATGATGAGGAATCAGATAGTGAAATTCTATTTGATAAGATTTTTGGTAGCAAGGATGATGAATAATTATGGCTATCGCAAAGAAAGAAAAGAAAAAGTCATTACAAGAAGTATATCAAGAAAAATCTGAGCGTGTTTTAGAAGGGGTTGCTTATTGGGCATCGTTCTATAGAAAAAATCCACAAAGATTTGTACTCGAATATCTAAATGTAAAATTAAAGCTATTTCAAAAGATTTTAATATACATGATGATGGTTAGTACAAACTTCATGTATATTGCTAGTCGTGGCTCTGGTAAAACGTGGTTAACTTCTTTGTATTGTGTTGTACGTTGCATCTTGTATCCTGGGACAAAAATCTGTGTTGCTTCGGGGTATAAATCTCAATCACTAGAGGTTATTCAAAAGATAAATGATGATTTTATGAAAAATTATGGTTGGGGTTCAGCTAATCTTCGTTCTGAAATTTCTGAAATTTCTACTTCTATAAATAATGCTCATGTTGATTTTCGTAATGGTAGTTGGATAAAAATCGTTAGTTCAAATGACTCGGCTCGTCATAACAGAGCAACGCTCATAGTCGTGGATGAGTTCAGGATGGTTGATTTGAATACAATTAATACAGTTCTTCGTAAATTCTTAACAGCTCCACGTTCGCCTGGTTATCTTAATAATCCAAAATATGCTCATCTTCAGGAGCGTAACATCGAAATGTATATGTCATCTGCGTGGTATAAGTCTCATTGGAGTTTCGAGAAATTAAAAGCTTACTATGCAAACATGCTTGATGATACTAAGCGTTACTTTTGCGTAGGTTTACCTTATCAGTGTGCTATACGAGAAGGTTTATTATCTCGTGAGCAGGTCGAGGATGAAATGTCTGAGGCAGACTTTGATCCTACTGCATTTAAAATGGAAATGGGTGCTGAATGGTATGGTGATACTGATGGTGCTTTCTTTAAATTCGATGATATATCTCCAAGGAGAAAGATACGAAATTCTTTCTATCCTCTTGAAATTTATAAAAATCATCAAATCAAAATTCCAGAATTAGTTCCAAATGAAAAACGAATATTATCTGTCGATGTAGCTTTGCTCGCAAGTAAAAAGCATAATAATGATGCTGCTGCTCTTATAATTAATTCTGCTATTCCAACAGAAAAAAATGATTATATATCTAATATTGTTTATATAGAAACACATGAAGGAATGACTACAGACGAGTTAGGTATTCTTGTTATGAGATTATTTTATCAATTCAATTGTACAGATTTGGTATTGGATACTAATGGACAAGGTATTGGCGTTTATGATTTTATAATTAAACCTCAGTATGATGCTGAGTATGGAATTACATACGAAGCAATGACTTGTATTAATGATGATAATATGGCTGATAGATGTAAAATTAGAAATGCAAATAAGGTCGTATGGTCTATTAAAGCTACTGCTGATTTTAATACAAAGGCAGCCATTGCATTACGTGCAGGATTTCAGAATGGTTCTATTAATCTTCTTACTTCTGAATTTGAAGCAGAAGAATTGGTAAAAAAGATTCGTGGATATTCTAAGATGACATCAAAGGAACAAGCGTTATTAAAATTACCATATATACAAACTTCTCTTATGGTTAATGAATTAATAAATCTTGATCATGAGATAAAAGGAACAAATATAAAAATTGTAGAAAAACCAGGAATGCGTAAAGACCGATTTTCATCTCTTGAATACAATTTCAAAATTTGTCAAGATTTAGGATTTAAATTAAAACCAAAGAATACAGATGTCGAGAGTCTCATTAACAAACTTCCAATTCGTCAAGGTAAGCGATTTTCAATGTTTAATTAAAGGAGGTGCATTAACGAAAAATGCCAAGAACAAAGAAAGCGGATGCTAATGCACCTGCTACTACAAATACAACAAGAAAGACAAACAATACGTCTTCTACTCAATCAAAACAGCCTACGGCTGCTGAGATGAAAGAATTCTATGAAAAAAATAAGCGTAGAATTGAAAATTTTGATGCAGCAAATGATGCGTTTACTAATTTTAGAGATACATCAAAATCGACAACCTACACTACTATTAGCAATTTTAACAAAGAAGATCTGAGAAGTTATTTACAGAATATTACTTCTAATGAGGTCAATTTAAGAAATTTATCAAGATATCTTTATTATCGTTCACAAGTATATTTCAGATTAATTGCATATAATGCGAATATGTTTTGTTTAGATGCGAGAACTGTTATTCCTGATTATGATTTGGTTGAAGATAATGATAAAGATGCGATGGTGAAATCATATAATGATACATTAAAAGTCCTTGATAAAATGAATTTACAGTATGAATTTCTCAAAGCATATATGACATGTTTTAGAGAAGACGTATTTTATGGTTGTTATTATTTCAACCCAGAGTCAGATGGGAAAACGCCATTCTTTATTCTCCCACTTCCAGCGGATTATTGTAGAATTTCTGGTGTATATACGGATACAGGTGATTTCGCATTTACAATGAATATGGATTATTTTAAAAGAAATAAAGATTTATTAGACATTTGGGGTGAACCGTTTGTTTCTATGTATAATAAATCGCAGCAAAGCGGAGAAAGTAAATGGCAACCAATTGGAGAGCAAGGTGTATGTTTGAAATTTCATGCTGAAGACTGGGAAACCATTGTTCCTGTATTTAGTGGATTGTTAAATTCGTTAATAAATTTATTGGATCTCGAAGATATTCAGAGTATTGCAGATCAGCAGGAAATATACAAAATGATTTGGATGGAACTTGAAACATTGTCTGGTGCAGACGATGTAAATGAGTGGAAAGTTGATCCAGATTTAGTATTACCTTATTGGCAGAGAATGGTAAACGAAGCTTTACCTGACTATACTTCTGCTGCTATTATTCCTGGAAAAATTAATCAAATTAGTTTTGATAGTGACAAGGCAACAGATACAAATAAGGTTGAAAACGCTACAAAAACAGTTCTCAATACCTCTGGTGGAGCGCAAATCTTAAATTCTAGCTCTATTTCAGGTTCTACGGCATTTAATGCCGCTATTAGAGCAGATACAGAATTCGCTATCTCTATGCTTTTACCTCAGACACAAGCCATTGTAAATAGAATTATATCTTATTATGTTGATAATCCAAGTTTTATTAAGTTTATTGAAATATCTGTTTATACAAAAGATGCTTATAAAGATAATATTCTCAAAGACAATACATATGGTCTTGCGCCAAAATTATTGGTAAATAGTCTAAATGGTTTTTCAGAAAGAGAAACATTGTCTCTTCATTTCTTAGAAAACGAATGTTTAAATCTTAATTTTGTCCCAGTTCAAAGTTCACATACAACATCAAATACAGGTGATAATGAAGGAGTTAAACCTACTCTTTCTGATGCCGAAATTTCAGATGATGGCGAAGCTAGTCGTGATAAGAAAGATAAGGCTAAAGGCTAAATAAGGTGGTATCTTAATATGAAATACAATTTTATTAAAACCTCCGACAAGGAGACAAAGGAAAATCTTCTCAAAGAAGGTTTTAAATTGGTATCTCAAGATGGGAACGTGGCAACATTTTTGAATAACCACTCTCTCACTTTTGAAAATACAAACAATAAAATTCAGTATAGCAACATGCTAACATTTTAACCACTCTCCTGCTTTGAGTGGTATATCAACAAAGAAAGGAGGAATAGGTTAAATAATGCCAAAAAAGAAGAAAAAACGAATTATGTCTATTGATGAGCTGTATGAGTTCTGTCTAAAAAATAATTTTGCTCATTTTGATAGTAATGAATTCGGTAAAGAACTTATGGTTCGTATGAATGGTAATTTTGAAAAAACTTCTAAAGATAAAGATAAACATAAAGAGTCTCTTACTCCATTCGTCAGTCGTGCATTTCACGATCATGTCAATCTCAATAAATCGGAAATCTCCGAAGAATCTTTTAATGAAAATGTCCCATCAGCAAACTTTCGTCCAATCTTAGCACATATCACTACCAATTCAGATAATGAATTAGACTTCGGTAGCCATGATTATTATGTGACTACTGACAAAGATGGTAACGACAAAGTTGTATACGAAGAACAGCCTATCGGCGTTATTGATGGCACAAAGACTACTATTGAATATGATGAAGATGCTGGCGTAAATCGTGCAGTTTTGCATGGTTATTTATACGATGAGTATTGTCAGGACGCTATTGAGATTCTTAATAGACGTGGAACTGTAGATTGTTCGGTGGAATTATGCATTAGGGAGTTATCATTTAATACTGCTAATAAAACATTGCAGTTAGATGATTTTTATGTATCAGGTCTTACTCTTCTGTCAAAGGATGTATCCCCTGGTATGGCAGGAAGTAATTTTAAAATTGAAGATTTCGCTGTAAATGCAGAAACAGTAACATTTAACACAGACAACAAATTGGTTGAAACTTTAGAGAAATTAACTAATATTCTTGAGAGTTTTGATATAAATCAAAAATCAAAGGAAGGAGGAACAAATAACAAAATGACAAAATTTGAAGAGTTACTTGCCAAATATGGTAAGACTGCTGAAGATGTAACATTCGACTATACAGAAATGTCAGATGAGGAACTTGAAGCAAAATTCGCTGAGATGTTCGATGATGACAATTCAGAAGGAGACAACTCAGGTAGCGGAGAATCTGGTGAGCCTTCCAATGATGGAGAAGGTGATGGTGAAGGAGTTTCTGATCCAGATGGTAATGAAGGAGAAAGTCAGACTTTTGAAAAGATTGTTCGTACATATGAAATCAGTCATGAAGATACAAGATATGCACTTTACCAGCTTTTATCTGAATATGAAGATGCTGATAATGAGTGGTACTTTATCAACGCTGTTTACGATGATCATTTTACATATGAGAACTGGAATGGTGATAAAATCTTCGGTCAGAACTATACAAAAGACGGTGATAATGTAGCTTTTGATGGAGAAAGATACAATTTACATCGTGAACTTTTAACAGATAGTGAATTTGCAGAGTTACAGTCTATGCGTTCAAACTACGCTGCACTCAAAGAGTTTAAGGAGACAGCAGAAAAGAATGAACTTCATGCAAAACGTGAGAAAATTCTTGCAAATGAAAACTTTGCTTCTATTTCTGAAAAAGATGAAGAAGGAAATTTCATTAATAAGGATTTTGAGAAACTGTATACAAATATGGATAACTACTCTCTCGAAGATTTAGAGAAGGAAGCAAAACTTATCTATGCGGATTCTAATATGAAAACTTTTGCAGCTACCACTGATAAAACTCAGAAAAAGTCAACCGTAAAAGTATTTGCTAATGTAAACAAGTCTAAGAAGGATAACCGTTACGGAAATCTTTTTAGCAAATAAAACAAGAAATATAAATCAATGTAATGACACTCAAATTGAGTGTCTTTTTTAATGCAAAAATTTAAGGAGGAAAAATAAATGATTCAGATGACTATTGCAAAACATGCAGTGGCTTTCCCTTCTAAAGTTCTCGCAAGAGATGGTGGAAAGCATATTTATAACATTCAGTTAGCAGAAGCAGCAAGTGCTTATGTAGACAACGGATGGTTCGTTGGTAAGGGTGAATTCGTAGAGTTAGATCTTTATAAAGCAGCAGCACCTACTTCATTTGAAGGAAAGGTCGTTGGTAAAGCGAACAATGGAAATTTTTATGTAGAGGTAATAACTCCTGGAGATGCCCTGTTTGTATACCAGGTGCCAATGATCGAGGAGACATATAGCAATACATTTAAGAAAGAAAGCAACTATACAAATGCTCCTACTCAGGTAGTTAGAGCTTATGAACTCGCAGTTGGTGATGTAGTTGAAATTTCAGCAGATGGATTTTCTGGTGAAATTGCTGTTAAAGACGGTGTTGAACTCAAAGCCATTTCTGGTGTAACTGCTGCTATGCAGCTTACAAAGAAAGCCTAATTTTTGAGAAAGGAGAAATAAATAAATGTTAGATACAAGTGTAAAAAATCTTATGTTTGACCTCGGTGCAGGTCGTGAAATTTATGATGCTGATTCTAATCGTGTAATTTCTAAGGCAGAAGCTAGTGACACAATTAGAAAGGCTTGTTTTGAATACCTTGGACTTACTAAGGATTCTTCTAATAAGCAGATTAAGAGAGCGTTAAACTCTGAGAGAGGAACACAGTTCTTCGAGGTAATTGAGGAAATTATTGATACTCAGATTGCTCATGGTCTTTCTGAGAATGAGTTTTTCAACAATTATGTTGAGTCAAAGAATATGAAAGATGGAGACGTAAATGAATTCTGGGCTGATGATGAAGTATTACTTACTGTAAGTAAGGTTTCAGGTGATTCACATGACTTTGATAGTAGAGTCCGTGTAGCGTAAGTTACATGAAAAAATATGTATTTAACTGCTGGAAACCCCTAAAGTTAATCACACTACAACGTAGACATGAAATATAGTCAAGCGTGAAAGTTACGAAAGTAGAAAAAAGTGATTAAATGGCACATGGTTAAATCCTAAATGTCAATTATTTTTTTAAACAGAGAATAATGAAATGGGCAATCAGCAACGAAGTCTCGAATAGAGAAACGCTCAACGACTATCCCATTGGTTATAGAAGTATAACAACAGGAGTACGGCTCAAGTGAGTGGGTGAAAATCCCTTAAATGGAAATGGTACACATCCAAAATTGGATGAAGATATAGTCTGTTCTCATATGAAAGTATGAGGAGTTATTAACTCAACTGGGGTAATGTCCCAATAAAATATTATTTTCCAAAACATAAAAATAGAAATGAGATGATGCAATTGAGAAGTAAAGAAAATACTATTTGTGGAATTTATTGCATCGAGAATTTAATAAATAAGAAAAAATATGTAGGTCAATCAGTCAATATATATAATAGATGGTCTTCTCATAAAGGTGAATTAAATAGAAATTGTCATTGTAATGGACATTTACAAAATTCATGGAATAAATATGGAGAAGAAAATTTTAAGTTTTATATATTAGAAAAATGTTCAAAAGATAACTTGGATAAAAAAGAAATATATTACATAGATACATTTAAAACATTAGATGAAAACTATGGATATAACGATAAAGATGGTGGACAAGACGGATCAGTTTCTAAGGAAGCTAATGAAAGAAAAAGCCAATCATTAAAAAAATATTACGAAGAAAATCCAAATAAAAAAGATGAACTTTCAAAAAGAGCCTTTAAGCAATGGAGTAATCCAAAAATAAAAGCAAAAATTCTTGGTGAAAATAATGGAATGTATGGTAAAACTCATACAAAAGAAGCAAGGCAGAAAATATCAGAAGCACAAAAAGGACATATTTCAAAATATAGAAATTTAACGCCTGTATTGTGTATTGAAACAAATAAAATATATGAATGTTCTGCTGAAGCACAGAAACAATTAAAAATTACAACTTCTATATTGGAAGTGTGTAAAGGAAATAGAAAAACGGCTGGTGGTTATCACTGGCAATTTGTGGAAAATAATATATAAGTTAAACATAAAGATCTATCCAGCGTTTAGGTTCTGGTCAGTCTTATCATGTTGATACAGCAGTATACGGTATCAAGGTTGGTGGAGATATTCGTCTCTTCTTAACTGGACGTAAGGATTGGGGTGCTTTCGTGGATGCGGTTGTTAAGGCTTATATTCAGAAGGTTCAGACACTCATTTCTTCTCAGTTTGCAAATGGTGTAAACCTTATTCCTGTTCCTGCTACTCTCAAAGGTACTGGTGCTTTAGCCGCTGCTACAAAAGCTCAGTTTGATGCAATTATCGAAAAGGTTGGTGCTGCTAACGAAAGTGGTGTTGTAATCATGGGTACTAAGACAGCATTAAAGTCTCTTAATGCTCTTACAAAAGTTGATTGGGCTGATCCTGCTAACTCAATTAAGGAGTCTGTAGCAAACACAGGTATTATCGGTGGTTATGAGGGAACACCTCTTATGGAGATTCCACAGAAGTTTACTGATAAGTCTCTTGCTACTCCTATCGTTGATAACAAGAAGCTCTATATTATGCCAGCAGTTGATGATAGATTTATCAAGTTTGTTGACTATGGAGAGACTGAACTTGAAGTAAACGAAAAAGGTGCTACTAAGGATGATATGCAGTCTTATGAGGTACAGAGACGTATGGGTGTTGCAACTCTTATGACTCGTTATCATGGTGAGTGGGATCTGTAAGATTTACTTATAGATTGATTATACGGAGAGTGGATTGCCACTCTCCTATTTTGAAAGGAATTGAAAGGAAATGGCATATACAAAGAAAACTACTGCTACTACTGACAGTACAGAAAAGGCAACAAAAACTACAGAAGTTAAAGAAGATGTTAAAACATTTTCACCCGAAGATACTATTCCATGTCGTTCATTAGTAAGTGGTGGACTTTATATCGAGGGAGCACGTTCACATATTCTTTATAGCTGGGCTGATTGTGGAGATGTGGTTGATGTTGAATATAGAGATTTAATTTATCTCGTTAGAACCCGTGAAGATGTAAACATTTATTCACCAAGAATTATTATTGAGGATGAAGATTTTGTCGAACAGAATAAGTCTGTAAAAGACTTATATGAGTCTATGTATGAAACAAGTGACTTAAATGAGATTTTAAATCTTCCTATTCCGCAGATGTCAGAAACAATTAAAAAGCTTCCAAAAGGTGCAAAGGAAGCCATTAAAGGTATTGCTTCTACAATGATTGAATCTCATGCGCTTGATTCAGTTCACAGAATTAAGGCTCTTGATGAAATTTTTGGTACAAAAATGTTACTTACATTAGTTCAGGAATAGTAAAGGAGGCTCACAATGACGCTTCCATACGAAACAATTTTTTCACGAACAAGAGGACGTATTTCAGATATGAAAGAACTTTCTCTTGACGAAAACGATTTGCTTGAAATTTATACAGAGCGATTAAGCAATGTAATTGCTAATCCAAGGGTGCGTAGACTATTCTCTTCTCTCACACTCGATGATAAAATTCAACAGTTGGATTTCACACTGAATAATTCAGTAGATGAAACGGCTGATATGAATTTTGTCGTAGGAATTCTTGTGCTTGGAATGACGATTGAGTGGTTACAGCCACAGGTTGATTCTATTATGCACACATCAGTAATGATAGGTGGTAAAGAAGAAAAGAAGCTACTCGACAATCATAAAAATATGATCGACCGTCTTGATTCCATGAAAATTGAATTGAATAAACGTATTCGTGATTACGGATATATGTATAATTCCTATATTAACACGGAGTCCTAATATGCAATACATATATGGTGACTTTACAGACAAGCAAATCAATGAAGCAGTTCGTGCGATGCACGGTGATATTCACAAACTACTGCTCTATAAAGACAAGACAATTGAAGAGAAAATATTTGAAGATGATGAAGCGTTTCTCGTCTTCTTTGAGAATGTTATGTTTAAATTAGGTGGCACAAAAACCTTATTTAATGATAACGGACTTATGGTGACTCTTATGGCGACTTTACAAGGTGCTATGGATAATTTCAAGAACGACCATTTCAGTTACAAAAAATTCCGTAGGGCAATCTTAGATTCTCACGGATATATCAAGCAAATGTTTGAGGGAGGTGTAAGCGATGCCGAGTCTACAAACAGCTAGGCGTGTCGCAAACGCCAAGAACAACGGTGCTAAAACGATTGGTCAGATTTATAAGGAACAGTCTGACGACATGATGAATTGGACTTGGGACAATGATAAGCAGAGTAAAAAATGCTATATCTATGATTGGAAACATGACGATTCGCCAGATATAAATGTTGGTATGACATATGAGAATACCACAAAGACACCGATTGATGCAAAGATACTTGTAAGTAAGTATGGTTCTATTGATAAGGACTCTCCTACTTTACAGTGTCAGTTCAGACCAAAACAGAAAGAATACTTTACAGAAGATGATGAGCTATTCTATATGGAAGAATACAGAAAGAAGTATCAATTAGTTGATATTTTTGTGGGGATGTTTTTGGATATTCCAGATAAAGATGGACTTTATCATAAACACTTAATCTGTATGAAAGATGTTGAACAGGACTTTCAGAAGTATTTCATTTTACCTTGCGATTATCTCTTGCAGTGGATTCAAACAAAAGCAGATAAAAGATATAAGAGAAGTATGTGGTGCGTTTTAAAATCACAGTCTAGTTACAACTCAGGAATTTGGGTAGATAACGTGACTGCAAGCCAACAGAATCAGGAACTTCTGTTTATTCCAACAAATGAAATATCTGATACCATCTATTATGTTTCTGAAGATAACAATAATAATCAACGACTCATTGTAGATATTCCAAATTACTCAATTGAAAATTGGACACCTAATACATGGGTGGTCAGCAAGGTGGAACGAGTAAATGTTCGAGGAAGGACAAAACTTACTCTATATCAGAAACCATTCAACAACAATACTGATTACATCGAAAAAGATGAAAATGGTATTATAACAGGTCTTTGGGCTAACTATTTTGGTGGTACTGCCCCAACAGATCCATCCACTCCAATTACTCCCCCATCTTCTATCATAGCGAGAATTTCAGCATCCACTTCAACTATTAAAGTTGGTGGCTCTTACAAAAATCTCACAGTAAATCTATTCAACGATTCCAATGAAGATATTACAACTGAATATGCTGATGCAACCTTTACATGGACTTGCTCTATTGATAATGAAGATTGGACAGACAAAGTTACATGGCGAGCCGGCACAGAGTACAACCAAAAGAAAGTAAAGTTTCCTAATAATAATTCTGTTATCGGCAAAATACTGTCTGTTAAGTGTGAAATTATTAAGGATAACTTGCCGATTGAATCTGAAATTTTGCCATTAGAATTAACTGAATAGGAGGTGTTTTATGGCAGAAAAATTAGTTACAAAGAATGATTTGTTAAATAAGCTTCGTGCATATAGAACTACCCCTGATGATGAAAATATTCAGTATAAGAAAAAGATTGAAAAAGCACTTATGCTTAATCCATGTCTTTTATATGCACTTAATGAAAAATCATTAGAATCTGAACTTTTTGACGATGATGGAAATATCAACTGGGAATGGAATGAAGAAACAAAGGAATACGAACCTCTTGGGGAATGGGATAGATATTTTGGTGGAACATCTAATATTCGTCCTTATTTATTTATTCCTGATACTCAGACTGAAGTAAAACATTATATCTGTTACCAAGTATCTTTTGATGAAATGCCTCGCTATCAGGATACATTAAAATACACAAATGTTACATTTACTATTTTTGTTCATGGTAATGATAGAAATGACAAATTAACAGGCATTCCAAGACATGATCTTATTGCTTCTATTATAAGAGAGCGATTTAATTGGTCAAATATATTTGGGATGCAAACACATCTTGTATCTTCAAAAGAGTCCACAACAGATAATAATTATATCGTTCGCACCCTTGTATTCCAAGTTGTTGACACTAATGGAATCGTTAAGACTACTAATGGTATAACGAGTACAAGTAACTATCAGTTAAGGCGGTGATATTATGTCACAGCAAAATACTGATATGTTGGACGGACTTCAAGCTGCTGTTTTAGCTGATGCTCAAAAGAAAAAAGAGAATACGCAAGAATATAAATTTGATCCACTCAAAATGTATTTTAGAGAAGATTACTTTGTTAAAGGAGTTCGTATTGTACAGCCAACTATAGGCAATATCCTCAATATGGGTGAATCAAAATTTTATTCTGGTCTTTCGCCTTTCTTAAATAATTCCACTTCTATTCGTGTGATGTTATGGGATTTACCACAACGAATAGATTGGTGCAAAGTAAAAGATATTGAAGTATTTGGTATGCTAAAAAGTATGACAGATACTGATAATTCTGCTATTCGATTATTGTTCCCAGACTATAGGATTGAACATATGCAACTAATGCAATTTCAAGAAAAAGATTCTGATAAACTTCAGTTATGTTTATATGATTCTGAAAGTGATTTTGTTTTAAAAGAATCTGAATATATGGAAATAGCTGAATATATTAGAACCTTACTTAATATCCATCCAAAAATAGAAAAAGCAAAAGGAAAGACAGCAAAACAATGGATGATAGATGAAGATAAAATGAATATGGCACAAAGAGATGAGAAAAATACTTCTACTCTTCTGCCACTTATATCAGCTTGTATAAATCATCCTGGTTTTAAATATAATCTACAGGAACTTAGAGAAGTCGGAATCTATGAATTTATGGATTCTGTACAGAGATTACAGATATATGAATCTACAAGAGCATTACTCGAAGGAAGTTATTCGGGATTTGCTGATATGTCAAAAGTTCCAAAAGAACAATTTAATTTCATGCGTGAAATACATGAATAAATTTTAGTAATTTGAGCGATTTATATCGCTCTTTTTTAATACAAAAAATGAAAAAATAAGGAGGATTCAAATTATGGCATTTAAATTAGGTGACGTAATTATTGACCGTTTACAGTTCGGTTATGGTGCAAATAAAAAGACTGGTAATCCGCTTTATGCGCTTACACAGCTTAATGAGACAACTATTGATCTTACTTCTGATTCTACAGATATTAAGAATAAAGATGGCAGTATTGTTTATAGAAAATATAGTGGTAAAACAGGAGAAGTAAATGCTCAGAATGCTTTTATCAACTTAGCGGTTATTGAAACAATTTCTGCGGCTGATGCAGAAATGGCATCAGAGTCAAATAAGCTTAAAGTACCTATGATGCAGACTGTTGCCGCTGGTAAGACATTAGACATTACTGGTTTTGTAGAAGGCAGTGTTGTTGTTAGTGCTATGTATAATGGTGCTATTGATACAAATAAGAAATACAGCCTTGGTTCTGCTGCTTCTGAAACTGAATTTGCAATTACTTCTGTAACTGCAAATGAAGGTGCAGGAACACCTGCCAGTGCCACTCTTACACCACCTACAGATGCAGAGGAGATTGAATATTTTGTAAAGTACACTAAGGAGGTTATATCAGGTGCAAAGATTACTATTGCTGCTGATAAATATCCAAAGGCTCATGAATTATTCTTTAAAGCTCTTGCTGTAGATAAGTGTGATGACGATAATTTTAAACCGGTTATTGTTCATATTCCAGAATTTATTCCTAGTCCTGATTTATCTCTTGCACTTCAGGGTGGCGATAATCAGACGATGGATTATAAAGGAACTATTCTTACAAATACTTGTTCTACAGATCAGACCTTGATTGAAATTTTCTATATTGACGAAGAGGAAGATGTTGCCTAGCTGTTAATTAGTTAATTTTTAGATAAGGGAATGGTTGAATATCATTCCCTTATATTTTAGGAGGATGAAATGGTTAGTAAAGAAAGAATATGTTCTGTCTGCAAACGCACTTATAAATATTGTCCATTATGTAAGGAAGACGCAAAAAAACCAACTTGGTTATTTGCATTTTGTAGTGAAAATTGCAAAGACATTTACAATATTACCTCTTCATTTGAAGATGGGTGCATGACAGATACAGAGGCAAAAGAAAAAATAGAAAAGTTGGATTTAAGCAGAAAAGAATATTTTGGCGAAAGCTATAAGAATTCTATTGCTTCTATTATGAAAGCAAAAGTACAAGTTATTAAGAAAGAAAATAAAAAGACAGAGGTTAAATCTGTCAAAAAGAATATTGTTACAAAAGTCGAAAACGAGGCTGAAAGTAATGTTGAATAGTGATTTTTAAATAAGGGATTATGACAAACCACTATTCAACGTTATAATCCCTTATTTTTTACGGTATTCAACTGAGGAATAAAAAGGAATGATAATAAAAACAAATTTAAAATCTAGGAACTATTCTTCTCACGAAGTTGTAAGAATAGTCAACCCAAAGCAATATTTGTTGTATATCAAAAATGGTATATATCCAATAGATATGTACGCAAGTATTGATGAGGATACAAATAATATCATTTTAGCAGTTGTATTTCTCAAAGAAGAAACAACAGAAGTTTATAAAAAATGGTGTAATCATGAATTAGTATGATTGATGTGATGTATTAAGACAATTAAATAAAGTATAATATAAGGAGGATTAAAATTATGATGGATTTAACATTTTTAACAAATTATGCTGTACCGATTATTGTTGGGATTTGCTTATGCGTAGGATATGTATTAAAAAATATTGTTACAACGGATGTGGTTAATAAGTATATTCCACTGATTATGGCAGTGCTTGGTGTTACATTAAATACATGGATGAATATGAGCTTCACACCTGAAATTTTACTTGGTGGACTTGTATCTGGTCTTGCTTCTACTGGTTTGTATGAAGCCTTCAAGAATTTTTTAAAAAAGTAAAGAATGGATGGTATGTATGAGTGCAGGAGATACAGAATTTAGCGCAAATTAATTATGTGCTTGTTATACTTGGTTTATTCGCCATTTTGTTTGCTGCTAAGGAAGTTATCGAAATATTTGGTTATTTTAAAAAGAAACTTAGACTAAAAACAGGTATTGACGAAGATAAAGAGACAATAGAAAATCGTATTAAAACGCTTGAAAAACACGATAATTGGCAGTATCAGGAAATTTTGAAAATATCTAAAGGTATAGATGATATTAAAAAGTCTTTAGATATAAATGAAAAAGAAACTAATCAGAGAATTATTGTGCAATATGGTGCTGAACTTTATAATCTACATAGTAAATTTATGGCACAAAAATATATTACAAGAGCAGGATTAGAAACATTTCAATTATTAGCAGATACATATATTGCTTGTGGTGGTAATCACTCAATTAAAGGAAAGATAATTCCTGAAGTAATGGCTTTGCCAATTAAAGAAGATTAAATTTTATAATATCACATATTTGGTAAACTTTGCTTAACATATATTTATGTATAATACTAATATAAAATAAATTATTGGAAATACTTTATGTATATGAAGAACAAAGTTGATGAATATCGTTGTAAACAAAATATGACATTACAGCAATTATCAGAAAGAACAGGTATTTCAAGAACCACTCTTTCAAAAATTGTAAATAATCAAACAAATGATATTTTATTAAGTCATGCAATCACCTTATCTCGTGTACTTAAAGTAAATCTATATGAATTATTCTGTATACAGAAATAATGGAGGAATGTTTATGACATATTTTAATTTAATTTGTGAGGAGTTATGTATAACTGGCGGTAAGGTTATACATATTGACACTAATGTTGCAAATCTTGAAGAGGTTCACAAGATAGTAACTGATAATGCTGACAAATATCCTAATAGTAAGTGGGAACTATATCCTATGCAATTAGTAGTATAAGCACAATTAAAATAACAATTAAATATTATTAAAAGAAAGAGCGGTTTCTTCGGAAGCCGCTCTTTTGCTATGTAAAGGAGTGAAAGGAAATAGCACAGAATCCAGGAAAGATTTTTGAACAGTCGATTAAAGATTCTGTCCCAAATACGTGTTGGATTTATCGTTTCAGGGATAATGCAGCATCGTTTGGGAATGGAAATAATACTAGATTTGCTAGTAGTAATATTTGTGATTATCTTCTATTTGATGATGATTCAAGGACATTGTATTTGCTCGAATTAAAATCAACTCAATCAACAAGTCTGCCATTATCAATGATTAGAGATAATCAAATTAAATCTCTGCAAGAAGCAAGTGAACATAATCTTGTCGCAGGATTTATTTGTAATTTTAGGAATGAAAACAACGACACATTCTTTATAGAAATCTGCGATTTCGTAAAGATGATGGAGAATATAGATAAGAAGTCGTTCAATATTAACGACTTGAAAAATAATAATGCTATTCAAATAAATAGCAGAAAGAAACGAACTAGATATACATATGACATTCAGAAGTTTGTAAACGAGTCACATTTGTAAAGGAGAAAAAGGAATATGAAACTTTTAGAGTTTGTAGAAAAGTATAATAACATGGCAAATAACGCATTAAAGGAACAGTTGTTAAGTAAAATCAAAATTACTCCATATGTATCAATCATTAAGAAAGATACCTACGCACAGCTAATTGTAAATAGAACCATGTTTGAGCATGAAGCTTATGATGACAATGGGAAAACAAAATATCGTAAAACAGATAAGATTAGAGTAAATTCTGTTGCTCAGTATGTACAGTTTTGTCGTGCCGTGATTGAATTATATACCGATCTTGAGATTGACGAGGATGATAAAGGATTCATCAAGGGGTATGATGCACTTAAATCATCTGACTTACTCGATATTTTAATGGTTGGTTCTGATAAAGTTGATCCACTTATTCCTATGAGTGAATTAAGTGAATTTAAAACCATTTTAACAATGAAACAGTCAGACACTCAGTTTAATGAGACAACCACTCAGGCGTTTATTGGCAAACAGATTGGAAGGATTTCTGATTTGGCAAATGCTACTCTCACACCACTTATGGACGTTGTGAATAAGAAACTTGATAGTTTATCCAATGATGAGTTAAGAAAGATTCTTGATGATTATAAACTTAGCAATACCGCAAATTTTAAAGAGGTATAGAATATGGTATCAAATAAGCTATTTTATATAAAAGAATGTTGGTTTAATCTTCCAGATGATTTCAACGGAACTTGTGGAGAGGCTTTAATGCTTTTAGCAAAATATAGATTAGAACAGGAAAACAAAAATAAAATTGGGACAGAGAACGAACTTTTGAAAAAGGACGATGGATCAGAAGACTTATATACTACTCTTGTTTCTAAGAATGATAGAAAAGCTACATTAGCTCATGCATTTTTAAAATTAGATGAAGAAACAAATACATATAGAAATGTATAAGAAATTCAAATTTCTTGTGAAATAAACAGGCTCTATGCGTGTCATAGCGTATAGAGCTTTTCTTATGGAGAGTGGTTATACTGCTCTCCTATTTTAGTGCAAAAATAGTGAAATTATAGTGAAAATTTGGAGGTGATGATACATGGCTAAAGGTGATTTAGCATCAATGGTTTTAAAAGATATAAAACATGCAGAGAAACAATTGGCAAAAGAAGTTGCGCCTGAAATCAATAAATTATTCAAAGAATCTGTATACGATTCTCTAATAGATTGGTATAACGATTATTCACCAATGGAATATGTAAGAACTCAAAATTTTATGAATGTATATAATTCCGCTTATACATCAGCAAATGGCAATATTTTAACATTACAGGTTGATTCTTCGAGAATGAATGATTATCCAGGTTTTAGTAGACCACCATATCCAACGTATGAAAAACAACCATTACAAGCAAATACGGCATTCGATTATATGTTTATGAATGGTGAACATGGTCATGGTCGTTGGATGATGCATCAAAGTATACCTCCGTTTGATAGAGTCGATAGAGACTTTCGAAGTGGATTTGGAGGTCGTGTACAAAAAATTATAGATAACAAAGCAAAGAAAATATTATTTGGATAGGAGGTAATTTATGTCAGGAATAGCAAATTGGCAAGCTCAAATTCGTATTGACATTGAAGATTTAAAAAAACGAATTAAGGTTGCCGAAGGAGAAATTAATAATTTCACCAATGAAGATCGAAAAGTAAAATTAGATATAGACACAAAGACATTAGAAAGTGCTATTCAAAAACTTGATAAAATGCTTGACTCTCTTGGTAAAGGAACGGGTGATTTTAAACAGTTTGAGAATTTATCAAAAGAGTTATCAAGTATTGTATTAGAAGTACAAAGCTTAAGTAAAGCTTTTGGTAAAGTAGATGATTCTGGTGCGAAGACACTACTCTCTTCTATCCAAAATATTGATAAATCACTTTCTGAACTGAGTCAGAATATTCTCAATGTTAATAAAAACATTAGCAATATGGGCGGCAATACGAGTGGTGCTGTCAAACAAGTAGAGAATATTAGTAATGCATATCAAGATGCTGCCAAAGAAGCTGAGAAGTTGGCTGATGTACAGAGTAAGATTGGACAGAAAACGAATATTTCATTGGGTGACTCTAAAGAGCAATCAACAGAAATTGACCTATATCATAATTTAGAAAAGAGAAAAGTTACATATGATGAAATAATTGATAAAATTCAAACAATCGTATCTCTTAAAGAAAAAGAAAAATCATTAAGTAAAACTTCTGATGATACGAAACTCTACCAAAATTTATATGACGAAAATGATATCAATTGGGCTGGTGATACGGAAGGTACTATTAATAGAATATCAGATAGATTAAAAGAAATTTATACAAAATATAATGGTAAAATATCTTTAATTGATGAAAATGATATTCAAGAAGCTACTTATCTGTTAGACATACTAAAAGGATCAGGTGAATCACCTAACCTAAATAAATCTCAAGAAAAGTTTTATCAGAATAAAAAATTTTCAAACGATTCATTGTTTGATAATATTCGTGTTGATTCTCAAAAAGCTGAAGAAATAGATAAAATCAACACAGAGTTGTCAGAAACATATCGTTGGTTCAATCAACTTGAGGGCGTATCTCTTAATGAAAATATAGCAAACGAAATTAAATCATTAATATCAGATATGCAAATTGGTGGAAAAACTGCTAGTGAATATGCTAATGATTTATTAAAAATATTTAATATAGAAGTTGGCTCTAATTCTACTGTCGAACAGCAAAATAAATTACAATCTGAATTAAAAGAAACAGAATCACAAGCTGAAAAGACTGCTCAAGCTGTAAATGAATCTTCTTCTACCACTCCTAAAAAAGACTTGAAAGACGCATTTCCTGACAAAGATGTTTCTGCATCTGTAGAGGCTGCTACTAATTCAATCAAAGAAGAGAATAATGTATTAGAGCAGAATACTCAGAAAGTTAAAGAAAATACACAAGCAAAGGAACAGAATACCAATGTAAACTTTAATAAGTATGACAAGCGTTTGGATTCATATAACGGCAAAATTGACAAATATAAAACAACTATTAATAGATTTAATGATGGTGGTTGGACAAGTAGTACATATTTGGAAAATGTGCAAGCAGTTAAGAATGCTGTTAAAGAGTATGAAGATTTGCTCAAAGAATTAAAGGGCAAAGACGCAAGTTTGGTGACAAGTGAAGATATCAACAAATTAGATGACTATGAAAAGAAAATAAAAGATACTATTGCTACTGTTACTAATATGTCGGCTTCTGAAAAGGGATATAACTTTGTATCGGCTCAGAAGGAATTAGACAAGATTCATAAGCTTCTTAATGAAAATAGTAACATGTCTGCTGAGGCTAAAGCCAAGATTAAATCTTACTATGCAGAAATTGAAAGTGGTAATCCTAGCATGAGTTTGGATAGAATTCATGGCGAGATCATGAAGATTTATAATGCCGAGGTTGAAGCTGGTCGTGCTGGTAAAAGTTTCTTTGATACATTAAAGAATAGTGGATTCCATCAATTAGCTGCTCAGATGGCAGGTATGTTTGGTGTGTATGATGTTATTAATCTTGGAAAACAGGCTTTCAGCACTGTAAAAGAACTTGATTATGCTTTAGTTGATTTAAAGAAAACTACAGCAATGAACTCATCTGAACTTGAACAGTTTTACTATGACTCTAATGATGTTGCAAAACAAATGGGTGTAACAACCAAAGAAATCATAGATCAAGCAAGTAGTTGGAGTCGTCTTGGATACAACTCGAAACAAGCCGCAACTGAGATGGCTAAGTTAAGTTCGCAATTTGCTTTAATTTCTCCTGGTATGGACACCACAACATCGCAGGAAGGACTTGTCAGCATTATGAAGGCGTGGGATATCGGATATCAAGATGTTAAATCTCAGATAATGGATGATATAAATGCACTTGGTAATGCAATGGCTGAAGACAATCAGGATATAGTAGAAGGTATGGAACGTTCTGCTGCTGCACTTGCCGCTGTTGGAACTTCTACAAAAGATGCTTTTGCTTTATTTTCAGGTATACAAGAAGTCCTTCAGAACTCAGAAAAAAGCGGCACGTCCCTCAGAAGCGTTGCTCTACGACTGCGTTCTTTTGACGAAACAACAGGAGAATACTCTGAAGATTTAGCAAATATTACAGGCGAATTAGCTGATTTAACAAAAACTGCTGAACATGCTCAAGGCGTATCTGTTTTTAAACCTGGTTCTACAACAGAATTTAAGAGTTTAGTAGATTATTTTAGAGAAATTGCCGACATCTGGGATGAGATGTCACAGAAACAGCAAAATGATTTCCTTCTTAAAGCTTTTGGTCGTACACAGGCTCAGGCTGGTGCTGCTCTTATTCAGAACTTTAAAGGAGTTGAAAAAGCCCTTGATGTTATGGATAATGCCGCTGGCAGTTCAGATAAAGAAATGGAAACAGCAAAACAGTCAATTACCTACAAGCTTAATGAATTAAAACAAACTTGGGTTGGAACTGTTCAGGATATTGCTAATAGAAAAGATTTGTCACTCATAATGAGTGGTTTAATTGGTGTATCAAAAGGATTGGGTTTTGTAATTGGTAAATTAGGATTAATTCCTTCTGTTATTGCGCCAATTGCAGCTATTCTTGGTAAAGGTAAATCAACACAACGATTTTGCCCTGTATGGTAGTGATGCCATATTGCAATCGCCAAGTAAAATAAAGATGGGTGTCAAAATATATTGTCGAGGATTGTATAATTAACATCATGCAAAAGTATATAATAGAGAATATTATATATGATAGAGTTGAAAAACAGGAAAAGTTGATGTTTGTTCATATGCTAACCAATAATGCTAAGTGAACAGTATAATAAAATAGGCTTTATTATACAAGATTACATATTCGCAGCCAAGCGAAAGGAATATGGAAAATTCCCCTCCTACTCTTTTGAGAGGACGAAGGTTCAACGACTGGAAGGCACGATATCTCTATGAGATATGGAAGTACAGTCTGGTTTCTATTGTATTTATACAATAGTCTATACTCGCTGGTAATCAGACCAGCTAAAGAAGTAGTATAGAGTGAATATTGAATATAATTAATTAATTTGATTTACATTGCGATTTCGGAATTCAGTAATGTATTTGAGTGTGTGTTTCACTCAACTAGAAAATTCCAAAAAGATAACTTATAAAACAGAGAATAACAAAATAGGACTGTCGTGAGACAGCCCTACCATTGATAAAAAGGAGAAAAATGAACATAGCATAAAGAGAAAGATATTATAACATCATATTAGTGATGTCTTTTACTTTACTATCGGAAAGTTTAGTATGTTTACAAATCATGCTTGTGACAATGACTTTTCCTAAAATGGAACGTAAATTATACTTACCACTTCCGATAATACTTGTTAAAAAGTTTAACATGTCTCGCCTCCCTTCTCTATAGAATAGAAATATAAATTAGGGAAATATGCGCCCAGAAAGGGCAGATTCATTTTTCCGAATGCCATATGATATAGATATTGGAGTAGCCTTCGGATTATAGAATGATATGGCACATTTCTATGCTACTTACCAATATCTATATTTTACTATTGTATTAAATTAAATACAATCCAGAACATTAGTTTTGTCAAATTTTGAATATTAAAAATGGTTCAAATTTTATGTAAAATATTTACAAAAAATGGTATCTGTGTTATCTTCAAGATAGTAAAAATTTTCAATTTTTTTTTGAAGGAGGTAGCACAATGAAAGTTTCAAGAGAAAATTGTCCAGTTAAGCCATTAATAGGCAAAATGAAACGAGAGAAAATTGTATTAAAACACAAATTACAGAGAAGAGAATCTGTCTGGTCTAATCCAAATAAGTCATTGCTTATTGACTCTCTTCTAAGAGGATATATTGTACCACCTGTTTATACTATTTCTAAAGACGGTGTACAATACGTAATTGATGGTGTACAGCGATTAAGTACGTTAAAAGGGTTCTATAATGATGAGTTCGCAATATCTAAAAAGGCAGAACCAGTTATAATTGAAGGGGCTGAATATAATATTGCTGGAATGAAATTTAGCAAACTTGACCAAGTTGTAAAGGACGAGTTAGATAGTTCTGCTATCACAGTATATGAAATTACTAAATATACAGATAAAGATGTCAGAGAAATGTTCCGAAGACTCAATTCAGGGAAACCTCTAAACACTTCACAGAAGCTTACACCCGACATGTCAGATGAACTTAGTGATGCAATTTTTGATATTGTCTCTCTCCCATTCTTTGAAAAGAGATTGACATCTGCTCAGTTGAAAAGTTCAGTCGATCAGAGTATTGCACTTGAAACATTGATGCTCTGCTCTACTAATAAGGATAACGATTTTGCTTCATTTAGAGGTAAAGATAAAGAAAATTTCATTGAATTCTATAATGACAAAGTTGAGCCAGAAAAGATTAAAGTTATTAAAACTGCAATTAATAAGCTTGATGAATCTCTTGAAGAAGATGTGAAAATTCCTAAGACAAGTATTTCTGTATTGTGTTTCGCAGCATATAGAATTTGCAAAGACAAAAAGAGCTTTGAGAAATTTACTTTGAAAGTAAGTGAGTTCTTGGCAACATACGATGATAATACTGAATACAAGACTAATCTCATGAATGGTACTAATTCTGCTGAGTCTGTTAGATTTAGATTGGATTATTGGAGAAATATTATAAGAGAATTACAGTAAAAGATAAAGAGTAGTCGGTTGGCTACTCTTTTATTATATTTATAAACATACGTTCTGATAGTATTCTGTCGATTATTGGTATATAATAGTAATATTAAATACTAATGATTGGTAGGTGTTTTATTATGATGGATACATCAGAAAATATGTTTTGGGGTGATATAAACGACATATCAAGATTTACTGAGAATACACAAGCAAATAAAGTAAAGAAAGCAAGACGAACTTCTGCGATATTATTAGCTGCTATACAATTAATGGAAAATTTTATTAAAGGAATTAAGCATATGAATGCTTATGACGCAGCCTCAACTATTATTAGTGATGCAAACTGGATTCAAAAAAGCACAATTGATAATTTTTATGATAACACCAATAAAAGAATTACAATAGAGCTTGGAAATATATATTATATTGATTATGGTAAAACTTTTTGTGGAGAATTATCATATTTTCATTATGGTTTATGTATTGGGAAAAGAGATGGAAAAATACTAATTGTTCCTATGAGGAGTGGTCATGATGTATTTGATAAAGCATATCACCCAACAAATAATCCGATGGGCAACAGAAAATATCGACAAGCCTTAACGCAAGAAGGGTTTGCTAAGAATAGTGTGTTATTAATTAATGACACAAAATATATTTCAGCAGGAAGAATAGATAAAAAATCCAATATGATCAATAACGAAACTTTGGAATCTATTCAACTACAGGTCTTTCAAGTAGAATTTCCAAATTTGTTTATGGATTTTAACAATGTAAAAAAGAATAATGAAAAATTAGTGAAACAAATTTGTGATCAGAAAGAACTAATAATAAAATTAAAGAATGAAACTAATAGATGTCATCAGTTATTAAATAACGTAAAAGAAAAATAATGGTTGACACCTATATTCTATTAGAGTACAATATAGTCTATAGAAGATATTCCGTTGTAATTTGATTTTATAAATCGAAAAGCATAGTAGCGTATCTTCGTTTCATTAGTTTCATCGAATCGTACAAACTTGTTCGACCGGTTTGTATTTGTATTCAAAAGCAGGTGATGTACACACCTGCTTTTTATTTTAGCTGTTCTGGTATAGATTGAACGTATGTTTAGGTGTTTCTCTTTTTTAATACAAATAAAAGAGTAGCAATTTCTCACCACTCTTCTATCTTATTCATATCTTAGAACTTACTTCCACAGTTATTACATTTCCAAGTTTTACTAAGATTATTAAAAATATTATTTGAACTACTACGAAATGAGGTGAAAAACAATGGCAAAATTAAATAATAGTGAAAAGAAAGATACTGTCAGTTTTGAAATTATAACCGACAGTATCTCATTAAAAATTGACAAGAACGGGAACATAGTTATTAATTTGGAATCTGGAAATCTCCATTTCCTAAATCAATAAGTTCTCCACTAGGAATAAGGGTGTTCTTATCTCCATCAATAATTGCTTTAACAAAAAAGCCATTCGGATATGTAACGGTTGTTTCAATAGTGTTTTTTAACATTTTTGTCTCAATTTTAATATCTTCCGTCTTACATCCCTCTGGAGCTTTGATAGTAAATCCCATAATAAAACCTCCTTTGCATATAATTTTATAATTATATTATAGTATTATATGCAAAGGATTTATAGTCGGAACATCAGTTTTGTAGAATATCACCAAACATTTCTAAAAATTACTCTTAACAAAAACCTTATAATACTCATCATCTAAGCTGATAAGACTTTTCTCACCATCTTTCCACTCTACGGCAATAAGGTATTCTTTTTTCTTTTTGCCATTGACTCCTGCGATTGCACCTAATCCACCAAATAGTGCTACGCCTAAAGCACCTTTCCAGAACGAATACTGGTCTTTGTTGGATTCGTCAATTACTGTGTAGGAAGAAATATAGCGTGGGATAAGACCACCATCACATATAAGCATATCTTTACTATATAAGATTTTTTCATCTTTATATTTACCCTCTAGTACAATATTTATTTTAGACATATATGACCCTCCTGAAATTATATTCTTATAATATCAAATTAATTAATTATATTCAATATTCATAAATAGAAAATCAAGGATTTTATAAACGATATAAAAATTGCAAATGGTGTATTAGATAAATTCAGCAAATTAAACATAGATGGAAAAAGTTTTAATGTTGGACAATTAATATCCTTTAAAGATGTAAAAGAATCACAGTTAAAATCTCTTACGGAAGAAATTCAATCAATATCTAATGCTGACTATGGTGCATTTGATGCGCTTAAGATTCAAGAATATGCTAACGCTCTTTCTGACCTTGAACCAAAACAAGCTGCACTTTTATTAAGTACACAGGGATTGTCAAATGCTCAGATTGAACAGGTATTATCTACACAGAAATTAACACCTGAATTGCAGTATCAGGCAATGCTTGAAGCTGGTTTGTTAAGTTCTAAGCAAAAACTTACTACTGCACAAATTGAAGAAACTCTTCAAACTGTTTTAGGTTCTGATGCCGATGTACAAGCGACAATGAGTGCAATGGAATTGAAAGTTGCTACTGATGCACAAGGTAATTCAGTTGCTAAACTTACGAAGAGAAATATTGAAGCCGCTGTTACTAGTGGCAAATTAACGCAAGAACAGGCATTACAACTTGCTAGTATGCTTGGTGTGGATATAGCTGTTAAGAAACAAGCTTCTTCTACTCTTCCTAAATGGATAGCAACATTAAAGTTGAGTGCAAAAGCAATTTGGGAGAATATAACAGCAACATTAACATGGCTTGCAACTACTCCTGCTGGTTGGGCTACATTGGCTGTTGGTGCAATAACAGTTGCTACTATTGCAGTTATTAAACACACCAAATCGTTAAAAGATTTGCAAGAAACGGCACAGGATTCTAAATCCGCTTATGATAGTACTATTTCTGAAATAAAATCTCTTAATGATGAATTAAAAACTACAAAAGATAGAATTAATGAGTTACAAAACAAAGATTCACTTACTTTTTCAGAAGAAGATGAATTAGAAAAATTAAAGAAAACTAATGATGAATTAGAACGTGAATTGCGAATAAAAGAAGCAATTGCACAAACTCAAGGTCAAAAATCTGCCAATGATGCCAATGCCGCAATTACTAAGAAATCTGAAAAGTATAATCTTAGTTATAGTGATAACGGAACTTCTTTTGATACTGGTGATAGAATTGATGCTGCACAATGGAATATAGAGCAAGCAATCCAAAATAATAAGGAATTGGAAGATTTATATTCTAAGCGTAAGGAAATTGAGGATAAATTTAACAATGATGCTTCTCAATTTAAAGACGATAAAGAATGGAAACAAAATGAAAAGAACATAGAAAGTAAAAAGGCTTACATTAAGACGGTTGAGGAACAAGCTGCCACATATATTAAAGCTCTTATGAACGAAGATGATGCTTTATATGATTCTAATGGTAATGTTATTGTTGGTCAAGAAGATTTAGTTAATCGCCTTAAAGCGTTATATGGTAATTATGACGAATATAATCAAGGTGAAACGTATTCTGATACTTTTGTAAAGCATTTACAAGAAAAGGGTATATCTGAGAATGTTGCAAATGAAATTAAGAGCCAGTTAACTGATAATGAAATTGAAAAAGCATCAACATTAGACATTTCTCCTTATATTGATGAAAATGCAACTGTCGAATCAGTACGAGAGGCGATTAAGAAAGCCCAAGAAGAAGCTGATAAGAATCCTGTTGATGGAACGGTTACTTTCACCAAAGACCCTACTTCTCTTCTTACGGAATCAGATGATAAATCTAAAACAGCTAATCTTGCAGACCTTAAATCAGAAGCTGATACATTAAAATCTCTTCAAAAAGAATTAGAAGATACCGGTGCTATCGGTGTTGATTCAATGCAGAAAATTATCAAACAGTATCCAGAAGCCAAGGAAGCCCTCTACGATTACATGACAGGTGTAAAAAATGAAGCTGAGTTATTTGCAGACCTTGAAAATATCTATAATGACGATAAAAGTCAATATATTAATTCATTGGTTGAGGAAAACCAAGCAAATGAAGATTTCTTTACCTCTATAAAGCAGAATTATCCTGAAGTAATTTCAGTAATGAAATCTTTGGTTGAAGAAGTAACTCCCGACCTTGAAACACTGAAGAATAAATATATTTCAGACATTGCCACTGAAGAAGAAACTGCCAACCAATTTATTTCTGCTTTAGAGCAAAAGTTTCCAGAGTTATACAATCAATTAGCGGATATCTACGATAACGATAAAGAGAATTTTATAAAGCACGTCATTTCAGAGAATGAAACTAATCAAGATTTTCTTAATTTCTTATCCAGCAATTATCCTAAATTATTTAACCTTTTAGGCACTGTCTATGGAAACGATGTTGATAACTGGACTTCTATGGAACAGGCGAAAGCTCAAATTACGGCTAATCTGATTAATCAATTAAATGCAATGTGGGCAGAATATTTTGATGGTATTTCTGAAACATTTGGAGCATTTGGTTCGATTATGGAGAATGCTGATGGTAGTGGTTACACATTTGTCGGTGGTCAAGATGATTCGCATTCTTATGACCATAATCTTTCTGATGAAGAAAATAAAAGCAATGCACCGGCAATAGGCGCTTATAATAATGTCAAAAATAAAATTCAAGCTGCTATCAAAGTCGCAAATCAGGCTGTTAGTGATTTACAAGGTGCAGCTTATGATAAGATTGAATCTTCCGTAGGTGGTCTTGATTGGGATGACTTAGGTAGTGATTCTTCATCTTCATCTGGTTCAGGTTCGGACTCATCTTCTACTACGAATCCGAAAGATTATGACCTGATTGAGAGAAAAATTAAGAAGCTTGAAAGTGCAATCTCAAATCTTGATACCGCCGTATCTGATACGTACACCTCTTGGGGTGATCGTAATTCAACACTAGCAGATGAATTGTCATCTGTTTCTGATGAGATTGCGTTACAACAACAGGCATATCAGAAATATATGGATTTAGCTGAATCTGTTGGTTTAGATGGATATTATCAAGACCTTATTAAGAACGGTGAAATGGATGTTATCACTGTTGATGATGAAAATCTACAAGACCAAATTGATAAGTTTCAAGATTTCTACGACAAAGCACAGGATTGCAATGATAAAATCAGAGACCTCAATCAAAATCTAAAGGAATTACAAAAGACTAAATTTGATAATGTAGTGTCTCAATTTGAGGATATCTCATCTTCTATTTCTCATGCGGTTACAATGCTTGATAAGTATATTGACCTTGCTGATAAGCATGGTTATTATGCTTCACCTGAATTATATCAAAAACAACTTGAACAGTACAATAATACTCTTAATACTCTCACGAGTGAAAGAGATACATTGCAATCAAAACTTCAAGAATCTGTTCAAAGCGGATTGATTGAAGAAGGCTCAGAAACATGGAATGACATGTTGCAACAGATTCAATCTGTAAACGAAGAAATTGTTGATACCGTTGTCAATATTCAAGAAGTCGGTAATTCATTACGTGATTTAAACTTTACGATATTTGAGCGTGGTCAAGATGATATTTTCAATCTTGTTAGTGAGGGTCAGTTCTATGTTGATTTGCTCGATAAGATGAATAAGGATTTATATGATGATGACGGAAAAATCACTAATGAAGGTCTGACTGTACAGGGCATTCACAGTGAAAACTATGCCGCATATTTGAAGCAAGCCGATTTTTATGCAAAAGAGATTTCTGCAATCGAAGCCGAGCTTGCAAACGATCCTGCCAATACAACTCTCATTGATAAAAAGCAAGAATATATCGAAGCCCAGCGTGAATCTATTTTAGCTGCTTACGATGAGAAGAATGCCATTATAGACTTGATCAAAGACGGCTATGATAAAGCATCTGACGCATTAAGCAAACTGATTGATAAACGTAAAGAGGCTCTTGAAGCAGAAAAAGATTTGCACGATTATCAGAAAAGTGTTCAAGAAAAATCTGACAAAGTGACCGAACTTGAAAAGCAGAAAGCTGCATATGCAAATGATGCGTCCGAAGAGGCTAAAAAGCAGGTGCAGCAAATTGAAGTTAATCTAAAAGATGCGCAGGAAGATTTGGCTGAAACTGAATATGATAAGTATATCTCTGACCAAGAAAAGCTTCTTGATGATTTGCAGACCGAATATGAAGACCTTATTAACGATAGAATTGATAATATTGATAAGGAGCTTGGTGATGTTGCTGACGCTGTAAATTTAAACAGGGATACAATTCGCTCTACACTTGAAAATTTAAGTCAGGATACAGAATTACCATTAACAAAAGCTATGCGAGATGTATGGAATTCTGCTACGCCTGTTGTAGATTTGAACACAACTGTACAAGGAATTGGTTCTACAGTGAGTGGTATTACACTTGCAATTAATGACATTATTACACGACTTAATGATTTAATTGCTATTATGCGTGGTAATCTGGATTCGGAAATTAATAATTATGACGATGGAAGTTATAATCCGAACAACTCTACTCCTGCTCCTACTCCTTCTTATGAATCTGATCCTGAACCATCATATTCTTATGACGAATCAGACGATTCAGATTCTGGCGATGATGGAAATTATGATGACTTGTTTGTGTACAAGTATTATTATCCACAACCACTTGACACTGAACATTCAGTTGTAGATAGATTAAAATCTAATAATATTGACGCATCTTGGGATAGACGTGCTGATTACTATGCGGGTATTTTTGGAGATGATGACTATACCGGTTCTGATTATCAAAATATCCGAATGCTAGATTGGTTAAAAGAACATGGTTATGCTAAAGGCAAAAGACGTGGAGAATATTCAACTGGATATCATTTAGTTGGCGAAGAAGGAAATGAATTCATGATTACCAATGGTGCATTGCGTGAAGTTGGTACGGAAGATACTATCTTTACAGCGGATATGGCTAAAAATATTGCTGATTTTAGTATTGACCCAACACAGTATCTATCTTCTCATATGCCACTTCCTAACGTCAAACCTGCATCAATTCCAAATAATGTTACAAGTAACGTGGACACGATTGAAATTAGTCTGCCAAATGTAACAAATTATACAGAATTTAAAACACAGCTTATGAATGATCGTGGATTTAAGAACTACATGAGTGAAGCTACATTGGGTGTTGCACTAGGACATAATGAACTTGCCGTAAATAAGTACAAATGATGAAAAAACTAACATGTGGGAAGTTTTATGGCTTCCCATGTGTTGAATAAATGTGAATGTATGTTCTTGTAGATTATTACCAATTATTGGTATATAATGGAATATGATACTAATGATTGGGGATAGGATTTATGAACAAAGAATATTATTTATTTTTAGATGAAACAAAACCAAATGCGCATGGTGACTATTTTGCTTTAGGAGGATACGCTATTTTAAAAGAAGACTATGAGAACATTTTAGTTCCCAAATTGCAAAAAATTAAAACGGATTTAATGCCAGACCCAAATCTTCCATTGCATTTATATGATATGAGAAAAAATATTAAGGGTTTTGAATTTTTATCCGATATGAACGTAAGAAATAGTTTATTTGATAGAATAAAACAATTAATTAAAGACCTACCTATTAATATTTTTGTTGCTTCTATTAATAAAAAGAAATATTCTAATATGTATCATGATAAAATTAATGACGTTTATGATATTACTTTGCAAACAATATTAGAAAATTTTGTTCATTTTTTAATTGAAAACAATGCAACAGGTTCATTTTTTGTCGAATCAAGAAATTCGATTGAAAATAAGTATTTACAAGTTTGTTATTATAGGTTATTAACTGGTGGCACACTATATATAGATTCAAACACCATTATGGATAAACTATCAATACTTAGCTTTCATTTAAAATCGGATAACAATTTGGGGGTTCAACTTGCAGATTTTATCCCAGTGTCTTTCATTAGACATATGGTAGGATCGAAAGATTATTGTGGATTGTATAAAATATTTGAAGATAAAATTTATCAAGGATATAATCATAATATGGGAGATAGGTTTGGTTTTAAAAAGTTGCTAGAATAGCTCAAATACGAACAAATGTTCCGAATTGACATTAGGTTTTAATTTAATGTATAATACATTTAGCGAAGCATACTAAGGTGTAACCATTTCTATGTTTTAGCTTGCAAGAGAAGAAGGGTGTAACCGTGACTCTTGTATATTTTGTTTATATATTACATATAATATTTTAAGTCAAAGGGTGTAACCGTGCGACTTAGCTTAGTAGCGATAAAGGAGATAGTTTGAACTTGTGGTGTAACTACTTTTCAAACCATCTCCTTTATTATTATTTAAAATAAAGACTTTTACAACACCCTTTAATTTCAGAGCAGGACTAATCTCCTGCTCTTTTATTTTGCTCAATTATGTTATAAGGTGGTGAAAAAATATGAAATATGAAAACATGTCAAGAACAGAGTTAATTAAATTATTAAAAAAAAGAAATGAAACTATTGAAATTCTTGAAAAACGAGAAGCCGTATTACAGAAACAGTTAGAAAATTACAGTGACTCCAATGTTTTAAAATTGATTGACGATTTAAAGAAACAGAAAAAAGTTCAATCTGAAATTATTAATGAACTTAGACGTGGACGTAGCGAACTGCTGCAACTGATTGGTGATTTAACCGTTAAAATTCAAAAAGGTGGTGTTGGCTAATGTATGCTACTGACTTTATGTATGATAAACACTGTTTGTCTGATTTCGGCATGATTATTTGTGATTTTGATGGAAAATCAGGAACAGAAAGTGTTTCGGCAGGATCACAATTAACTTTTAATCTGGTAAAACCGTTGGGACAAAATAAATGGAATAATTATTCGTCCTCTTACTCGGAATATCTTACAAGCAATCCTTTTCAAATCTGTAAAAATCCATGTAAAACATCCTCTCAAGAAGAATTAGAATTAGAATTAACCGCACATGATATATCTGAATTAAATAGGTGGCTTAACAGAAAGCAGTTTTGCAAATTTAAAATATTACAAGACGATTATATTGATATCTATTTTGAAGGGAGCTTTAATATAAACCAAATTAATATTGGTGGAAAATGTTATGGTTTAGAATTGACCTTAATAACCAATAGACCATATGGGTTCTTAGAGCCGGTGACTTATTCCATTGTCACAAATGCTAAAAATGAGACTATTTCTCTGTATGACCAAAGTGATGAAATTGGATATATATATCCCGATATGACTATTCGATGTCTTAAATCTGGAAATCTCAAAATACAAAATTCTATAGAAGATGATAGAAATTTTTATCTCGCCAATGTTGAAAGTGGTGAAATTATAACTCTACATGGAGAAGAACAAATTATTGAATCAAATCGTTCTTCGCATAATATCTACGATGATTTCAATTTTAAATTTCCAAGAATTTGCAATACATATGAAAATAAAAATAATGTTCTGACTTTTTCGATTCCTATAGAGTGTACTCTTACATACTCTCCTATTCGAAAAGTTGGAATTTAGATAGGAATAAATGGAGGAAAATATAATGAAAATTAAATTAGGTGAAGCTTTAAAAGCAAATAAGATTATTAGAGAAATGCTTGAAAATACTGAATTAAATGACACGACATTTAAGTTTAAGTTGCTTTTATTGGCAAATGCTTTGCAACCAATGGAACAGAATTTCGATATGCTTAGAAATCAAAAAATTATGGAGCTGGGTACAAAAACAAAAGACGAAAATGGGCAGGAAAATTCATATATTCCCGCTGAAGATGCGGAAGCTATTAAAAAATTTAATGACTCTATGGAACAATTATTGTCTACCGAAATTACACTTCCCGTAGACAAATTAAAAGCGCAAGATGTGTTTGATAAAAATCTGCCTGTAGATTATATGATTGGATTATGTAGTGTAATTGAAGTGTAAAATATAAAAAATAAATATAAGTAAATGGAGGTGATAAATTGGGGAAATTGCAGTTTGATATTAATAATCAAGTTGAACAACCTACTATTGTTCCGTGTGAAAATAATTATAAAAAGCTAGGCAATCTTAATTCTGTGACAAATATCGTATACAAAGACAATATGAACGCAGCAAACACACTATCTTTTACGGTGCATAAATACCGAGATAACAATGAATTGTGTAACCTATGGAATAAGATTGTTGATTTTAAAACCGTTTGGATACCTGAATTTAATGAATATTTCAAAATTACAGTAAGTATCAACGAAACAGATGAGATTGTTAAAAATGTTACTGGTACAGCTTTGTGTGAGTTTGAGTTGGCGCAGATTAATTTATACAATCTAGATATTAACAGTGATGATGATATTAAATATAATAATTATGAAAGAACATCTTTTTTCAATCCTGACAACACCTCTATTTCTTTACTTCATCGAATTTTATCAAAAATTCCACATTATACCATCAAACATGTAGACAATACATTAAAAAGCGAAAAAAGAACTGTAAGCACAGACGGAACATCTGTTTATGATTTTCTCACCAATGATGTATCTACGGAATTTGACTGTTTATTCAAGTTTGACTCCGCGGATAGAAGTATATCTGTATATGATTTGTTAAATTACTGCCCTAAATGTAATAAACGAATCGAAGACGATGTTTGTCCTGATTGTGGAAATGCACAATTAATCAAAGGGTATGGTCAAGACACTACTATTTTTGTTGGTCGAGATAATCTTGGTCAAGAAATGACATTAGACTCAAACGAAAGCGAAGTCAAGAATTGTTTTAAAATCATTGCAGGTGATGATGTGATGAGTTCTGCTGTCAAAGACGTCTCTCCTAACGGAAGCGAATATATTACATATTTTTCTGAACAAGATTATGAAAATATGTATGGTGGATTATCCAAAAAACTTCATGGTTATGATAGGACGTTAAAAGACAATGAAAAACAATATACTCAAATTTTAACGGATTTATATAATGCTTATGATAACAAAGCTTATTTAACATCTACGATGATGCCAGACATTTCTCATGACGTTGGCACGGCTGCTGATCAAATCGCAAAATTAACTTCTGCAACACTTTCTCCCGTTGCTGTCAAAGATGTGTCTATAACTTCTGTATACACAGTGACCAATGCTGTGTTGGGAATGGCAAAATGCTTGGTAGATACAACGAATTTTAAACTTACGATTGAAGACGGATCAACATTGAGAAATCAAACATGGCATGGACGATTTACGATTGCAAGTTATGTAAAAGATGACGATGGAAATCCAAAAGATACCGCTACAAGCAATGAAATAGCGGTTATGGTTAATGATGATTTACAGACTTATATTGAGCAAAAAGTAAAACGAAGTATACAAAAAGAAGGTTCTGATGACTTATCAGATTTATTTAAAATAGAGGATGATGATAAATTTAAATCAACTCTGAATTTGTATTGTTTGAAACGCTTAGAGTCCTTTTTGGCTGCTTATGACACATGTTTACAAGTTCTTAATGAAGCAAATTGTGGCATGTCTAATTCGCCTTTTTACGAAAAGTTATATCTTCCTTATTATAATAGAAGAAATTATATTGAAGACGAATATAATGAACGTGCAAAGCAGATTGAAGCTATTGCGACTAACATTGATAATCTTGAATGGGAAAAGCAAACTATTCAAAAAATGCTAAATCTACGTACCTATCTCGGTGAGTCAGATTATTTGTCCTACCTTACTTATCTTCGAGAAGATAAATATGAAAACAGCAATTATATTTCAGACGGATTAACCAACGAAGAAGTTATTGAACAGGCAAAACAGCTTCGTGAAAAAGCATTGAAAGAGCTTAAGAAATCTGCTGAAATGAAATATACAATTACTGCTACTCTTAGTAATTTACTCGCATTAAAAGAGTTTGAACCGATTATAAATTATTTTGAAGTGGGTAATTATATTAGAATGCAGATTGATGAAACAATCTATAAAATGAGATTGTTAAGTTATGAAATCACCTTTTCTGAAGACAATATTCAAACTATTAATGTTGAATTTTCAGATGTTATTAATGCAAAAAATAATGCACTGGTAATTAAACAAATTCTCGATCAAGCAAAATCAATTAGTTCAAGCTTCCCCTCTGTTGTTAATCAAATGAACAAAAATACCGAAAATGCCGCTCTTGCTCCGAGTTGGGTAGAAAACGGTCTAAACCTTACTAATTTGAAAATTGTAAGTGCGGCAGATAATCAAAACATGGTTGTGGATGAGCATGGTTTATGGATGCGAATGTATGATGATATTACTTGTACATTTAGTCCTTGTTGGGCAAAATTGCAAAACAACGGATTATATCTTACTAAAAATAACGGAAAGACTATAGAAGTTGGTGTCGGTGAATTTGTGTATGTTGATCCTGTTACAAAAGAAGAAGTTCGAGAATATGGTATTATTGCAAAAAAAATCATCGGTAAACAAATTCTTGGTGAAGACAGTTTTGGTATTTATAACGCTAATAACACTATGGAATTTTCGGACAATGGATTATTTATTACTACTAACGGTGACGATGGTAAAAATAGCAATGCTTTCACAATCCAGAAACAATATACCAAGGCAACTGGAAGTGTATATGAAAAGCAGTTCTACATAGATGAAAATGGAAACGTTACTCTTGCTGGCGGTGCAAAAATTAAATGGGAAAATGTAAATAGTCCTGAAATTACAGATATTACTGGATTGAATCATTATCTTGAACAACTAGATGGGCGCATCCAAACTTTTTCTCAAGATGATGATCCTTCATTAGACTGGACTACTCCTTCACTTAAAAAAGAACACATCGGAGATATTTGGTTTGATACCAAAAATTCGGTTACTCGAAGATGGACAGGCGAAAAATGGGAAGCTACTACAGATAGCGAACTTTCCGAATTAGCAAAATCTAAAGCACAAATTTTTACTATTACACCAAAACCACCGTATTATATTGGAGATCTATGGGTACAAGGTCAGAATGGAGATATTTTAAAGTGCAAACAAACTCGTATGACTGGTAATTATGTTGATGCAGATTGGGAAGTTGCCTCCAAATATACCGATGATTCCAGTTTGAACAGTTTTATTTCTGGAGATTATAAAGAATACATTGAAGATACCAAAAATCAGTTAGATAAGAAAACACAAACATGGTATCAAGCAGATGATCCAGCCGCTGATTGGAAAGATGATGATACGAAAAAAGAACATATTGGAGATTTATGGTATAACATATCTTCTACTTCAAAGCAAACTTTTGTTTATACTTCATCATACATCTGGAAAGAGATGGAAATATCTAAAGAAGTATTTGACACAATTGACGGCAAAGCTTCTATTTACGTGTCAAAACCAAACAATTATAAGGCAAAAGATCTGTGGATACTTGATGTTGATAATGCTGATGGTAAAAATAGTATTTACCCACGATACAAACAAGGAACTATTCTTGTTTCCACAAGGGATAATACTGGGTATAGTGTCTCTGATTGGACTGAAAAGGTGCGATACACAGATGATACAAGAGCAAATTCTGCATACGAGCTTGCTGAAAGTGCAAAAAATTTAGGAAATACATTACAAAAATGTCTTGGTTTTACAACTGAAATTTCTAGCAATTATGTTATCTCACCTTATATTGGAGGTGGATATCTTCAAATTTCCAGTGATAATACTGGTAAGGTCATTATTGATCCGCTCGGATTAGTTCAACAATCTCATATTTTTGCTATATATAATACAAATGGTGATGTTGTTATGGGTGTTGATACTTCTGGAAACGGCACATTTTCAGGGGATGTTACGACAAAAAACATTATTGCTACAGGTGGCAATATTGGAGGTTTTACGATTACCGATTGTGCAATTGATTCTCGCACACATAATTCGCTAAATCAAATTGTAACTCGTGTTGGGATGACAACAAACTGGTGGGCGTTTTATGCTGGTGCAGACTATAATTGGGGAAGTGAAGCCAATCCTGTTTGGAATCCAATTTTTTGTGTTGGACGAGATGGTGCGTTATATGCACAGAATGCAATCGTAAAAGGTAATATTACTGCCACGAGTGGCAACATTGGTGGCTTTGTGATAAGTACCACGGGTATTAATTCAGCGGACAACAAAGTAGGTATTAATACTAGCGCTGGTTGGGGGGTGTATGCTGGTGATATGGTTACAGGAACGGATAGGCACATTTTTTGCGTAGGATTGGATGGTGCATTATATGCAGAAAATGCAAGCATTGTAGGCAACATTACAGCGAACTCAGGAAGAATTGGAAACTGGCATATCGTAAATGGTAATTTGAGGTATGTCGCAGATGAAAATGAACAAGCTTATTTGACTCCTACCGAATTTTTGCTTAGCCGAAAAGAAGGAGCAAATTTACATGCATATGTCGGACAGATATATATGCAAAATGATAGCCAAAGTCGTAGCATTTCGATCGACTGTAACGAAGGTGTAATTAGTCTGGGTGGCGACTGGAGTACACCGTGGGGAGACGTTGAAGGGTAAAAAATAAATATTAGCATAAAAGGACTGTTATTATGCAGTCCTTTTTTATTTTTAAGGAGGATAGAATGATTAAATTAAATCACAATCTTTCGTTAGACCTCTATTATAACGAAGAAAAGACAATTGACACAAAAGAATATGACAAGAATTCTCGTTATATTACTGTGTCTTTAACGTATAAAGGAAAAGAGTATCAAATTTCCGGCGATACAATTAAAGCGAGAATTAAATGGTTAAAACCAGATAAAAAGCCTGTTTTTAACGATTGTGTAATTAATTCAGACAATACTATTACCATCGACTTGACAGAACAGATGCTGATTACTTCGGGGGTTGCAAAAGCTACTCTCTCATTATATGACATTAATACAGATCAAGTTCTTTCTACGACAAGTTTTAATGCAATCATCGAAGCTAGTGCTGTTTCAGATGATACAATTTTAAGTTCTGACGAATACAATTCATTACATAATGAATTTAAACGATTGAACAATAAAGTTGAAGAACTCGACAAAACTGTAACGGAACATGAAAATATTCGAGAAAAAAATGAGAACAGCCGTAAGTCTAATGAGACTAAACGTGAAACTAACGAATCTGAACGAATTAATTCTGAAAACACCCGTATAAATAATGAGAATACACGCATTGATTCTGAAAATGAACGTGTTAAAAATGAAAATACTCGTATTGCGAATGAAAACGTTAGGCAACACAATGAAGCTACACGAGAAACACAGGAAGATAAAAGAGAGTCCGATACTGCTATTGCCATAGAAAAAGCAAATGAAGCAGCAAAGAACGCAAATGATAAAGCAAATGACCTACAAACTAAACTAGATAATCATCATTTTGTACTCACGGATGAACTTGAAAACAGTGTTTCTTCTACTTCTACTACTCATGCCCCTACCGCCAATGCTGTAAAAACAGCCTATGATAAAGCAGTATCCGTTGAAAATACCATAAATTCAAAATTACATAAGCAAATAATATACTCATCAACCATTCCAAATGATAACGACCAATCTGTGAATGATTATTGGTTTCAGGAGGTATAGATATTAATGGCTAAAAAAAGAACTCATGAAGAATTTATTCAATTAATCTCAAATATAAATGACAACATTGAAATAATTAATACTTACACAAATAGTCAAACAAAAGTACAATGTAGATGTAAAAAGGATGGGTTTATGTGGTTAGCATATCCACAAAATCTTTTACGTGGTAAAGGTTGCCCTGTTTGTCAAAATAAAAAAGTTGTTAAAGGAATAAATGATATTGCAACGACTAATTCAGAAATGGTTAAATATTTTAAAAATGTAGAAGACTCTTATAAATATACAGCAAAGTCGGGGAAAAATACATCTTTCATATGTCCAAAATGTGGATATGAAAAAAATATGAGTATTTACAATTTATATTATTATGGTTTTATTTGTCCAAAATGTTCCGATGGTATATCTTATCCCAATAAATTTTCTCGTTTCTTTTTATCACAACTTCCAGTTAATAATGTTCGATATGAATACAACCCTCAATGGGCAGGGAGGTATCTTTACGATAATTATTTTGAATATGATAATAAAAAATATATTCTTGAAATGGATGGTGGCTTTCATTATAAAGATATTATATTTTCAAAAAGTCGAATAAGTTTATCAAAAAACATTAAAAAAAGCGATACTATAAAAGACTTATTGGCAAAAGAAAATGACATTATTTTAATTAGAATAGATAGCAGTCTCTCCGATAAAAATTATATTAAATTAAATATTTATAATAGTATATTATCAAAAATTTTTGATTTATCTAAAATAGATTGGGACTTATGTGATAAACAATCAAAATCAAGCTTGTTATATGATGTTTGCAATGATTATAAAAATGGAATACATAACACCACTACCGATTTAAGTATTCAGTATAAACTTAATATGTCTACAATTCAAAAATATTTACGAACTGGAAATGAATTAGGATTATGCGTATATACACCAACACCTCATAAACGCAATATGGTTTTAGTTAAAGATTATAATAATAACATTATTCATTCTTTCTATGGTATAGGGGAATGTTGTAGAGAATTGTCAAAGATATACGGCGATAATTTTTCTACAACTTCTGTAATACGACATTGTAATAACAAAAAACCTTATAAAAATTTTATTTTTGAAAGGAGGGATGTAAATGAAGATAAATTCTAAAATATCAAAAGTTAAAAAATATAGAAAAATATCCGATAGTGAATATCAACTCCAATCTCAATGGACATCCTCTGATACGGTTGAAATGAGTAATGGGAATTCTTTAGAAAAAGAATTAAAAAATATGAATACAGAAATAGATAATAAATTATCTGCCATTGAAACAAATATTGATTGGAAAGAATCTGTTAATAGTTATGAAGATATTTTAACTACTTATCCTCATCCTGAAGATGGCTGGACAGTAAATACAAAAACTGATAACCTTACATATCGTTATAGTGGTTCAGCTTGGGTTGCAATTTCTGCCAATGCTATCCCAAAAGCTACGCAATCTCTTGATGGCTTGTTATCTAAAGAAGATAAATCCAACTATGATGATGCAAATAATAAAAAACATACTCATTCAAATAAATCAGTTTTAGACGGAATTACTTCTGCTCTAATTGCAGCATGGAATAGTGCGGTAAAACATATTACAGATACTGTTAAACATATTACTCCAAGTGAAAGAACAAAATGGAATACAGCATACGATAAGGCAATTAACGATCTTCCATTGTCAGGAGGAACACTTACAGGAAGTCTTACTGTGCAAGGTAACGCAACTGACAATCCAATAAGAGCTAGAGGGATTGTAGGTTCAGATGGAAAAGGAAGTGATGGAGATTTATATTTGCAATACGGAACAGACAACAATATATACTTAGGCAAATCAGGGAAAAGTTATATTGATTCCGAAGGATATTTTTATCAGATTGGAAATAAAGTATTGGATAGTAAGAACTATACTTCGGTAATGACGAAACAAGGAGTATGTGATATTTTGGGATATACTCCTGCAACCGAAACTGAATCAAAAAAATATATTAAAGTATATAATTCAGGAGAAATCGGAGATTCTGATTCTGTCACAGTTAATGATTTAGCCAGCCAAGGTTTCGCTACGGGTATGATTGCTGCAACCGAAGATAGTCCTATAGGAAGTGGTTGGTTTCATGCATTAAACATGGGCTGGGTCGACAATGCAACCACTTGGACAAGTCAACTGGCTATTGGAACAGAACATCAAGACGGTTTGTATTATAGGACTACTAATTCTAGTAGCGGAATTTCAGGTAAACCATGGAAGCGTGTATTAGATAATAGTAACTATACTAATTATGCATTAAAAGCCGAAAGCCTCAGCGATATAGATTTGAATAATGTTACAACAAGCGGTATATACCACCTCTCTGGTACTCTCACAAACAATCCATTATCCTGTAATGCAACGTTACTTGTAGATTTTAATGTAGGGACGCCATATCAAATTTTTATGCCAGATTATACATATAATATGTACAAGCGTACCTATTCAAGCAGTACATGGGGAGAATGGTACGAATTTGGTGGAAGTAGTTCTAGTAGTGTAGCATGGGACAATATTACTGGAAGACCAAGTTCATATCCACCGTCCAATCATAATCATGGCACAGCAGACCCCAATTTTACGTGTTTTTTAACAGATAATACATCCGCAGGATTTTCGGCTTTGCATGACAACGGAGCTACAACAGGATTTTTCTTAAAAACCATCAGAGGACAATATACTGCTCCGGGGTGGTTTGAAGGCGATTATGCTTCTGGTATTGCTTTCGGCGGCGCAGATACCCATGCTGTAATAAGTTGTAGGTACAATTTCCCACGCGTAACTTTCGCAGGGGGGAATGGTACAGAACCGAATTGGTGGATGAGACTTGCTGGAACTTCTGGTCATAGTTATAATATGGATGATTTTGCAACAAGTGGTATAGAGAGCTATGGTTCAAGCGATAATTATGTATTTTCAGATTGTTATGGTTCAGGCTCTGGTACTAATTATTACTATATTCGATATACCAATGGCATTCAAATGATTTTCATCGAGATACATAATGACAATAGCCGTCAGAATGTGTCTCAAGGCAGTGGTAAGAAAACAATATCTTTTCCCGTGTCATTTGTAAATAATAAATATTTTGCTTTTGGCAAACAGAATATATCTTCTGATGCTTCCGGTAATAATTTGGTTAGTTTCAGTGAAAAAAATACTTCTTCGATTGATGTTCGTCATTACCCATATGGGTATAATGAAGCAGCAGATTACTTTTCGATGTTTTTTGTAGGGAGGTGGAAATAGGTGTTTTATATACTTTATGACGAAAATGGACAATTTTATGGCTTCCAAGATTCTGATGAGTACGCTCAACAAATTATCAATGACAATACCTCTTTGGATTATCACGAAGTATCAGATGAAATACATTATTTTTTAATCAATTCGCAACAAAAATTTATAGTAAATGTAAAACTTATTTCTGATGATATTAAATGCCTTGATGAAGAAAAATATTTTTTGTTTGAAGCCCCAATATCTATTAACATGGAAATGGTCAAAGAGAATCTTGTCTCTTTAATCAAAAATAAATGTCAAGAGTTTATTACTAATGGACTAAACATTGAACTGTCGTCAGGCAAATCTAAGTTGTTTACATTTAAAATTGAAGATCAGATTAATCTTAAAAATATGTATGAAATGTATTCTGAAAAAGATGTTGTTCTTTACCATGCAAGTAATGAATCTTTTGAGGAATACACATATTCTGATGTTAAACATATATATCTAACCTTGCTTAACAATAAGACTTATAATCTTATTTACTGTCAAGTATTATGCAAGTGGATATTAGATAATTACACAGAAGAAATGTATGATAATAAAGATATTATAGAATACGGTTATATTAATGATTACATTGCGAGTGAGGTTGAAAAGTATTATGAAGCACAAAAAATATCAGAATAAAAATAATGAAGACATTTATGTGCTTCACTTTCCTGGCACGGGAATTATAGGACATGAAAATATTATCAGCGAGAATTTGGACAGACCTATTCAAATGGATAGCAATCTGTCCATTATTTCTATTATGAATCAAGACTGCTACGATAAATCATTCGTTGTTAAGCAATGTGTCTATAATAATATTCCTATTTTCAATACAGCAATTAATGAACAGAAATGGAATAACTGCATGAAAATTAATCATATTTTAGAATGTTTGGAACAGATAAAAACCGATTATGTTTTAATTTTAGACGGACGAGACACTTTAATTGTTAATGATTTGGATGCTACATTTATTGAAAAATATCTTTCATATAAAATTCCCATGGTATATAATGCCACACCTGTACCATATCCAAATGCAGTCGTAGAACCATTACAGGAACTGCTAAAAATCTCTGGTACTCATAAATTTTTAAATGCGGGTATATGTGTAGGAATAAAAGAGGCATTAGTCGAATTTTACAAACAAGCAAAAATAATTAATGATAAAATCTACAATAACTCGTCCGAACAATATATCATTCGATTGGCAAAAGAAAAAAATCCTTCTTTGACAGGAATTGATAACGAGCTTAAACTTTTTAGAATTGTTCATCAATACGATACGATTATAAAAGAGAATAATAATATAGTACAATTAATATAGTCTATGGAGGATAATTCAAAAAATGAAAAATTTAATTTGTGGTTATGGTAATATTGGAAAACATATTTTAAAGGAGTTTGCATCAATATCTGATTCTTTTAAAATATACGATAAGTATATAAACAGATATAATTCGACTGAATTATTAAATGAACATTACGATTTTGCTTTTGTTTGCGTTCCTACCGAAATGAAGGGGAATGGAGAATGTGATACTTCTGAGGTCAAATGGATTTGTAATAAAATTGATGCAGATGTTATTATAATCAAGTCTGCCGTGCCTGTAGGAACTTGCGAGTCACTTTGTAAGGATAACATTGTAATCTCTCCTGAATATTACGGCACAACACAGCATAGCTTAGAATCACCTAATTTTGTTATTCTTGGTGGAAATGAAGATTATTGTTGCAAAGTCACTCAACTATATTCAAGGGTCAAAAATGGGGCTTTTAG